GTATTCATCTTCATGATTCAATGATATAATTGAATACTTAGGTAAAATTGAAGATGGTGTATTAGTAATTCTATCATTGAATCATGAAGATGAATACTATGAATCAACCTTTTATTATAAGAATCAATTTGTAACATTAACAGTAGATGAGAAACTAGAAGAAATTCTTGGATGTGATATTGAAAAGTGGAAAGGTTATAATAAATTGGTTTTAGAAATAGTAGAAAGATTAGTACCTTACAATGATATTATAAATACTTTAGATGAAATAGATTTAGATTATTACTTTGGAGAAGCAGAAGAATAAAAGTCAACTTAGGTTGACTTTTTTTATATAAAAAGAAAAAGTCAAGCTAATAAATGTTAATAAGTGAAATAGGAATTAGAGGTTATAAATCTTTTGGAAACAATGAACAAGTATTAAAATTAAATACAGAAAAAGGAGAATTAGTTCTTCTTGTAGGAAACAATGGTAATGGTAAATCTTCACTACTTGAATCCTTTGAATACTCACTTTATGGAAAAGTAAAGTCAGGTAAAGCAAAAAAATGGCATAAATTATCTTCATTGCCAAACAGAATCAATGGTGAATTATTGAATAGAATAAAATTTGTTGCAAATGGAACAGATGTTGAAATACAAAGAGGAATAGGACCAAGTGTTTTAAACCTAATTGAAAATGGAATACCTAATGAAAGGGCAGGTAAAGCCAATATTGATGATAAAATTGAAAAGTATATTGGATTAGATATTGAAACATTCAAATCATTTATATCTATGTCTATCAATGACTTCAAAAACTTTATATCATTAACCAATGAAGAAAAACAATTATTGTTAGATAAGTTATTTAACTTAGAAGTAATCAATATATTAAATGGTATTCTTAAAGATATAAACAAAAACAATAAAATAAGATTAGCTTCTTTAGATTCAGAGATAAGAACATTAGAAGATTCTATTGATTCTATTAAAAGGTCTATTGAGAAAGCAATTGAAAAAGAAAAAGAAAACTTACAACAAGAAATTGAAACACTTACTGATGAAATGAACTCTAAAAAAGATGAGTACAAACTTCTTAAAGAAAAAGTTGATAAAATCAAAGAAAAAGAAACAATCCTTTCTGATGAGCTAGACATTGAGAAAAGACAATTAAGTTCTACTCAAAATGATATTAGAAATGTACAGAGAGAAATTGACCTTTATGATTCAGGCAAATGTCCAACTTGTTCAACAGATTTCTTATCAGAACATTTTGTCACATTAAGAAACTCTTTAGTTGAGAAAAAGAACTCACATGAAGGTATATTAGTTGAGATACAAAACAATATAGCTTCTATAAGAGCAAAACAGACTAAATTAAAAGAGATTGCAGATGGAACAACTAAATCATTTAATGATTTAAGTTACTTGCTTAAAAACTATAAAACACAGATTGATAATCTAAGTAGAAAGAAAGGTTCTCAAGTAAATGAATCTGTAAATACACAAGAGTTTCAAAATACTATTGATGATTTAGAAGAGAAAAAATCATTAAGTCATGATGGTGCTACAATTTGTAAAGAAAAAGAATTGTTTTATAAAGAACTTAATAGAGTTTTAAGTGAAGATGGTGCAAAGAAATCAATTATTGCAGGTATTATTAAACCTATTAATCACTTTATTGCTGAGAATATTAAGAAAATGGGTTTACCATTTGAAGTTAAGTTAGATGAGACATTTAGTTCAGAGATTAAAAATCTTGGATCAGTTGTAGAACATGATTCATTAAGCACAGGGGAAACCAAACTAATAAATATTTCCATACTTGTAGCCTACCTCAAGTTGATAAGAACAAAGAAACATATTAATATATTATTTTTAGATGAGGTTTTTTCAAGCATTGATTTAGAAAATATATCAAAAATATTGGCACTACTAAAATCATTTTCAAATGATTATAATATAAATATTTTTGTAGTACATCACGCTGTATTAAATGAAGAAATGTTTGATAGAATAATAAGAATTGAGAAAAATGTGTTCTCAACTATTGAAGAGGTTTTCATTAAGGATTAGTTCAATATTCTTAAAATCAGTATATTTTATTCTCAAAAGTTTAATTTGATTCTCTAAACAATATTTATTTTTTAGAGAATCATTTTTTATTTGTAAATTAAATGCATTTATTCCACCAAAATAGTTAACTGGTTTGAAATGTTGTAATCCATCATACTCTATACACAAGTTATAATCTGGTAAATAAAAGTCAAATATTAAATTAAATCCTTTTATTCTAAATTGTGATGTATAATCTATTTTATTGCTATCTAAATAAATCATTATTGAATGTTCCCCCTTTGATAATTTACAAGTAGGACAACCATTTCCTGATAAATGTTTTGTTGGTGATTGTGAGAATAAACCATGTTTTTTACACAGTATATCAACATTTGTTTTAGCACTTTTGTATATAACATTATCATAATTATATAAACTACCATGTTTATTTACAGATTTTATAATAAACTCTTCTTTGTTAGATAAATATACATTTGCACACTTTATACATCCTTGTTTAAGATTTATATGATTTGATAACTTTTGTTCAAATATACCATGTTCTGAACATATTATTTTGACTTTATTTAGCATACCAGTGAATAATACCAATGAATAATCATATTTATTATTATGAATCATATTCATCCTTTTTAATAATTCATCATCTGATAATGACTTACCAATACATTTTGGACATCCTTGTCCAGACATATGATTATTAGGAAGTTGTTCAAAATATCCATGTTCACTACATTCAATACCAATCATTGTATAGGAATCAACATAAAATGAGTGTTCATAATTATACTTATAATTATGAACACTATTTGACTTTTTTATAAAATCCTCTAAATTATATTTAACACCACCCTTACATTTTGAACAACCTTGACCTCTCATATGTGCATTAGGTAATTGTTCAAATAAACCATGTTCTTTACATTCTATTATTACTTTTGTTGAATTATTTATATAAATAACACTATCATAAATATACTTTTTTTTATGTATTTTATTTGACTTTTCTATAAATTCTTCTATTGTTAACTTTCTCATAATGTATATATTATCTTTTGAAACTGAAAAAGTTAATTTATGTGTTTTTATTGAAACTTTTTGTAAAAAAGTTATAAAATATAAATGAAAGTAGTGTGTATAGATAATAGTGTTGATATGATACCTGATGATGGAGAACGTAATAGATTAAAATACTATTATTCAGAAAGATTAACTATAGGTAAAATATATCTTGTAATAAAAAATATTGATCCATCAGGATATAAATTAGTAGATGATTTAGGTAATACCAAGTATTACTTAAAGGATAGATTTATCACAATAGATGAACACAGAGAACAACAATTGAATAAAATAATACCAGACTATAGATTCTATATTATTGCTTCTTAAATCATTTGCAAATGACTACAACATCAATATATTTGTTGTTCACCATGCTATTTTGAACCAAGAAATGTTTGATAGAATAATTAAAATAAACAAAGAAGTATTCTCTTATATAGAAGAAGTAGAATATGAACACTAAACAAAACTATGAATAGTAATATAACATCAGGTCCAACAGGTTCAAGTGGACCTGTTGGTGTTATGGGTCAACCAGGAATACCAGATAAGAGATGGATAAGAATGATTAAAATAGGGAAAATGTTAAAATTATGGGAGAGTGGAGTAAATTAGAAATACCTTGGTATGATAAAACATTAAATAATTGTCCTGAATGTGGTTCAAATGATATATCACAGACATATTCTATACCTATTAAACCAAATAATGAACCACCAAAAAAACCAGTAGAGAAGTGTAGATGGTGTGGATTTAAGTCAGAGTATAGATTTGAATTATTGAATAGAATAAATAGAAGAGCAGAGAAAATAGATAAAATTTTAGATAAATAAATATAAATATGGGATTTAACAAGCGTTACTTAAACAAAGAAAAGATTATAAATGTATATAATCAAGGACTACCTAACCTAATTAATTTTATTACAAATACAGATTGTTTAATATTTGAAGATGATTTCTCAGAAGAGATTTCAGATATAGTATTAAACTATGATTTTCCAATACTTGAAGAAAAAATAAATGAATTAATAGATGAATCTAAATAAAAAGGAAGAAATGTTTATTTTATATATATAGTAAAATAATTGATTTATAATATGAAATGGTCAGAAAATGAATTGAAGTTTTTGTATGATAATTATAAAAATAAAACATCTAAAGAAATCAGTATATCCTTAAATAGAAGTAAAAATTCCATAGATGCAAAAATAATAAGATTAGGACTTGATAGATCAAATATTTGGTCAAAAGAAGAAATTGAATATTTAGAGAAGAATTATAATATTTTAGATATAAATATAATTTCAGATAAATTAAATAAAACCAAACAAAGTATTATTAATAAAGCATCTATTTTATCACTTAAAAGTAAAAAAACTTGGGAAGATTATGAAATTGAAATATTAAAAAATAACTATGGTATTAAAGAGATAAATGAATATAAAAGTCTATTAAAAAATAGAAGCATTAATTCTATTAGTCATAAGGCAAAAACATTATCATTAACATCAAATAAACGATTTCGAAATAAATATAAATATGAAATAAATCATAACTATTTTAGTCAAATTGATAAGTTTAATAGTTATTGGGCTGGATTTATTGCAGCAGATGGTCATATTAAAAAAGATAGTTCATGTTTGAGTATAAAACTATCATCTTTGGATATAGAACATTTAAACCAGTTTAAAAAAGATATTGAAACCAACTCACCTATTTTTATAAAAAAAGGTAAATCCTTTGATAAAGATGTTGAATTTTGTGAAATAAACCTATACTCACGATTTATAGTAAAAGATATTTATAGAAATTTTAAAATAGAAAATAATAAGACATTTAGTATTACTTTTCCAAATTTTAATAATGACATGGATAGTAAACTATCATTTATATGTGGATTGATAGATGGTGATGGTAGTATATCAATAACAGGAAATAAAATAAGTATAACAATTTTAGGTACATTTGATATATTAGAAAATGTAAAATCAATAATGGGTTCAATTATTGATGTTTCTAATATTAATATAACTAAGAAATCTAAAATCTACTCATTTTGTATAACATCATCAATAAATGACAATGAATCAAGAATAAAAAAGTTGTATAGTAAAATTAAAGAGCTTAATATTCCTTTATTGGAAAGAAAATGGACAAAAATATATGGATAAAAATAAAGATTATTATACAATTCTTGAGATAAATAGAAATGCAACTGATAAAGAAATAAAATCTGCATATTATAAACTATCTAAAAAACATCATCCTGATAAAAATGGAGATGAGATACTATTTCATGGTATAAATGAGGCATATACTATACTATCTGATAGTGAAGAAAGAGAAGCTTATGATATGAAAAGTAGATATGGTAATAACTACAATGAGTATTATGAGTTATTAGAAACCGATTTTAATTTTAATTTTGATGATACTAAAGACAAATTAGAGAAGTTCAAAAAGAATGATGTATTTAATATTTACATTAAGGTAGATGATACTTTTGATGGAAAGATTGAATATGAAAGATGGGTAATGTGTAAAACTTGTGATGGTTCTGGAAAAGACTTATCATCTAAAATTATCATTAAAGATAATGATGGTAAAGTATTACATATATTTGATGCTGATGATGGTTGTGATTTCTGTGAGGGAAGTGGTAAAGATTATACTGGTAATAAATGTTCATTTTGTCAGGGTAAGGGAAAAGTAGGTTTAACTCCTTGTAAAACTTGTAAAGGAGATAAACGTATTTTGGGTAAACAAAAGTTAAAGAACATTAAACTAACTGGTGACGAAACTAAGTTAGAAGCAATGGGTCACTACTCAAAAGATGAAGCTGGTAAAATTGGATATTTACTACTTTTTAAGGCGTTGGAATCCTCTGAATAAACAAGGTAACTATATAAGGTTGCATATTATTATGTGCAACAGTTGTACCACCAGTTGTATTTTGAGTTGATGTAGAACCTGCGCCACCAGTTATTAAACTATCAGGTACATTAGTTGCAGATGGACTACCAGGACTACCCCAATTATACCAAGGTATAGGTCCACCAATTCTATTTAGATTATAACCATAACTAAAGTGTGAGTGAGGTGGCATTTCAGTAACTGATAAAGTATGTGTTTTTTCACCACCTTGTTTATAAGGAGGATTTGGACCACCTGACTGAGTAGATGCAAGTGTTGCATAACTTGAAGGATCATAACCTATAGAAACATTACCTCTTTTATCTACTGTTCCATTTTTACCATTACATATAGCCCAACCATATCTTTCACCTGTTGAAAGTCCCAAACCTTCATCGGGTAAACCAGTACCTGTTTTAAAGTTATTTGCTATATAAGTAGTATCACATGAAATTTCTTTAATATCACCTATTTGTCCATAAATAGCATTTACTATAGCAGTTTCAAGTTCTCTATGTTCAACAGCATCTATTGTATTAGGAGAACCTGCCAATTTTGTTGATATTAATGTTATTAATTGTTCTCTTGTATATGTAGGTATTGCCATATTATAAATATTTATTTTTATATATTATTTTTTTATTGTGAATAATCTCCTGAGTAATCTCCTGAGTAATCAGGTGGTAATCTATCTGTTGAAAAAGTAAAAAATTGTCCTTTAGTAACCTCTTGTGGTTCAAGTGCAAGAGCACCATTAATGGTTAGAAACTTTTGAGTAACTGCAAATGCCTGAACATAATATGTTCTACTTGGTAGTAATCCAGTTTCATTTTTACTAAAATTAAAACCATCAAAAACAGGATTGTCAACTGAATTTTCTTGTAAACTACCTTCACTCAAATAAAGTCCACTAGAAATATATTGTACATTACCTTGTATAGAAACATTACCACTTATACTTACTGATGATGTTGCTATATTTGTTGGTAGATTAGTTGTTACTATTACTGATGAAGAAGCACTAACTACAACATTAGGTACACAAATAATAGTATTATCCATTATTGAACTATCAAGACTATCTATACCAATTGTAACATTATCAACAAATACAAAATCAGAGTTTAGATAATCAATATTAGGTGCAACACCTTCATAAGGAATTTGTATACCTTTATAGATATTTGCATCTTCAAAATATTTAAAGAATGGAATCATATCTGTTTCATACATTTTAATATTATCCAATACCATCATAGATTGACTTGAACCCATATCACCATTTCCTTGAATACTCATCATTAAATCAGTCTTATTATAGAAATATTCATATTTCTTTTTAATTGTATTTGAACCAAATCCATTATATCTTTCTGCAGATGTCTTTTCTACAGAGTCAAATCTAAATGAATTTTGAACTGACAAATGATTAATATTTTGTGTTATTGGTAAATAAGACATTCTTCTGTAAACAGGACTAGACTCACCATTTCCAGTAGGTTGAGATCCAATTTCAAAATTAAGATTATTAAAATGTAGAATAGGTAAATCAACACTTGGTGTTATTTCAATTGAAAGATCATCTATATAATTTTTATATGTAATAATCAATTCCCATCTATCTAGTATTGGATAAGTTGAATTTTCATTTTGAATATAAATAGTCCAATCACCTGATGCATTAGTAGTTACTAATTCTTCAATGTTTGTTGAATTAGAAACACCAAATCCTAATGTACCTATACCAGTTTCTTTTTCCATAGAAAAAGTTCCAGTATATGGTTGATTACCTGATGAAAGTGGAGTATTTGATGAAATATCAAATACTGTATTTATTAATTGAGTTTGTGTACTTGATAAATTGTCATTTTTCTTTAAACAAATAATTTTCTCACTTGGAGATTTCAAATTAATTGTAATATTACTTAAATTAGAACCTTGACAATTTAATGAAATTTTAACAGCAATGTTAATAATGTCTTCTGCTAATAATTCTAGTCCAAAAATACATTCACTTGTTGTTATTGTTTGTGTGACAATGTTATTTGGTACTTGTTGATATGATGAGAAGGTCCCACCTACTATTAAATTAGAACCACTTAAAGTCATAGTTCTTACTATAGAAGTACTTGGTTGTAATGTACCACCTGTATAAGTACTGGCTAATGTACCACCATTATTTCTAATTGAAATAACTTTTCCACAAGGGTTATTATTATAATTGGTGAATTCACCACCTATATATGAGAAACTATAATTAGAACTAAATTCTATATCATATGCAAATGAATTTAGTCCTGTACCAGTAATAAATGTTGTATCAAATGAACCATTAGAATTCAACCTTACTATATTTTTACAAGTTCTAAGAAGAGTTCCATCATTATAAGATGTAAAGTTACCAACTACATAAATTCTATTAGATGAATCTACTTTTATTCTATTAATAAAATTCTTTGATGTATTGGACAAAAGTGTAAAGGATGCTGGTAGTGAAAACCCTTTCATATTTGTACTAGTTGCACTAGTTGTAAGAAATGCAATATCAACATTAATCTGTGTTGAATTAGTGTTTAATTTAACAATTCCATTTATATAATAAGTAGTGCCTGAATTATTCTTAAATTTTGATCTTGCATTTGTATTTGAAGCTGGCCCTATTTCTTTTGGTGCCACACCAATTATGATACTACCATCACTTAAAAATGCAATAGTAGAAGGACTATCAAAAAATGAAAATCCTCTAGTTTCACTATTTGATCCACTATATAAGTTATAACCTGAAAAAGAAAGATTGGTTGAAGTATTATATTCAAATAAGGCCATTTTATTTAAAAAGAATACATTAGTACTATTATAGTAGAATGCTGTAAAAAGACCAACTATTACAACAAGTCCATCTGTAGGTCTTACTGCAATATCTGTTACTTTTGAGTTAAATTCTTTTTGTAAATGTGATATTGTACCTACAAATGTACCATCTGGTTCTAATCTAATAACCCTTCCTAAAACATTTGGATAACTATTTACTGACATTAATTGTGTATAGTTTATTATTAAAAATATCTTATCAAACATTGGTAAATAATCTTTAACAACTAACACTTTTATAAAATCTATATATGTAGGATTAAAATCATTAATATCAGGATTAAATGACATATCTAATACACCATTATCTATTCTACAAATTTTAGGTTTTGGTGTTGGTGAACCATTATATTCAGTAAAATTACCAGCCACTATAATCTTACCATCTGATTGTTTATCAACAGACCAAACTTCACCATCAAATCCATCAAAAAAGTTATTTTCTGGAATCATTGAAGTTCCTTGAGAACCAACATCAAATGTGAAAATATTACTTGCAGTAAGTGTTAAATTATCAACTGAAATATTTGATTGTGTTGCAAGATTTAAAGGTGGACCACTGAGTTCAGTTTCTGAATCATATAACCTTTGATTAGTTTGTATAAATTTAGAATTGGTAATGCTATATGTAACAACATCAAACTCTACTACACTATATCTTGTTTTTGCTACATTAATTTTATCATTATTTAATATTGCACCTGAGTTAGTTGCAGTTAAATACAATTCATTTCCAGTAACACCAGCATCTATATAATCTTGTATTGTAGTAGAAATAATTGAAGCACTATCTGCTGATATAACTGCTTCAGATCTATTAAATGTTAAATCAGTAGAACAATTTGGTTTAGTTGAAAAAGTCCAACCAGCATTATAAAAATTAGATATATTATCTAGTTTTGGATCAAATGGTTCATTAAATGCAGAACCATCACCAATAAAATCAGTAAATAATTTATATTTAGTTCCTAACTTATACAATCCATAATTTAAGTCAAAAGAATTTCTAAAACGTGATGCACTTGAAAGTACATCATATGTAGGGTAACCATACAAATTATTTCTATTTACAGATTTACGAGTTAGTGGTTCATATGACCTAAAATCTCTACCTAATGTAACTGATCTTGTAGTATCATAATTAGTATCTATCCAAGAATTAAAACTAAATATACTTGATGAAATTGAACTTTCATTTGATTTTAATAACGATCTATTAGTATCATAAAACTTAAAGTTTTGTATAACACTAGATGCAGTATATCTAGTAACTTTACCAGATTCTGGAAATGCTAATATCTGATTTTGTTTCTTATCAACAACAACATTATTTCCATTAACTCCCAAAACTTTAGCAATACCATTATATTCTGGATTATATAATATAGCAGTTGATGTAGTATTATTTGAATTAGGAATATAAGATATATCCTTTTCAATTATTATATAATCCCCTGGAAGTAAATTATGTCCAGAAGTTCTTGGAGGTGTTGCAGTACCAAATACTAAAGTAATATTACTAACTTGACAATTTTCAGTAGATTCTATATCAGTAAAATAAAAATCTGGATAAGTAGAGTTAAAATGTCCTCCATTAAAAAAACCATCAATCCAATGAGTATCAAACATTTCTGTAATTTTAGGATAACCTTTAAATAACCCATTATTCCAAACTCCTGAGAAATAACCATTAAAAAATGCACCTGATAACCAAATGTTTTTAGTTATCTTAATTTTGTGATTAGATGAATCTTTTTCAATTCTTCTATATGGAAATGTAGTATTTAAACTAACTTCAATCCAATTAGTTCCAGAATTATCAGGATTTATATATACCTCTGTTATATTATAATAATCTCTTAATAGATTTCTATTTTCATTTATATCAATTGCTATAATATTACCAATTGCTACTTTATCACCAACTTTAAATGAATTACATGAAGCCTTTGAACCACTAATTTTTATTTTCCAAGATACATCATATGCATAAAGAAATGCAGAGTAAATATCATCAAAATCTGCCACTACTGTATCATCTCTCCAACCATTATTCCAAACTCCATTTTCCCAAATACCTGCTTTAAAATAACCATTTCCTATTTTTGATGCCAAACTAAATGTTACACCATTTGAAACAGATTGAAAATTATATACTGAATCTATTATATTAATATCTATATTGCTAGTTGTAGAAGATGTTGCAGGTACTACTTGTAGATTGTTTAATGGATTATATCCACCAACTAAACTTACAATTGATATATTTGCAACATATGTTGTAGTTCTTGGTAAAGTTGACATACTTGGTCTAAAAACCAAATATCTTTTAGTTCCATTAATATTTGTAGCTGCTAAATTTATTTGACTAAATGTAGCAATTGTATTAAGTGAACTAGTCACACCAGATAAACCACTTACTTCAAAGTTAATTGGATTACCCCAAGAATTTCTACCCAATTTTAAGTCATTTTTATTTACCAAAAATGCTTCCATTTTATCATTTGAATTACCACCAGTGAAATTAAAAGTAAAATCTAAATTGAAATAATCATAATCAATTAAAGTTGCTATATAGTCATTATTAGGTGAAACTGCTTCTAATCCAGATCCAAAAGTTGAGTATGTTGGTGGAATAACACTTGATGTTGATGAAAAATACCAGTTATATGAACCAGTATTAGAAGTGGAGTTAATTTCATAACACCATCCATTTGGTTGACTTTCATCATTCTCAGAAACATTTAAGTATCTAAACTCTCTATATCCATTTATTAAAAAGTCTATCTCTCTAATTGATGATGCTTTTATATAACTTGATGTAAATGTATCTAATGCACCATATCTAATTATATTAACAGAACTTTCAGATGAAATTGGACTTGCATAAGTATAAAATTGTACTTCACTATTTTCCAAAATTGATAATTCTTTTACAGAACCTGCCTTAAAAGGATTACTTAATTGTATATCTAGTGTAGATGCAGATCCACCTTTAATAGTAGTTAAAAATTGATAATTCTTCTTTTGATTATATAAATTAGCATTTGTAAATTCACTATTTATATACAATGGAATAGGTGAATTTCTTAGTTTTCTAGTTATACCATTATTTAATATATTAAATTCCCAACTTTGTAAAGAATTTCTATCATAAAATGTTGATGAGTTTTGCATAAACTATATATTAATTTAAGTTTATCACTTTGATTATTTTTTATAGTGTTGATGAAACTTTATGGTTCTTGAGCAGCAATAGTACAAGTTGGTACACTACTATACAAGTTATTCCATGTAGTCCAAGCAGAAGTTTGATTACCAAATTCATCATACCTGTTTGGTGCAGGAGGAATAGCAGTTTTATTATGTACTAAAATACCATTTGCATAATATGTATGATTACCCAATATTTCTAAATTATATGTAGTAACTTCTTTAGTTATTAGTTCAGTTATTTTATCAACTATAACTTTTTTATTATCTATTGTAAGTAAAATATCATTTTCTAATATTTGTTCCACATCAAAATCATATAACTTCTTAGTTAGTTTCTTATCAAATGATGACCAACCTTTACCAATAACCCAATAAGGATGACAAGTAGTAGATTTAATTATTACATCATTTGATAATTTATATTCAACTATATTATTTTTTACTGGACTTGCAATATTTGTTACTTCACCAGGTTCTTGTAATTTAGTTTCTTCATTATAAGTTATTACAATATCACCAATTTTAACATCTTCAATATTTTTAGTTGTATAATCAAACATTGTTATTTTAGTTCCTTTTACAAAACAACAAATAACAATAACATTATTTGGATCATCTAACTGACAGACAGCAGTATAATCTTGAATAGATGATACACTACCATTACTCTGTATTCGAATAATATAGTAAAAATCATTATCACTAATTAAATAGTATCTATTATTACCAATAAATAGATTTGATAAAGTACCATTCACATTTAAAGTAGTATATATTATAGTACCAATTGCTAATTCATTATTAAAATATATTGTGTTATTTAAGTCTGCTACACATATTGGACCGTTTGTTATATTTGAATCATAACCTTGACTTGATATATTAAATGTTTTAACATTAGAAGAACATTCTACATGTGACTCAATCATACCTAATGTATTTATTAGACATTTATAACTTATGTTATTAAATAATATTCTCCAAAACTGGCTTTGTCCATTGAATGTACTATTATCAGTATTTTTGACAAAAGTTAAATCATCTACTATTGTATTAGCAGTTACATTATTATTTTTAAGTAATATAGGATTTATAGGATTTAATGTATTTGAAGTACATACTAAATTGTTTCCAAATGCAACACCTTGACTTGAAATTAATATAGTTGAAGTATCAACAGGTACTTCAACTGTTTTATATGCACTAAATTGACCTACACTATCTATTATTCTTATTCTAAATGTATGGTCACGTAATTGAGTTATAGTATGACTATAACTACCACCTCCACTTGTTGGTGTATTTCCTGGTGAATTGGGATTATGATTAACTAAAATAGGTTGAGACCAAGGTGATGTTGTTAATGTTCTCCATTGGATTTGATAACCTGATATACCATTGTCATCAGTTGCACCATTCCAAGTTAAGTTTATTATATTTGACATATTATATTTTATTTTATTTTTATGTACTTTAGTTAAAACAAATCTCACCTACAGGAGTCAAATTCAAAATTTCACCTGAAACCAACTCAAAAATTATTAATCCTGTCTCTAATTTTATTGTTGTTACATTTGTAAGTATTGTAAGATTTGGATTTGTATATAAGATTGTATTATATGTTAATGTAGGTGAATCAGAATATAAAGTTTCTGTAAACTGAGTTGAAAATACTGTTTGACCCACAAAATTTGAATACTGACATGATTTGACTCCTACTGAAACTAAAAATGAGTATGATTGTTTTGTGTATTTTAAAACATTAGAATATATTGTACTTATTGATAATCCAGTGGTTATTGTATCCTCAATTCTGAAATAGTTATCACCTATAGGCATTTGTGTAAATATATTTTCAACTGCAATAGTTACAGGACTTGAAGACCAATTTGTACCATCTGAACTTAGTTGCCATTCTGCATTTATTAAATTATTAAGTACACTTGTTAATAAAATTTTCATAGAAGTATTTGAACCAATTCTATTCTCAGTAGTAAGTGGTTCTGGTAATAAATCAAACTCAGGATCTGCAGGATCCCAAGTTATAGTAATTGAAGAAGTTGTAGGTATTGTACCAACTTCTCCAAAACTACTATTTGAACTCCAAGCAGGTGGACTATCATCATTAGTATTGGCTGAAAATACAAATCCTGTTGTATTAGATTGTGTATAATCACTTAATGATTCATTATGAAATATATTCCAAACATGTAAAGATGATGATGTAACACCAAGTGGCATGCCATTGTTTAGAACTTGTAATGCATAATTATCAATAACTGAACCTGTTTTAGTTAAGTTAAAATAAGAACCATTCCAGTTACCATTTCTCCATAAACCATCTTCCCAGAATACATTATATGCATTCATATAATTAACAATACCATTTTTCCAATTCATACCTACTGCAGTTCCTGAAACAAATGTTCCATTTTCCCAAGTAGAAATATTAAACTCACCACCATCAAATATACCATTCTTCCAAGAACAAGTATCACTAAAATTAAATCTATTAACACCATTTCTTGTTACATAAGGATTAAATGAACTTGATAAAAATCTACCACTTTCAAATGTACCATCCAACCAAACTGAGTTAATCATCTCACCACCTGGGTGTGAAAATATACCTTTTTCCCAAAGCATATTTTTTAAAATAGCTTTATTGACAACTTTAGTAGTATCACTTGACCTTTTAATATCAGTATATAATTTTTTATCTGTAATATACTTATCTTTAATATCAGTTACATAACCATTTCTCCATAGACCATAGTATCTTCTTATAGATCCAAATGGTGGGAAATTATATGAGTTTACAAATTTACCTGGATTAGATTGTAATACAATTGATGATGTTCCACCAATTGCAATACCACCACTTCCTAAAAATTCTCCAAATGAGAATATACCATTATTCCAAACTCTTCCCTTAAACTGCCCTCCATTAAACTCACCATCAAACCAATTTGAGTTAGTTATAGTGTTTGCATTACCAAACTCACCTCCATTAAATATACCATACTCCCAAGAATAGTCTTCTTTAGGTTGTAAACTATTGTCAGGTAAATTTAATCCATAGTTAGATAAGAATTTACCACCATTAAATATACCATCTTTCCATTTTGCTTTATTTCTAAACTCACCACCATTAAATATACCATAACTCCAAGTAGCAGTATTAACTACAAAACTGGTTGTGGTGCCTCCACCTGGGTTAGTCAAAGTCACCATTTGTGTATCATTTGTACCAAAAACACCTGAATTAAATATACCATTGTTCCAAGTAATAACAGAATTTGAAATACCATTATACTTCTGAGAAACAATTTTGGAATTTTCCACAACTGCATAATTTATAGTTCCATTATAGAACCAAGTATCATCTATAGGAATTGATCTATCACCTATAACACCATTATTAAATATTCCATTATAAAATTTAGAATAGTAAAACTTACCACCATTAAATACTCCATTTTCCCAATCACTTTTATAAAATTCACCATTTAAAAATGTACCATTTTGCCATGAAAATCTTGCATTAGATTCAGTACCACTTTTATAATATCTGGTTTTTACATTTTCATTATAGTCAACACCTAATAAGTCATTATTAAAACTTCTTGAGTTATAAAATAGACCATCACTAAATATACCATCTACCCAAATTGATTCTTTTACTAATCCATTTTTAAAGTTTCCTCCATTCCAAATAGAATCATAAACTATACCATTATCCCATATATCAGTACCACCTACAAAAGATGAATTCATATAAGTTGCCTTAGATAAAATATTAGAGTTATTTGAGAATATAGTATCTATAAATATTAAATTTTTTAACTTTTTAATATTATTAAAGTCTTTATCACTAACATCAAAAGATTCATCTCTCAATAATGAATTAGTAATATAAGCTCTTTTAAATATACCTGTAATTAATCTAGATCTATTGAATTTAGTTTTATGTAAATAACCATACTTATTCTCAGCATTTGTTGTTAAAAATAATCCATTATCTAATAATGTAGGTAGACCAGTTAATGATATTAATTCAAGTTGTTGTGTTGTACCATTTATAGTTCTTTTAATTTTATATGCATCTGGTAATCTTGTTAATGTTCCTTCAACACTATTTATTTCTATAATTGATGGTACAACACCACCAACCAATGTAACTAAGTCACCAACTTGATAACCTAAACCTTGATATGATTGTGTAGAAGTATTTAAAACCCCACCATTTAATATGGAAGTAATTGTAAATTTTGTTGTTCCAGGTGGTTCATTACTATTAACATGTTGAACTTCTAATTCATCTCCTATATTATAACCATAACCTGCACTAGATACTGATATAGATGTTATAAAATATGGGGCTAAGTTACTAACTGTTATTAATACTTCCAATCCTACACCAGTAGTTGGACCATTCTGAGTTACAACATTTGTAAATCTTGTAGTATAACCTAAGGTAGCATCATAATAATTATTATTATTATCTGGAACAAACAGAATTCCATTAACAGAACCAATTGTTGATGCTTGTACATCAATAGTTAATCCTGTTCCAGAACCTCCTGATGTTGTTAATATAGAACTTGTATAACCAGCACCTTGATTTACTATTGTGAAACCAGTAACCTTACCTCTTGTATCATAATCTACTGCATTTAAAAATACAATACTATCATCTTCAAAGTAATCCAATTCAACTTCACTATCAACACCTAAATTAGATATTGTATTTTCTATAAATAAACTATTTGTAGCAGAACTTGATAATGTAAAGTTATATAAACCTCCACCACTTATTAAACCTTTAGTTATGTTATTATCATTACTATAATTTATATGATTACCACTATTCCAGTTTGAGTTTTCAAATACCCCACTTTCAAAATCAGAGTTAACAATATAAGCTTCTGAAAAATCTAGTATACCAGTTCCCATAAAAGTATCATTAAAATCCTTTGCTGGTTTGTCATTAATATTTATAAGTGGTAACAAATCAAAATCTTTTTTTACAAAAATATCAACTGAGTAATAATCTTTACCTTTTATATCTTGTAAAAAATTTCCACCATTAACTGAATATCTATACTCATTTTCTTTAGGTGTGGAAACAAATGCATTATATGTAAGTGAAAATTTTTGAAATCCATATTCATTAGCATCTACTAAGTTATAATCATAATACTCTTTCCAAGGACCTACTTTAAACTTAGTATCAAAGAAGTTTATTAAATTACTAGTATTATCATTTATTTTAATTCCTTTAATATAAAAACTATCTTTTAATTTAAACTTTTCATAACTTCTCTTATTTATATAAAACTTATAAACTTTATGAGTTTCTGTTGCATTATTAAAACTACTATATGTAAACTCATCATAATCAAGAACTTTAATTATATTATCACTAATATAATTTGAATTTAAAAATAATGAAGATTTATAATGTGAGTTAACTGATTTAACTTTATTAAATCTTGAATTTACAGCTCTTGAATTTCTAATCTCTGTATTTTCAATATTTGCATTTATAAATTTACAATTATCAAAAAGAGCTTTATTTACAGTAAGTCCACTTGCTGTACCAAAATTATTAATATCAAATGTACCATCTAAATATTTTTCAACAACAAGATATGAACTTGCACTTGCACCTAATTTTGAATTGGTTACATTACCATTATTTATAACAGCATTTTGAATATCTGAATTAATAACAAAGTTATAACCATAACCATTATTATCAGGGTTATTAACTTTTTGATAAGGTAAACCATAAGGTGCGGAAGAAGTTGCAAAAGAGTAATCAAACTCTGCAAAGTAACTATCTGGTTGACTATAAAATGAATTCATTATACCAGTCTGCCATATTGTATTTAATAAAGTTCCTGAATTCCATGTTGCAGTTGAACTATTCCAAATTATTCTTTCATCACTTGTTCCATAAAGTCCACCATTCCATTGACCATCAAATTTACCTCTTCTAAAATTAGACTTAGTAATTATTGGTGGATTGTTATTCTCATGTTTAACATTAACTACCCAAGTTAATAAGGTAGAATCCCATTTATAAACAGAGTCTTCTTTAAATTCAAATCCATTAATTGCAAATCCACCATTTAATATAAGTATTTTATTATTTGAATATGTATCTACCAAAGAATATGAACCTGACATAAAATCAGTAGTTATATTTATCCAACTATAAGTTCCATTTTTTATAAAGAAACCTGGACCACCAGTTAAACCTGCATTTTCACCCCAACCATCAACACTTTCAAAAGTATTTACATCAGTAAATATAAGATTATTTTGATATGGATTAAATTTAAAATCAAAATTATAATTTCTTGTAGTAATTTGTCTATTTACATGAATAAAATCATTTTGGTCATTAATATAATAAACTTTAATAAAATCATCAAAAACATCTTGATTTTCAGATGTCTCACTTGAAGGCAACCATCCAATAAATTCTATATCTAATACAATTATACATTCATCTACAAAAAGAACTTTGTAACCATCTCTACCTTTCTTATATTTATCCTGTTGAATTAATAAATTACTATCATAGGCACCATTAATAATAAACACCTTATCACCTACTTTTAAACCTGAATTTACTTCTGTGTAAAATAAAGTATATTTAACTCCTGCAATGGTATAATCTTCAACCCAGTTCAATAGTCTTGGACTACTTGGGTTACCATATCTAAAGTTTACAATAGTTTCATCTATTGGTGTAGGTAATGTTTTTAGAAAGTCATAACCTACTAAATTAATACCAGAACCTATTTGATTTAATTCTTCTGTTGTTAGAAGATAAGGTTTGGTGATTATGTTTTTTTGTATTATATTTGCTGATGAAAATGTACTCATTTAACTATGATTGACTTTTTAGTATATATAAAAAAATTAATAGTCTAAACTATTTTTATTAATTTAGACCTTATATAGTATGGGAGAAGTATATATTTTATATATACATTATGATAATAGATAAAGAAATAGAAGTTAAAATACATAGAGCCAATATACGCTTCTACAAAGAGAAGTATAATTGTAAGGTCAATGATTTTATATTAGTAAATATAAGTGATTTACCAATTGGTGTTACAATACCATTATTAGTCAAATGTGATTTATGTGACAATGAAAAAAAATTAAGTTATAAAAAATATATTAAAAATATAAAAAATGGTGGTTATTATTCTTGTTCATCAAAATGCTCAAAAGAAAAGAGAGAAAAAACATATTTTAAAAGAACAGGTTTTCAACATCAATTACAAAATCCAATAATTTTAGATAAGATTAAAAGTACTTGTATTAATAGATATGGATTTGATAATCCAAATAAATCAGAGTTAGTAAAAGATAAGACAAGAAAGACTTGTATGATTAAATATAATTCTAGTAATTATGTAAACTCAATTACATATAAACAAAGTATGATTGAGAAATATGGAGTTGAAAATCCTATGCAGTCTAATGAAATAAATGATAAAAGAATAAAATCATCATTTTTAATAAATGATTTTGAAAGTATTAAGTATCAAGGTAAATATGAGTTGAATTTTTTACATTTCTGTAAAAATAGTAATATACCTATATCAAAACCAAAATTTACAATAGATTATTATGAAGATGGTAAAAAAAGAAAATACTTACCTGATTTTTATATTGAAAGTATTAATTTAATAATAGAAATTAAATCAACATACTACTATAATTTACATAAAAATAAAAACATTCTTAAAAAAGAATATACAATTAAAGAAGGATATACATATATTATGATAACAGATAAATCATATGATGTATTTGAAAAATTATACAATGAATTAACTAAACAACTATAAATTATGAATGAAAAGTGGGATATTTTTGATAAAAATTATTACAAAACAGACAAGTACTCTTCCTATGATAAATTATTAAAGGAATTAGGATCTTCTTATAGTATTGATGATCTCTTAGGTGATTATATGAAGAATAGTTATTGGAATACTTATAAAACTAAAAGAGAAGAAACACCTCAAGAAAGAGAAGCAAGACTACTAAGAGAAAAGGCATCAGCAAGAGAAGCTAAAATTGATTTAATATTAAAGAAGTAATATGAGAAATATAGATTTTGATTTTGTCTGGAAGAACTTCAACAAACATCTTAATATTGCAGCAAAAGCAAATAAGAGAAAAACTAAAATAGTAAAGTTATTATCTAGTATAGATATTAAACCATCAATATATTAATATATACTTTTATAAAAATAATAAATAATATGAATTTACAAGAATTATTAAACAAATGGAACATTAAATGTGATGTTAACACAGTTTTAGCAATGTGGAATGAATCACATCGTTCTTATCATACACTTAATCACTTAAATGATTTGATTGACCAAATAAATGAAAACACTCATGCTTTCTCTGAAAAAGAATATGAAAAGTTATTAATCACTGCACTTTTTCATGATTGTGTTTATGATCCAATGAAACAGGACAATGAAGAAAAATCAGCACAATTCTTTTTAGAATGTTGTCAAGAATTGAATAAAGATATTCAAGATATTAATCAAATGATTTTAGATACTAAAACTCATGAACCAAGTAACAGACTATCAAGTAATTTTATTCAATTTGATATGAATGTTATTACTAATGGAAACTATGACCAGTTACTTGATTGGGAAAAAGGAATTCATGAAGAATATAAATCTTATGGTAATGATGCCTATAAAGAAGGTAGAGTTAAGTTTTTAGAATCTTTATTAGACAAACATCCTTATATTTATAATTCAGATAATCTTTCTGATTTAATAGAATATGTAAAAACTAATTACTAAAATAAAACCACTCAAATGAGTGGTTTTTTGTCAGATAGATAATCTGAAAATATATTAAATTTCCTATCTAGATAAACACTTGAATTGGAATATAGATAGTTGTGTATTTTTTCCATATAGTCATTACATGTGTTACACACTCTATATGTAACACCAGACCTTTCAAACCTACATATTATATTATTATTTTCTAATATTTTATAAATTTGATCTATTATTATTTTGGATGCTGAACATATACCAAAATTTGGATATATACCATTTTTTATTTTTCTAATAAAAAACCATCCATCTCCATCAAAAAATCCTCTTATGAAGTGTCTTTCTAATGATTTATCAATATTTGGAAATTCTACTATAAATGATTTTTTACTAACACATCCATGTTTAATTAAATCATTGACTAATTTTGTGTTATAAATTGATACAAATGATGCAAAACTATCTACTCCTTTTACATTTGTTGTAATATCTTTAATATTATAATCAGAACCTATGTGTTTATTAAACAATTCAATATGCTTCCTATCACCAGTCTTTAATTTTAATCTTAACTCTCCAGATCTACCATCCTTTATCCTTACATATCCATCTGCATATAAAAATCCTAACCAATAAGCCTTTTCCTCAGTATCAATATTTTCAAAATATTCATCATTCAGATTATATTTTTTATTTGGTATTTTAGATTCTATATTTTCAGACTTTTTAATATTATATACTGTTGATAGGCAAATTTTATATTTTTTTGAAATTTCAATTGGTTCCAAAAATAATGTATCATTTTTAATAGACTCTCTAATTATATTTGATATTTTCATAAACAGATTTTTTTATTATTATATATAAAATTAATGGGTCTATCTATAATTTCTTTTTTACAAAAATTAATAATTCATAATTATCCATTCTGTTCCCATTATAGTCTTCTTAGAGTCAAATCTACAATTAGGATATAATTCTCTCAATCCATCAAACATGTAATAACTTAGTATGAATCTACCCTTTATATTATTTAGAATATTTGATAGTTCTACATGTGATTTATTCTTGAATGTGTTATTTATGTAGTAGTGTTCTCTATTTTTGTATGGTGGATCAACATAGAAAAATGTTTCAGGAGAATCATATTTATCAATAATATCCTTATAATCAGTACTATAAATACTTGTAATTCTATCTATCTTTGGTTTATAAGCTCTATATTTCATTTTGAATATTTCAAACTCTTTATCACTTCTCCAACTATCTTGACCAATTTGATAAGGGTTAGAACAAGTTAAAACTACCAACCATTGTAATGCCAATAAAGCATCATCTTTTGTAGTAATAATTCCCTTCAATGAAAATCTATAAAATTCTTCATCTACTTTAGTTGATTTAACTAAGTCAATAAAATCTTTATTACTCTGTAATTGATTGAATAGATTATAGTTTAGATTATTAATATCATTATAGATAAAGTCAACATGAGCATATTTGTCATAGTCTAAAGAAAAGAAAACACCAAACATGCCTCCAAATGGTTCTACATAAGTAGATATATCTGTTGGTATATTGGGTGTTATAAATTGTGAAAACTTTGTCTTCTCACCAATATATGGAATTAACATATATTATTTTTTGAATTCTTTTTTGTCAGATGATATATAAAATTTATCAAAGTCATAATACTTATCATAAACCTCTCTAACTTTTTTCAAAGTCACTTCATCTAAGATGTCATATACAGACCAACCTTTTGGATTAATCCATTGATTAACAGAACCATATCTATTAATATCATCTTTCTGTTTTCTAACACCGTAGTATTCTTTAACAAGATTAAATCTTTCTTTAGTTAAATACTTGTCAGGGTTAGTGATTACTGTTTTTACAGCTTCAACAACTTCTTTAAAGTTTTTATTTGAAGTTAGTGTTGAGATAGTATTTATACCTTTATCATTAACTCTTGACTGGTAACAATGAACATAGTAAACTAATCCTTTTTTCTCTCTAACTTCTTGGTATAAAGGAGATTTTAATCCTAAAGATAACATTGCATTAATAAAGTGAACATAAGCAAAATCTTCTTCAATTACAGGAGATAGAATTGCAATAGATGTTTTATCTTTAAACTCATTGTTTAATTCCATTGTAGTTTCATGATTTCCAAAATTAACATCACTTACAATAACCCTTTCTTGAAACTCAATACTTTTATCTTTGAAGTCTTTATGTTTAGACACATTGATAATTTTTGTTGGTTTTGCATATTGTAATTCAAAGAAGTTAAGACAATCCATAAATTTAAGGTTCTCTAAATCTTTTCTTAAACCAATTGGTGAATAATCATTAAATAATTTTCTTGAAAGATTTAACATATGAGATTGGGTTTGGTCATTAAATGAATCCATATACTCTTCTAATACAATTTTTCTTTCATTTTCAAATTGTTCTTTAGTAATATTAAAAGTTGTTAATAAATCTACAAATTTCTTTTTCCATTTATTAACTTTTTCATCAAGACCAGTTAAATAGAAAACAATTTCATTGGAAGAAGTATAGGCATTCCAATCAATACCATCTTTGTCAAAATCTTCTTGTAAGTGATCAAATGATTTACAAACCAAGTGTTCCATTAAGTGTGATATTCCATACCATCCTGGTTTTTCTAAGTTTGTTGAACCTTCATAAACTACATAGAACCCCGAAAGGTCAGTTTGACTTTTTAAATTTATTATCATATTAAGATTGTTTTAGTAAATTATATTAATAAAAACTAAAATGTTTGGTATTTCTCATAGGAAAGAACATAATTTTTAATATATATAATATGAGAAAAGAATTATTTAATTATTTTACTACTGATAATGCATCAGGTAAAAAATGTACAGAAAAATGGTATTTCATATAAATTTATATTTCCATATAAAGCCTTTTGCAGTATTTCCCTTACCAACACATACTTTTCTTATATTTTCTAGAATACATCCAAATTCATTTGCAGCATCTAAACAACTATCATATTCCTTTATAAAATTACCTTCTATATCATATTGCAAAACAGGTCTGGCTTTTTTATTACCTGTTAATTTATAACCTTTTTTATTCTTATTCCAAGAGATATGATTTTTTTTAAATTGTGTTTTTATACTATTTTCAGATTTTCCTCTAGTTTCTTTAATTTCTTTTGGTTTAGCAGTACCATTATTCCAAGGTATATTACCTTTTTTAAAAGATGTTATATTACCAAATTGTGAACCTTCACCACCATAAGTATGATTAACTAAATTAAATCCCCAAGTTATAAATTGAGAAATCCAATATATTTCCCAAAATTTCCATTCATTATCATCAACTACATCAAGTATTTTTATAATTGGTTTTAATCCATCTTTTTTGAGACCATTGATCCAATTAGTTCTATGAGATTTATTTCTTTTATTTGAATAATTTTCTGTATGTGAATAATATCTTTGTTTAAGACTTCTTGTTTTCCCAATGTATCTTATCTCTCCAGTGAGAGGATGTTCAAGTGAGTAAATATATGTCATAAATAATCTTTATTTTTATATATTAATTTTACCACACTCTCCTACTATTATTATAAAAAAAAATAGATAAATAATAGATAAATAATAAATAAAGTTATATCTTTGTAAAAAATATAAACATAGTATGATTAAGATCGGATTAAGTGGTAGTAGATACTCTGGTAAAACTAGAGTGGCTAATTTATTTAAACAAATAGGTATTCCTGTATTTGATGCAGATACTGTACTACGTTTTATATTAAACTACAATTGGGAATTATTAGGTGAGATTAAAGATGAATTAGGAAGTGAAATTTTCCAAGGTGACTACTTAAATTTCAGAGAAATTAAAAACCCAGAAGTATTCAACAACATACTAAATATGGTTGAACCTGATATTTTCAGAGCTTATGAAAGGTTCAACAAAAAACAAACTTCAATATACACTATTTTCCATTCATCAATCTTGTTTGAAACAGGTTGGGATAAAAATATGGATAAAAGTATTAGTATATTTGCCTCACATACAGATAGAATTAGTAGATGTAAAAATCTTACTAAAATGGGATTATTACAAATCAATGATTTATCAAAGACTGAAATGGATCAACTTGAAAAAAATAGACTATCTGACTTCACTATACACAATTATAATGATGAAACATCCGCTTTTGGTGATACTTTTAATCAAGTATGTAAAGTTGACCAAAAGATTATTGACTCCTATTTATTTAATGAAGCCACTAAAAGAGTAATGTAATATGAAAAAGATAAGAATGAAGTGTGTTCAAAAAACACCAAGTAAATTAGCATTTGTAAAACTTATAAAGGAAGTAAGTGGTCTTGGATTGAAAGAATCCAAAGATATTGTAGATACTTTTGATTATGATATTAATAGGATAGTTGAGTTTGAAATATCAAGAGATAAAAGTATTGAACAATTTAGAAAAGACTTGAAAGATGTAGGTGGTCAGTATTTAGTAAATGGTGGTCTTGAATTTGAAAGAGAATACAAATTATTAACATTGGGATTAGGAGAACAAGAAGATTATATTGACTTTATATCAGATAACTTAAATTACTTCACTAATCAAGAAGATACAATTAAATTTATACTTAGTAAATTAACTAAGGAAGACCTAATAGAATTAACAAAAAAATTAGATTATAACAAATAGTATGGCAAATGCACACATTCACTCTAAATCATCAGTAAGAAGATTTGGAGGACAATTAGAAGATTATTTAGAAATTCATGTTAAAATGGATTGTTCTAAGGCTTATATTTCAGATAACAGACATAGAGCATTAACTCATAATGCCTTTTGGATCCATGAGGTAATGATACCTATTTTTGGTTATACCATTACTAACTCTGATGGTAAAGAAGTATCTGTGAAAGATATTTGTGAAATTCATATTCTTGAAGATTTTGGAATGAGATTTATTCCAACTGCACAAGATTATCTTGAACATATGGATTTCCAAGATTGGATGCAAAATGGTATTAAGGATTGTCCATCTTCATTTAAGAAATTAAAAGAAAAAGGTAATGTTAAAAAAACAATGTTAGACTAATGGTAGTAATTTGTAAAAAAGCAACTATAAAATTGGTAAAGGGTTTACCATATCAAGTAGTTGCATTAGAGAATAGTAAGAAAGATAGAATTGGTAGAGCTTGGATTAAAGATATAGGTTGGTATACAGTCAATAACTTTGAAACTACTGATGGTAAACCTTTGCCAAAAATTGACATAGCTAGGAAAATAGAGAATGTTGAAGAACCATTAGAGTTTTCACAATTATCAAAAGGAGATATTCTTATCTGTAAGAGTGATAGTTACAAAACTTTGGTTAAAGGTGGTATGTATAAGATAAATGAATTATCAAGTGTTAGCAAACAAATGAAAAATTGGAGTGGAGGTACTTATACACATATTGATAACTATGTTAGATTTGAAGGAGTATCAAGAAAACTAATGTTTAGTTCTTGGAGATTTAAAAAACTACCTACTGATGATGCAAGAGAAATGGCACTTGAACAAGTTCTTTATGATACACCTGATAAAGTTACAAGAACTGATTTTAATTACTGTTCGTTCTAAAGATGGTTTCCCATTTAACTTAGATGTATCTCAGATTATTCACATTCCAATGACAGAAGCACCAAAAGTAATTGCACGTTTTGGTTCTATGCAAAACCTTGTATCACAAGTATTAGAGCCTACAATTGGTAACTATTTTAGAAACTCTGCACAAGATTCAGATGTTATTGCATTCTTATCTACTCGTCAATCAAGACAAGATGCTGCAAAAAAATCAATATCTTCTGTTCTTGAAGAATATTGAATGTTCATGCAGTTGATACATTGATTGGTGATATTACACCACCAGAATCATTAATGAAAACATTAACTGATCGTAAAATTGCAGAAGAACAACAAGTTACTTATGAAACTCAAGAAAAAGCTCAAGTAAGAAGACAAGGTGTTGAAAAACAAACTGCAATTGCAGATATGCAAGGTGAAGTTGTAAAAGCAAATCAAGGTGTTGAGATTTCAGAGAAAATTGCAGATGCAGAAGTTAAAAAAGCAACAGGTGCTGCTAGTTCAGTAAAAATTGCAGCAGAAGCTAATGCAGAGGCAACTAAATTAAATGCTGAAGCAGAAGCAACAAAGAAAAAACTTATTGGTGAAGCAGATGCAGATGCAATATTAGCTGTAGGTACTTCTACTGCTAAAGCATATGAATTGGCAGTTAATGCAATGGGTAAAGATAACTTTACTACATTCAAAGTAACAGAAGAGATTGGTAAAGGTAAAGTGAAAATTATGCCTGACTTATTAATCAATGGTGGTGGACAAGGTAATGGTTCATTAGATGGATTACTTGGAATGCAAATCATGGAAATGATGGGTAAAGGTATGAAACCTGCAAATAATAGTAATGTTATTGACATTCCAGTAGTTGATGAAACTACTGACAAAAAAGGTAAAAAATAATAAAACCTTTTATTAAACTAAACCTCTATTTTAATTAATAGAGGTTTTTTTATGTCTGATAATTTTATATATAGTTAATGAAATATCTTAAATACTTTGAGTCAATAGAAGAAAAAGAAAATAAAGTTCTTATATTAATTTTTTTAGTAGAACATGGTGATCCTAAATGGTTAGAATCTATAAAAGTTTTTGATAATTTAGATGTTGATTGGTGGGTTAAACCACAAGGCGCATCACATTTAGGTTTGGCATATCAATCTATTTTGAATACAGATGATTTAGATATGGCAAGAAGAACTGCTGAATATATTGAAAGTCATTTTGACTTTCCCATATTAATTTGTTTATCCAGAGAGAATATATCAAGACATGAACCTGTAGGTGAAAGTAATGATAAAGGTTGGTGGAAAATAGGAAGAGCATTTGATAATATGGTTTCAAATAATGAAAAAGGAATTCATATAATATGATAATTAAAAAATTTGAAAACTTTAGACCTATTGGTTTTAGAAGTGGTAAGACTGAATTAGGTAATTTACAAAAAGAGGTTGAAATTAGAATAGACCTTGAAAAAATACAACATGCATCAATTCAACAATATAGACATGGTTTCAATAAATTAAGTGGGAAAATTGAAGATAGTGAAATTAAAGATTTAGTTGAAAGAGCAATTGAGGAAATAACAATTGCATTAATGCAAGATAGATATGATATTAAAGATGAAAATGGTAAACCAAATAGATTCATCATCAGAGATAAAGAAACAAAATTAAATGTAGTTTGTGAACTAAGACCTGGTGAAAATCAGTTTACATTAACTGTGATAACTGTAATGAGAGTAGAACATTTTAGAACTGCAATAGGACAATGGGTAGTAGAAGTATAAAAAAAACCTCATATGAAAATATGAGGTTTTTTATTTGAATTAGGTATTATCCTAAAGTTAAGAAGATTTTACGTGAACTTCTATCTACTGATAGAACTTTCACTCTAATATCTTGTCCAGATGTGAACTTCTTACCAAGTTTCTCCATTTCTGATGTGTGGATTAATCCAACTGTTTCATCATCTAAGATAACCAAAGTACCAAATTGTTTAACATCTTTTACTCTACCTTCAATCAATTGACCATTTTTGATAGTGTCCCATAAAGTTTCTCTCAAAACTTGTGTAAGGATAATCTTATCTTTGATAATCTCCTTGATATAGAATTCAATTTCTTGTCCTGGTTTGATTTCAGAGATTCTGTTTTGCCACTCTTCTATTACATTAGCTTTGTGGATCATACCTGTTAGACATTCATTAAACTCAACAAAGATACCAAATGGTGTAGTACCAGTAACTCTACCTGAATATAGAGTATTGAACTCAAGATTACTGATTTCATCAGGAATCAAGCTTTGTAGATACTTTCTACGACTTACTATGTAAGTTCCTTCATGTTCAGAGAATGACTCAACCATTACTTGGAAAGTGTCTCCAATAATAGAACTTGGGTCATAAAGCTTGTTGATACCTGCCAAGGTATTAGGCATAAACGCAGGAAGAGTAACTCCTCCATTTGTCAACTCTACATCGTAACCTGCAGGGTTTAAAGCTCTAATATAAGCAGTTACTGATTCTCCTTCCTCTAAAGACTTCATATTTTCATGAGCTCTAGATTCATATAAAGAAGCAATACTTCCTTTGATGAAGTAAGTACTTTGTACTACCTCAGTGATTAACAAATCAACTTGTTCTCCAACTTCAATGGAGTTAAGGTATTTTGCCTCACCTGGTTTGTTCTCAATACGAACATCATCTTTGTAACCAACAACACTGAACACATATTGATTGGACATCATACCCAAATAAGTAGATCTTACTACTGAACCAGCAGATGGGGTCTCTATTTGAATAGAGTCATAAAGTGAATCAAGGTATTTATCTTGTAACTTTTGTCCTCTTTTATATATATCATCTGCATATAAAAGATCAAAGTCTGGATTACCTAATTCTGGGTTTAAAATTTCTTGTGTCATATTTATTTAATTTAAGTGTTTTAGTTTTATTAGTAAAATTGAAAAAGTTTAGTTACTTCAATCTTTTTATTTTATTCTTTGTCATATAATCTCTAAGCCTTGCTGCTTGTTCAAAATTTTCACTTTTAATAAGTTCATCCATTTTTTCATTTGCAGTCTTAGTAATCTCTTCTATAGACTTTTTAGATTTCTTAATATCTAATATTGAATTATAGAACTCATTCATTTCTGTTATATCAGTAAAGTATTTATTGTTTTCCAATTTATCAGATTTTGATATTTTATTATAAAAGTCTTTTGTTAGAGCAGAGTTATCCATTAGATACTTAGCTAGATGATAAGGTCTATTTTTAAATAGTTTTAGAAAATTTACAAGATTGTTTTGAAACTCTTCATTCATAAGTTTTTTATGAGTTTACATTAAGTAAGTTTATATTTTTTCAAATAAAATATTGAAATAATAATCAAATCTATAAGTTGAACTTGGTTTCTCCTGATTAAAAGTAACCTTAATTGAAGACTCATCAAACTCAGTTTCAGTTTGTAACTTAGTTAAAATGTTAGAATTGGTAATAACATTTTTATTCCATTCATTACTATATCTTAATGCTGTTTGGTTTCTTAAATCTATATAGTTTACATATAATTGAATACCTTTGTATTTATATCTATTAAGAATATTATAGTTTATATAACTCTTAATTGCAGTATCTGTATTTGCATAAATATTCATATCATTTTTGATACCTTCAAAGGTTCTATACTTTTTAAGTGTAGCAAATAAATAGTCAGTTATTATAGTTTTTAAATCTATTGTTAATATCCATCTTGTATTATTATCTAACTGATATTTTGGTTGAGAAGGATCCAAAATTAAAGTATGATTACCTTTTTTATCTAAAGATGAAGAGTAAACAATAGAAGCCAATGATGATTCAATTGAAAGGTCTAATTGTTCACCATTTTGATTTTGATAGTAGATTATATCTAAAGTATCTATACTTATACTATCTTCTATTTCTAACATTTTTGCACCAAAAAATGTACTTTCTTCAAGCATGTTTAATGTTCCATATACTGCTTTAGTTTGATACTCTGGTGATATATAACTTCTTCTCATTTTTATTATTAATTTGATGGTCCAATATTTGTTGGTATTGTAATAGGTATTACTATATTATTGTTATTTACAATATTTTCATCTATTGTATATTTCTCTAAATAATCTTTATTTGCCTTAGTTAATGTAGATGTTTCTAAGTAATACTTTAAATCCCAAGTTGATGAGAATATGAAAAAGTCATAGATAGAGTAACCAAATTCATCTAACATTGGATAGATAGATTTCTCATCTGGACTATCTTTTAATTTTAGAATACTTCCTTTTCTATTTATCTTTCTAACTTTTCTTTCTTTAATAATACCAAAATTTGTTAATGAAGTATCAAATAAATAATTACCTACTTCTTTGTACTCATAATCTCTTTTAAATAATTCTATATCATAAAATAATGGCATATAATAACCACTGAATCTATAAATAGTATCTTTTATATAATTTGTAGCACCATGATAATTCTCAGTTACTTTAGGAGCAAATCTATTTTCAATTATATTTACACCAACTGGATTACCATTATAGTAGTTTAATTGATTAATATTTAATATCTTACCCTTTTCTAACTTTTTAATTGGATTTAATGGATTAGGTAAGTAAATAGGTCTTTTTAACAAAGATTGTATTTTAACATCTAAACTATCAGGTCCTTCACATTTAATTATATAAGGTAGACTAGTAATATTATTAGTATAACTATACTTACTAATTGTATTATCATTATCAATAACTATATAAGATACATAATCTGTAAATCCATATTTATTAGTTATATCATTTATAGCAGTCATAAAATTAGTAGCAGTTAATTTCTTATATAACTCATTATAAAGATCATCTCTATTAGTTGATGAAACATTAGTATATGTATTATCTGATATATTTATATTAACCAATATATTTTCCCACTTTTTATTGATATAGATTACAATACCATTATCCAGAGTTGAATCTTCTGTTTTATTAGTTGCCATATAATATCTATCATTTAATAAAATAATTGGATTACTATATATGCTATAAGTATAATCTGTATCTGGAACTAAACTATATTGTCTAGCCCAATCAACATCAACTCCTGGTTCAAAACCAGGTAACATCTCTAAATAAGGATTTTGAGGTCTAAAAAGTTGCTGTACTTGCATTTGAGTTACTTGACGTCTAAAATTTCTATATAATACATTATTATGAACAACATAAGCTTGTTGTTCATATCTCTTAGTTGGATTCCAAATCTCTATTAATTTCCAATAAAATAAATCAGCAGTTGGTTTATTTACAGTTCTTTCCCATACAAGGCTATTTTCAATATTATTTCCTTTGTTTTTATCAACTAATGAAATATAATATGAATCAGTACTTATTACTATATCTGACTTAGAATATGTTATACTAGAATCAAACTTACTAATAGTTGATATATCTATCCATTGTTTTTGATTTGGATGAAAGTTATTATTATATGTATTAGATATATAAACCTTATTGTTATACATTACAATACTTCCTGTTCCATAATTAGAACTAGATTGTGTATCTGGTGGAATCCAAAAATTTATATAATCACTTCCTGTTTCTGTTGTAAAGTTTTTTTGCCAATACTCACCAGAATTATAAATAAATGTATCATTTTGTCTTGGTGACCAAAATATTCTATTATCATTATTTACTCCATCACTATAAATATTCCAACCTTGATTACTTGGATTTGATATAACATTATTACCATTTAAGTTAATTGTAGGTCCACAAGGTCCTAAAGTACCATTAGGATTAGTAAATAAAATATCATCAAATATAACAACTGAACCAGTTGCATAAACTTTATCCATTTTCCACTCATCAATTATACTCCATTCTAATTGATTAGGAGAATATGTCAACCCAATAATTTGATTTGAATTATTATCTAAAAATATTGGTTGATAATCATTATCAGATAATAAAACAGACATTTTATAATCTACAAAATCATTATTTGTTGATATGTTAATTTTATCAATCTGATTATTAGAGTTTAAGTTAACACCTTCTACTTTATAAACATCAAATCTAATACCTCTAAATAAACTATGATTAGGTACAGAGTCATCACCTACATTAAAATAAGAGTATTTTCTAGTATTCTTCTTAATATCACCATTTAAAAATTGTGTTTGTTTGCTAAAGAAATAACTAAAGTAATCATAAGAATAAGTACCTAAAACCATATCATATTGTAAGTTCAAATATTTATCTAACTCAAACTTAAATGTGTTATCAATACTACTATAGGTAAATCCCTCAACATGTAATGTATGATGTAAATATGATGATGTTGCTGAGTTTATTGTATAAAAGTAATCTAAATTTCTTTCAATTCTTTTAGGATGAATATCAGAAACATTTACAGTCCTATTATAATCTTCAAATATTAATGAATTATTTAATAAGTAAGGTACGTCATTTCCTGATATTGAGTTTTGAAATCCAAATCTACAATAAACTGAGTTCTTTCTCCATAACTCTGATAAATTACCAGTTGTATCATCAACTTTAAAAGTTTCATAATTTGCAGTGTACTCAGATGATACAGGAATTTTAACCACTTCATTCTTATAAACAAAGTCATCTAAATCTCTTGGATCAGTTTTACTTGTCAAATCTTCAAAATACATCTTAGTCTCATCAGTATTTGTTAATTCAGTTGACTTCTCATATTCATATTTAGAATACTCAGTATCAACTAATCTATCATCAAAGTCTTTAATATCTGTAAGTTTTAATTTGTAAATATCAAATATTGTAGGTGGATTATTAAAGTCAACTATTGTATTGATTGTTTTTTCAACACCATTTACTTTATAAGTATAACTATTCTCATTAAATTGGAATGAGTAATCACTATTAACACTAATTGAATTAGTACCACTATTAATTAAATTATGGTAAACACCATCTATATTAATTAACCAAATATCAGCACTATCAAATCCATCTATTAAAATTGGATTTTTACTCATATCAATCAATTGATTGTTTTTAATTTCACCAAAGTTTTGATTGAAACTTGAATAAGTCATTCCACCAAAATCTAAATCAGATATTATTCTATATTTAGTTACAATTACCTCACCATAATTCTCAACTGCAGATTTTGTATTTGTTGTTAGGTTTTTAGTATTAACCATTTTAACAGTAGATGCTTGTTTTTTAGATGAACTAAATCCTAAGTCTCTTTCCATTCTATCAACTGATGTATTACCTGTAGTATTTTTAATCTTAATTAGTTGATTTGTTATAGTTTCAGTATATTGTTCTACTTTATAATATTTACCACTATACTCTACATAAAAAGGCTTTTTATCAGTCCAAACTTCTTCAAATGGATAACCACTTGGTGACGATAATATATTTCTATCAGTACCTGATAAAACAATAATATCATTTTTTAAAGGTACAGGTATATAAGATGACATTGTTGTTACCAACTTTAAATCATCTAAATAAAATCCATAATATCTATTTATAGACCATCTTCTTTTTTGTTCTGGCGTAGAAGGTGTATCATCAAATAAAAATGATAAGTTTAATATGTTAGGAAAAACAACTTTATTGTTTTTATAAGAGTCAAATACAAACTTTTCAAGTTCAAATATCTCTTTTTCTTCATCTAAAATATCATCAATAAATAATGACTTAGATGTATAACCACCATTTTGATAATCAATACCATTCCATCTACAAAACTCAAGACTTCTAAAGTCTATTTCTAATGGTGAATCTGGAAAATATTTATTATCAATAAAGTTAGTGTGTAACCATTCTCCAAATATACTTTCTTTTGTCAAGTCAAATAACTTAACAGTTTTTAATTTATTAATTATTTCTGTTTTAAAATTTGCAGTTGTTAATGTTCCAATACCTGGTTCATCTACTCTAAATACAATAAACTTTTTAGGAAGTCCTGTTTTAGTAATATAAAGAGGTGCAAAGTATTCATACTCTTCTGAGTAATTTTTATTATCTATAATATTTCTTGCACCATAGTTATATAACTCATCATACTGATAAGCAAAATCATTTGACATTGTTTCTGCATCACTCTCATATTTTATACTATATGCTGTTTCTGCAGGTAAATCTTTATAAAAATAAGGAATTAGTTCATCATAATAATTACTCTTATTAAATGAGACCTTTTTGAACTTATCAAAAGACAAATTCATATTTGATTCAATACTATCTAAACTTAATTTATAGTTAGTATCAATCATTATTTTTATATTAGTTGTTAAACCAACATTGGTTCTTAATATTGCAAATGATTTCAATATGACTTATTATTTTTTACTTGTTGTTGAATAATCATCAATATATGCAGGTCCACCACCTATATTATTGAATTTTCTAACTGCAACTTTATTTCTGTTTAAGTTAAATTTAAGAGTGAATGTAAATGGTCTATTTTCAGATTCATTTTCTACAAAGAATTTTAACTTTTTAACATGTTTAACTGTTTGAGTTGAATTATTCAAATCAATATATTGATAGTTTAATCCATTTTGACTACTATCCAATGAGTTCATTTTGAAATAAATATTCAATGGAACTATTATAGAGTTTTTATCTCCTGCAGCAACTGTATGAATCTTATCACTATTTACTTCTTGAATACTTTCAAGGTCTTTAACAACTGGATGAATTGTAGTCAAGAATTTAGTAGTTGATGCAACTGAAATAGTACTATCATTCCATTTTGTTGGATCTAGTAATGATTTATTATTACCAATAAATGCTAATATTGATGACTCATTATATCCAAGGTTATATTCAGTTGATGAAAGTACACTTGTTACTGAGTTTGAATTATCTGTATTAAATGCATTACCAACATTTTCTGATAATTTAGAAACTGTTGTTTGAGTAATTGAATCATAATTAACCATCCAGATATATTGATTATCAAGTTGTGTTCTTGTTTGACCACTAACATCAACTGTTTTTAATTCATCTTGATTATTTACCCAGAAGGTTTGAGGTGCAGTTGAGTTATAAACAGTTCCACTACCATCAACATAATTTCTATTAGATAATAATCCAAGTACAGATTCTGTAGCTTTATTTCTAAACTTAACAACAAAGTCTTTAATCACATAGATATTGTTTTGGTAAACTCTACCTGTTGGTGCACCTGTTGCAGTATAAGAATCTAAGTAATCTTCACACTCAACATTAAATGTTGTTTCAGAACCATTTGATATAATAAACTCTTGATTATTTCTAAGAATAATGATTTCAAGTTCACCTTTAGCTCTTTTGATTTTTTCTTCTAATGAGGTAATTCTATCAGTTAAAGCTTTAATATAAGTATATAAATCTAATGAAACTCCATTTTCATCTTGGAATCCTGAAAGAACTTTCTTAGCTTCATGATGATAAGTAACATTATTAACTGTTACTGTATCTGATAAGTGTTCATCTAAACCTTTAGCAGATAGCTCAGCATTCATACTTGTTTTTAAGTCTTCCTTAGTAGCTTCTCTTAATATAAAGTCAGTTTCATTAAGAACCGTATTTAAGTCATCTGGGAAGTCCACAGTCAATATATCAGACCAATCTGATTCAACTGCTGCTTCTGGCCAACCTACCTCTGAAATTGATTTAATTCTAAATTCAATTCTTTCATTTGGTAAAATAGGTAAATCAAATTGATTTATATTTGGTGTATCTGCTGATGTAACATCTTCAATTTGCCAAGTGTATTCACCAGTTGTACTATTATAAACTCTTTTTCTTGCATCTGTTTTATATTCAGACCAGTTAGAGAAAGCTGCCTTACTTTGAGAATCTGTTATTGAATAAGTTTCAACAGGAGATTCTTTACCATCTTTACTTACTTTTCTATATTGAACTCTGAATTGTACAATTTCTTGTGGTCTAGTTCCAGTTGTAATAACTGCAGCAGGAATAGTCCAGAAACCTCTTACATTAAATTGAGGTTCAACTTTAGTTTTAGGATCTTTAGAAAGATCAATAATCTCTTGAGTTACTGATGCAAGTAATTTACTCTTACTATCTTTTTTAGATACTAATCCTTCAATCTCTAAGTCTGCTTGTTTTTTTGCTGAGTCAGATTTATATTTAGTAAATTTAGCTGTTTTATTTCTTGATGAAATTGCTTCTTGTATTTGCTGTATCTCAGATTTAAGAGATAATTGATAATTGTGTTTTTGTTTAACCAAATTAGAATCTGGTGAGTCTGTAAGGTGTTTATTGATTTGTACAACTTTAAAGTTATCAACACTTAAAGCCGGTGCAACAGGAGTACCACCTAATATATTAGGAGTTTTCTTAGCAACTAAATCTTGTAAAACAACACCATAGTCATAAACATAATCAATATAGAATTGTTCCATTGATAAACCATTTGCAGTAGATGAAGAATCCAATCTTAAATCATTAGTATAGTAACCTGTACCTAAACTCCATTTCTTAGCAACTAAGTGATTATCAGTATTAATTGGTTTAATGAAAAGAACATTTCTCTCATTGTAACCAACACTTACTCTACATTTTTTAGTATAGATAACATCAGAATAAACTTTTAATGTCCCAATACCAACTGGAATTGGTTCAATACCTTCTAATCTCTCAACTCTAACTCTTGGATTACTTTCAACTGTAGAAACTTCTATAATTTTATACTTAGTAGATGATTTTGCAGTATTAATAATTAACTCATCACCAACTGCCAATTGTTTAGTTTGACCTGCATCAACTACTAAATACTCAAGTGTATCTAATACATACCAAAGTTTTTTATTTAATCTATCTTCTTGTATTCTTAATACACTAAATTGACCATCATATAATAAGTTATTTGGTTCTAAATCAAAAATCTGTTCATCAAACTTAGGATTAATAGCATTTAAAACACCTGTAGTAGTTTTGTGCCAATTTTCAAATTCTGAAATAATAATATTTGCATTTCCTCTAAATAATTGGTTATAAGAATTTAATGCTGATTGACCATTAGTAGTTAATGAACCATCTGCATTTTTTTCAAAATCAACCATATATCTTCTTACTAAACATTTTCTTACATTATCTTCAATTTTATTAGATAAATCCAGTTCAATAGAAATCATTGGATCCATTAATGAATCAAAGAACCAGTTAGGACTTGATTTAAAAGTAGATATAAAACCAACACTACTAATAGGAGTAGGATCTCTATTCAAATCTACAGTAACCAATTTTTTATATTTGTTTTGTGTAGTTGTTTGTATTAAAGAACCAGCACCATCAATACCATATAATGAATTTATATTATTATTTAGTCTATCAATCTCACCTTTTAAAGATGTAAAGGATGGCATTGTGAAGTTTCTTAATACTCCATTTGCATCATATATTTGAAGGTTTACTGATGATTCAGTTGTTGTTGTTAATGAACTAATTTTAGATAGTATTTCAACAATATTTTTATTATAAGATATTATTTGGTCTGCTACCTTTGGAAATGAACTTTGAATTGCCATTATTCTAAAATGATTTTTTAGTATATATTAATTTTTGTTTATTCTTTAAGTTTTATTTTGTATATTTGTGTCATGAAAATATATGATGTAACATTTAATGATGGTGGTTGGAGAAGTGGACCAATGCCAAGTTTTCAAGTAGTAGCTGAAAACAAACAAGAAGCAATTGATAAGGTATTAGAAAAACATCCTTCCTATAAGACAGGTTATGACAAATGGGCAACTGAGTTTAAGATAGAAGGATATGTCATAGAAGTCTATGATGAAAAAACATATAATAGAAATAAAAATTTGGATAAATTAGTTTAATACCTTATCTTTGTAAAAAAATAATAGTAATATGATAGAAGAGTTAAAAAATAAAGAGTTAAGAATAAATTTAGCATCACTAAATAAAATTAAAAATGCAGTGAGAGATAATTTTGAAAGAATTGATGAAGTATCTGATATTTTAGAAAATTTACCATTCCTAAGAAATGATATAAATAATAGAATAAATAATTTAATTTTATTCCAACCTGGTAGAATAGTTGAAACCATGATAATACAAACAATAGCAAATCATTTAGGATGTGTTTATATTGGGAATGGTATTTATGAAAATGAAAGATATTCTATTAAACAAGATGGTGGTTCAGGAATGTCAGATTTGGTAATAACTGATAAGATTGAAAATAAAATTAAAATCTTTGAAATAAAAGAACCTGTTGCATATGGTAAATCTTGTGGATTTACATATGATGATAATGGTAAACCAATTGATTTTACATCAAAAAATGAAAAATATAAGGAATATGTAAAATCTTTATTTGAAACTGGTGGTGAATTAGAAAACTACAATATTTTAGAAAACCAAGGACATAATAAAATTTTTAATATTGAAGATATTATTACAAATAACTTTGATCACATTATTAGTTATGATAATAATGGTATAATAAGTATAATGACAATTGATGAATATAAAAGTAAGTTTTCATTTAAGATAGAGGTTAGAAGTTGTGGTAGAAATACTAGAAAAGTTTTTACTGAAAACAAATTATCCTTAGTTGATAATAAACATTATGTTAATAAGAATGATATTGAAGATATTATACAAAGAGGTGGAAGAACTTCAAGTAGATATAAATATATACACAAAAATGCAACTTTTTCTTTCAAAAAGACTGATCTTAAAGAAGATAATGATGGTAGAACATATATAGATTTTGGTAAAATTAAACAACATGTTGGTGAAGTATCTATACAACATTTTCTAAACACAAAATAAAAAATTCCCTTTAAGGGAATTTTTTATTTTTAATCTTGAAGTTTAATAAAGTCCCCTGGTATAAATAATGAATTTAATTTGGCAACCAATTCTTTACTATGTTTAATATTTTCCTGTGATTTCCCAGCATTCATTTTATACACCTTATTTATATTCTCACTTTCCAATACCTCAGATATTATATCATTTTCATATTTGAAATCTATCCATGGTAAAGATAATAAAGTTCTTTTAGTTAAAGACATTGAACTATCTGATGTTCTCCACCACCAATAAAGATATGAACTATTTATCATAATTAAAGCTTTATTATATGAATCTTCATCTTTTAGAAAAATCTCTATCTGACCATTTCTATCTAATTTTTTAGTTGATCCTGTTATAAAATATCTTGTAAGACTAGTGATATAAATTGGATAATCTGATTTATTAACCACATAATTTGATAATGTATTATCATGTATAAGATGTGTTGTATTTGGTGATGTTTTATAAAAAATATCTTCTGTAAAAATAGCTTCATCTAAATTACTATCCAAATTTTTAATCATTTCTTCCCTCTTCTTTGATTGCCATCTAATTTGAGTAGTTGTCTTTCTATTATTTTCTACATTACTTGATACAATTATAGAAACTCTAACATCAGCATCATCAAAAATATGACCTGGTATATTGTCAAAATGATACAAATTTATAGAACTAAAATCTAAAATAGATTTTCTAATCTTTTTAAATTTTGAACCATTAGTAAATGAAATGGGATTTATACTAATAAATCCATTTGATATATTACAAACCTTTTCTATAAAATATGCATATATATCACTATCTTTATATTTGAAGTAAGGTGGATTCATTATAACATAATCACACTTAAAATCATAAGATAAAAAATCCTCATTGAAACTTTTAGGAATAACACCAAATTTTTCTTTAAAATTATTTAAGGCTATATCTAATTGAAATTTATCCATATCATTGATTATGAGTCTATTTTCTATAAAATCAATAGGATCATCTTGAATTGATGCCAGTGATATGGCTAATATACCTAATCCACAACAAGGATCCAACCATATACCTTTACCATCATCAAACTTACTTTTACTAGCCATAAACTCAGCTATGTCTTTTGGAGTGTAAAAAACTCCATTTTTCTTTTTCTCTTTATCATTATATTTATTTGTAAAATCCATTATTATTTATTTTATTTTTATCTATATTATATAGTATTATTATTAAAAGTTAGTTATCATAAAAATCATACAACCAACCATTCTTTTTTGAGTAATTCCAGGCACTCCAATTATTTTTATGAAACTCTGACTTACTTTTGTATTTACTTGCTTCAATAAAACATTTGTTTTTATCATTATATTCACCATTTTTACACTTTCTTCTTATCATATGAGAACATATTTCATCAACCCAACCATTTTTAAGTGCTGAGTTATATGAACTTTTAGAATTTCTCTGATAATCTATTATCTTTGAATATTTCAAACTCTCTTTAATACATTCTTCTTTGTTCCATTTTATATTACATGAACCAATATTACCAGTTTTTACTTTATTAAGTGAAATCCAACCATTTTTAATATATTTATCAAAATAGATTTTTTCCAATTCTACTGAATTATCAACATCAATATAATCAGATACTATCAATAAATTTGGATTTAACTTTGTTAATTTTGAATGTTTATAGACAGAACTATCAATATCATTAATATGTTGTTTTCTTCTTCTATTGATATTACCTGTAAGACCTACATAGAAAAAATTATCACTAAATTCATAAACATATACCAATCTTTTATATCTATTCCCAATTTTAATAAAATGTTGAGTAAGTTCATTCCAACCATTAATATAGATTTTATTATATACACTACTACAATTTCTTTGTAATTCAGATGAACTAATATATTTTAAAGCTTCTTCTCTACATCTTTCATATGTCCAATATCCATTACCTTTCCTTTTCATATTATAGTATAATTTTTTCTAAATCTATTCCATTTTTTAATAAATCCTGTTCTACCAACCACTCAATATATTGAGATTTATTATCAAACATTTCATTCATATAATCATCTAATTTTTGGTCAATTGATAATGATACTATCACTTTTTCCTTTTTACTCTTTGTTTTCATAATTTAATTACTTATTTTTGTTATAGTATATATTAAGTTTCAAAACTCAAAAAGTAATAATTTTATACTTTTTTTGTAATAAATTGAAATATTTTATATATATTTGTAAAATAAAAAATATACAATGGCAAATAAGAAATCTGAGGATAAAAAGAAAAGAAAAATATCATTTTCTGTTAATGAAAAACTATTAGATAAATTAGATGATTTTTTGGATAAAAATGAAATACCCAAGAGGTCAAGATATATTGAGAAGTTGATTAGAGAAGATATGGAAAAAAGAGGTAAAAATATAGAAAAAGAATTTTAATATGATAGATAGAATAGTAGAAAAATTAGAAGAAGCTAATGATAAATACAGACAAGGAAATCCTATAATGTCTGATTATGATTATGATCAATTACTAGAAACTCTTTTAGAGTATGATCCAGAAAATGAATACTTTAATAAAGTAGGAATTGAAGTATTGGATGATTCTAGAAAGGTTAAATTACCTATTCCTATGTTTAGTATGAATAAGATTAAAACTATGGAGGAAATATCTGATTGGTGTAGGTTAAAAGGAATATCTAAAAATGAAGAGGTGATTATTACTCCTAAGTTTGATGGATTATCTTTATGTGTTGATGAAATAAAAGATACTGCAACTACTAGAGGTGATGGGTTTATTGGACAAAATTCTAATGAACATTATAAATTAATAAACAATAAACTTAATAAAAATACAAACTTTTCCATAACTTATGGAGAAGTCATAATGTCTAAAAAAGTATTTTTAGATAAATACTCAAAAGAATTTGCAAATCCTAGAAACTTAGTAGCTGGAATGTTGAATTCTAAAACTTTACATGATATATTAGAAGATATTGATTATATTAAATATGGTGGTGTTATTGATGGATTATCTACAAAAAAAGAACTTATTGATGAACTAAATAATAATCAAGATATTAAAGTTTCTTATCATATCTCTAAAATATCTGATTTATCAGAAAACTTATTAATTGATTTATTCAAAGAGTGGTCTATTGATTATGAAATTGATGGTCTTATTATTGAGATAAATAATCTAAAATTACAAGAAGAATTAGGTAGAGAAACTTCAACATCAAATCCTTGTTTTTCAAGAGCTTTTAAACACATTTCTTTTGTTGAAAATAAAATAACAACAGTAACTGGAATAACTTGGAATATTTCTAAACAGGGTTTATTGAAACCTGTTATACAGGTGGAACCAATTAATTTAGATGGAGTAACTGTTTCTAATGTAACTGGAAATAATGCAAAATTTGTTAAGGATAATGGATTGGGTATTGGTTCAAAAATTAGAGTAATCCGCAGTGGTATGGTTATTCCTAAAATCGTTGAAGTTACTAAAACTGTTGAGTTTGTTCTACCAACAATTGAAGGTGTTGAACTTGGATGGAATGAAGCAGGAATTGAATTGATTACTCTAACTGAAACTGATACACAAAAAACAAAACAAATTGTTTCTTTCTTTGAAATTTTAGAAGCCGATAATGTTGGAGAAGGTGTTATTAATCAATTATGGGATGCAGGTTACCAAACAGTTGAAGCTGTTTTAAATGCAACTAAAAAAGATTTTGAATCAATCGATCGATTTGGTAAGAGAAAAGCTGCTATTGTATTTGATTCAATTAGAAAATGTACTGAGAATGTTGAATTATCTAAATTACAACATGCAACAGGATTATTTAAAGGATTAGGTAGTAAAAAATTAGCTCTATTAGAGTTTTCAGAAAAGCCTACATTAGAACAAGTTATGTCAATAGAAGGATTTGCTGAGATTTCAGCCAAGTCTTATTTGGATAGTTATGATAAATTCTATACATTTGTTAAAGACCTTCCAATAACAATTGCACAAAAAGTGGAAGCTGTTCAAGTTGGTGATGATTTAGCTGGTACATCATTTGTATTTACTGGAGTAAGAAGAGCTGATTTAGAAGAAACTATTACATCAAGAGGTGGTAAAATTGGTTCATCTGTATCAAAAACTACTTCTCACCTTGTAATGAAAGCTAAAGGTTCAGGATCAAGTAAAGAAACAAAAGCAATTAGTTTAGGAGTTAAAATCCTTACTGTTGATGAATTAGAAAATATGTTGAAATAATGTATATAATGTATAATGATAATGCAGAAATTGATGATAAAGTAATTGTTACTTTTGTAGAACATGATGGTAAACCTTTAGAAGAAAGTTTAGTTTTAGATAAAAGAACTAAAAATCAGACAGAGTTTGAAGTATATTCTTATACAGAGTACTTAGTAAAATCTAATGTTTCTGATAAAGAAGAATGGGTTAGTGGATATTTTATAAGAAAGAAATAATGAATAAGCAGAAAAGTGCATTTTACAATGGTATAATATTTGTTGATATTGATAAAGAAATTGATTTACCAACAGACTTTGAAACTGATAGAATACCCAATAAAGGTGATGTTATGTGTTTCAAAAGTATCATTGGTAATGATATAACTTATCATCATTGTGTAGTTTTATATGTATATGACCAAAGAACTATTTTATCATCATATCCAATTGAAATTATGGAAGTTTTACCAAATGAAAAATTCTCTGGTGAAATATTTTCAACATCTATATTTGTAGTTACAAAAAAGATTGAACCAGAATTAGGTGAAAAAACATGGAAATCAATTTTAGAAAATATTTAGTATGAATGAAGAATTAGAATTACATTTAGATAATATGATTCAAAACATGAAAGAAATGACTGATGTTCTTAAAAGGTATAATGATAATCATAGAGGTGAAGATTTTGGTGCAGTCAGATTTTATAAAGATGTTGAAGATGGTATCTTAGATAACATGATTAATGCAGATGAAAAACAGTTTAATACTATAATGACTGCATATAAGTTCAGATATTATAGAGAGTTTAATACTGATAAAGAATTACTCAGAAGTGAGGTAACAAGAAGAATTAGAGAAAAAAAGTTAAATCAATTAATAGATTAAAATTATGTGGGCATTTATAGTAGGATTATTAGTAGGTGGATTAATATTTGGTATTTTAGGATTTGCAGATGAAGACGATGAATATGCTTACTGGTCAGTAGTAAGAGATAAAAGATTCTATGCTGGTAGAAATTACTATTTATTTGGTATCTTAGCTGGTGTAAGAGGTGGTGATGAATCTATTAGTGAACCAAGAGGTGTTCCTGATGATATTTCAGATGCTTATAAAGAACAGTTAAGACAATGGGAAGGAGATGCACATTCAAAATCTTACTTCACATTAAAAGAATTATTAGATGTTGACTGGTCAAAGTATGAGACAGAATATATTTCAGAATTTTTTGAAACAATTGAAAAGATGAAACAATTAGATACTGACCCAGAGAAGGTTAGGTGTTTATTCTTTTTTGACAATTAAAAAGTATAAAAAAACATAGAGGACTAATCAAACTTTATATATACTTTGTAATATAAATTGTTACAATATAAAGCAATCAAATAAATCAAAAGCAATTGACAGCAAGTCAACAAAAAACTAAAAAGCAATTAATGGTATCAACAGCAGCCCCAATGAGCTTGTTCAGTGAACAAGAAGTAATTTTTAAAGAAAGAACTGGTAAAGACTTTTCAACACTTTACTCAAAATACTACCCAAAATTAATTTACTTCATATCTAAGATATGTAAGGATGTGCAAAAAGCAGAGGATATTTCTACAGACTCTTTCATAGTAGCACTGGAAAAAATAGACAAGTATGATAAAGAGAAAGCTCAATTTTCAACTTGGTTATTTACAATAGCAAGAAATCTTGCATTACAAGACTTAAAAATAGAAAACAGAAGTATTTCATTAGACATTGAATTTGATGATGAAGGAACTACTCTAAAAGACTTTATACAAGAAACTGAAAGTAATGAAGCAGTTTATGATGTGTATAGTAAAAAAGCAGATGTTTTGAAGAAACATATCTCAGAATTGAAAGAACCTTATAAGACAGTTATTGAAATGAGAGAGATTGACAGAATGTCATATAAAGACATAGCAGATAAATTAGATAAAAACTTATCTACTATAAAATCTCAAATTAGAAATGGTCGTCATATTCTAATGGAACAATCTAAGAAAGAGTTTTCAGAGATAGATGAAATGTTTTTATAGATAATAATAAAAAACTATGGCAAAATACATTATACCAAGTTTATTCATAGCAGTACTAATAACTGGTGCTGTATATAAAATCTTAATAAAGAAAGATGATACACCTGAAAATAAAGAGGTAAAGGAAACTTATAAGGAAAACACAACAAGAAGAGTTATCAATGACCATATGGCAGAGATAATGAACATTAAAAAGAAAAAATAATGAATGTAAAACAATTAGCAGAAAAAGCAATTGATAGAATTAAAACCACTTGGGGTCTTCCTCAAAGTGGTTTTATTGCTGGTGGATCTATTGCAAACCTAATCTGGGAAGAAGTATCAGGTAACAAAGCCATCATCAATGATATTGATGTTTTTTTATTTGATGGTATATTAGAAAAATTAATACAAGATAAATCTCAAACACTTTATGAACACTCTACCAAAGAAGATATTTGGTATGAAGATTATAATGGTATTGCATTTATGACTAAAGAAAAAGATTTTTATTGTATAACTGAATCTACTAAAGATGGTATATTCAATTATATAAAGTATCAATCTAATTCACCAGAACCAAGAGTGGTAATTGATTCTTTTGATATTAATTGTACAGCAATTGGATATTCAATTGATAATGATGAATATTACTGGACTGATGAATTTGAAAAATTCTTAGAGACAGGAATATTAAGAATTACTAATGTTAAGACACCTTCTCATACAGTATTAAGAATAATCAAAAAAGCAGATGAATTAAATGCTACTCTTACTGACTTTGAATTAAATATCTTACAATATGCTTTAAGTGAAAATGTTCATTTAAGTCCATATAAAGTTAGATTTCAAGAAAGATATTTAGAGGTATTTGCTAAATACATTGATAGATTAAGTGAGTTCTTTTATTTACAGAAAGATGTTCAATGTATTGAATGGCTCAGAGTTTCACAAAACAAAGATGTTAAACTTTGGAAGTTAGTATCTAGTAATCAAAGAGTATTTGAAGATAAAAACCTATCAGATTTAAAAGCTGATAACTATTTATTCTATATTAGAAATATTTATAGTAATAAAAATCAAAATCTACAATTAATTTGGGAACACTTACATTATTTTTATGATACACCAGATTATGTTGATAAAGAAGTAAGTGAAGAAGATATTAAACTTCTTTCAAGATTTGTTTACAATGCACCTAATGCAATATCTAATCTAAAAGGTCTAAAGTTATCAGAACAGATTAATCTTATAAAGAAACTTCTTGAAGTGTATAAGGATGACCCTATAATTGCAATATCTGTATTAGAAAAGAATAAGTTAGATAAAGATATTGAGTTAGATGAACAAACTAAATTACTACTTGAATTATCTGTTAGAAAAGAAATTGTCAATGATACAAAAGGTAAAGTAAGTAGAATACTAGAAGAAATATCTGAAACAGATGATAAAGAAGTTATAGATAAACTTTTCACAATATAATGAATATGAATACTGAGAATATAATTAGTGAGTTTAAACCAATAGATTATTTTATTGAAAAGAATAAAATAACTTTATTATTTAGTGAAAATAAAATACTAATACTAGATGATCTAGATGATTTAGATGATAAGTTTATGTATTCCTTTTTCATTGATAAAAATCTTATAGCAAGTGATATTGTAGATGAAAGTGAATTTATTACAAATTTCAAAAAATACTTAGATTTGAATTAAAAACCCTCAAAGATGTGGGTTTTTTCATTCAAACTTAAAATATCTACCACCTACTGATTTGGATCCATATCTTTTATTACAAAGTTTGCTAATTGCCTCATTTCTTAAGCCAGTATCTCTACTACAATCCATAAGTGAGTTCCATCTTCCTATTTCTTTACCTAAAGTATCTATTTCTATGACTGATTTCTTTACTGCATTTGGATTTTCTAATTTTTCAACATTTACTTTTTCATATCTAAATATAAATCCACCTGCATGTTTAGATATTCCATTACAAGACCTTGATATATTTGAATGTGATAAATTTAGACAATCTGCAGCAAATCTAACAGATTGATATTCTTTAATAAATTTACCATCTAAATTGTATTGATAAACTATTCTACCACTAGATTTTGATTGTCTATCCAATACTTCTTTTTTTCTACCTGTATTACCACTACCAGTTTCATCAGAATTGGTTAATTTATCATTTTTATATATTTGTATATACTCTGTTTCATATTTAACAAAATCAGATAAAGGACATATCTTTAGAAATTTTATTATAGGTAATAGTTCTTTCTTTAAGAGAGATCTAATCCATTTTGCTCTATAATGTAGAGATTTTATATTTTTACATTCTCTTATGTGACCTGATAATCTATTCTTTGGTTGTGTTGTTTTTCCTATATATCTAACCTCATTATCTCTTGGATCTAATAAGGCATATATGTATGCTATTTCTGTATTATTATTTTCCATATAGTATATATAAAAAAGTGGTGTTCACCCTGTATAAAAATAAACTTTTTATACATCTTTTATATAATTATAAAACAAATATAAAATTATGACAAATGCAGTAGATTTAACACCCTCAACCTATGAAAGTTTTATTAAAAATGATTTGGTTTTGATAGATGTTTGGGCAAAATGGTGTGCGCCGTGCCTTCAAATTTCACCAATTGTGGATCAAATCTCTTTAGAGTTTATGGAGCAATTACAAGTTGGTAAATTAAATGCTGATGAGAATAGAGACATTCTTGTTGAATTAGGAGTTAGAAATATTCCTACATTAATTCTTTTCAAAAATGGAGAGATTGTTGAAAGAAGTACAGGAATGACAACTAAAGAAAAATTAGCGGAATTGATTAACACTCACTTAAACTAATTTAATGGAACCCACAGAATATTTATTTGAATTAATTAATAAATCAAATATTTCTCTATTAGGTTACACTTTCAAAGAAGAAAGAATTAAAGATGAAATTATTTCTAAAGTTTCTCATATTGAGTTACCAGAAATAAATTCATCTTTTTCTATGCTTTCTTATATTAGAGATTCTAAAATTGATTCAGTATTGAATGATAAAACTGAAACACCAAGTCACTTCTTATTAGACATAAATAATTTTATGATGGGTAGAGGTGAAACAAGTAGGTATAATGTAATAAAAAATTCTCTTCAAAGAATAGCAAATGAATTAGTAGATAGTAATTTCAAACTATTAATCACTTGTCCAATATATACTACTACAGGTAATGATGAATATAATTTCAGTGGTGGTAACACAGGATTGTACATGGCTGACTTTGTAGGTATAATCAGAGAAGATAGAGTAAGAGTAATGAAAAACCGTGAAGGTGGATCACAAATAGATATAAAATATGATAGTAAATAATAGAAAAGCATATTATGAATTCCACATACATGAGGAATTTGAAGCAGGTGTTGTATTGGTTGGAAGTGAAGTAAAGTCAATCAGGATGGGTAATGTTACTTTAGCAGATTCTTTTATTTACTTAAAAGATGGTGAAGTATGGCTCAAAAATATGAATGTGGCAAGATATAAATCATCACATCCATTAACAAAACATGAAGAGAACAGGGATAAGAAGTTACTTTTAAGCAGAAAAGAAATCAATAGAATTGAAAGAAAACTACAAGATAAAGGAACAACAGCTATACCATTAAGTGTTTTTATAAAAAGAAACAGAATTAAGATTAAGATTGGTGTGGCAACTGGTAAAAAATTATGGAATAAAAGAGAAGATATTAAAAAGAAAGATATAGAAAGGGAAATGAAAAGAGGTATGGTTTAATTTTATATATAGTAAAAAATAATATGTAATATGAAACCATCTAAAATAAAATTGATTGATTATTTGAAATCAAATTATAATAAAAAATCTAAAGATGAAATAATTAAAGATACAAATCTTTCTTGGAACTATATACAAAAAATTGCTTGTTTAAATAAAATAAAAAAAGGTTCTAATGAATCAAAAAATAACTCAAAATATTCAAAAATAATTGATTACACTGATAATATAACTTGTTATTGGATAGGTTTTATACTTGCTGATGGTCATATATACAAAAAATCCAACATTCAGATAAACTTATCAATAAAAGATAAAGAATATATTTTAAAAATTGAAGAACATATAGGAAAAGTATGCAAATATGAGTATAAAAATGATATAAGACTTGTAATTTCAGATAGAAAAAGTGTGAGTAAATTATCTAATGACTTTAATTGGTTGTCTAATAAAACCAAGAATCCAGTAAAAATACCTTATAACATAACCAATGACCAACTATTTAGCATGATGATTGGATTTATAGATGGTGATGGTTGTATAAGTAAAAAGGGTTTATTATATCTTAAATGTGATTCTTCATGGGGATATTTTTTAGAAGAAGCATATTATATACTAACATCATCAAAAAAGAATTTTTATATATCACCTGATGGATGTTCAAAAATATGTATAACTAAAAATAAAGTAGTTCTTAAAATTAAGAATAGAGCATTGTCTCTAAATTTACCTATAATGAAAAGAAAATGGGATAGAGTGGTTGATAGAACATTAAAATGTGATAAATATAACATTATACAAAATCTACTTATTGAGGGACAAGATATTAAAAAGATAAAAGAAAATACTGGATTTAGCCAATCACTTATTTATAAAGTTAAAAGAGATTTAAAAACATGAAACATAACATAGAAGACTTCTTTGAAAAACTCCATAGTTCAGGTAGTGAAGAAGAAGTAATAAAAAACTTAAAAAGGATTATCAAAAGTTTTAATGTATCTACATACAAAGAAAGACTTATGAGTAATCCTTATTTTAGTTTATTAATAAATGAAATCAAAGGAGATATTCTATTTGAGATTGGTTTAATCAGAGACAATATTGAATTAGAAATAAGAGGTATAGATGATGCTCTAAATAAACCAATTAGTGTCAGTGATTTTAATAGACTAAAGGATTTGAAAAGAGAATGTATGGGTTTATTATATGAAATAAATGATCGAATCAATGATTTGATTTTACTTTAATAAACTATTAACAAACTTCTCAATTATATCTAATCTTTCCATTGAGTAAACAAATTCATCTGTTGCACCATCACAATATCCAACATATCTATTCATACTTTTATTTGATTCATCAAATGAATTTAAAACATCATTATAAGGTGTTGATAATTTATGTTTACCATCTAATATAAAACTTTCTATAGTTTTTAACTTATATTTAATCATTATTATATCATGTATATTCTCAATATCAACAGACTCAATATATTTATTTATCTTTTCTCCTAAATTTAAAAGTCTTTTTATTATAGTAATAAGATTTTCATCACCAGAGGTAAAAATAATATTTAAGTTAGATTTATATAATTGATTAATATCTGTACTTCTATCTCTACTATTTTTAAATACAGATAAAACATTATTAAAATAATACTCTTTATCACTTTCATCTTCATTTACTAAATTATATAATTGATTAATAAGATTATTTAATGATCCCATAGTTTTGTCTAAATAAAGATTAAACATAATAAACTTATTACACATTATACTATTAACAACTTTATTTAATTTAGAAAAATCTTCTGCATCTTTATGTAATCCATACTTAGTAACTAATTTAGTAGTATAGTTATTAATATTTATTTGTTTTATATCATAATCTGACATAAGAGCAGTGGCACCTTTTCTAGCATCTCTTCTATTACTTTGTATAACATTTCTACTTGGTAATGAAAGTAATTTATCCATATAAACAATAATAGCAAAGTCTGATTTTTCTATAGCATTTTCAATAATATTTTGATTGTGTATAGTCCAATCTATAATATAACCACTATCATTTAATGGTTTATTAAAGTCTGCCAAATTTGCTTTATGTTTACTTTTGATAGTTTTATTTTCATATCTTAATTGTCTGTTATCTTTAATATAAAGATGTAATCTAAAATGGTCACCATCTGTTATAATATCACCATTATTTTCATTATCACGACCTAATCTCCAAGTATATTGATAATCTTGTGCAAAAGTTGGTTGATCACCATAAACATTAACACCATCATTTCTATCATTATTATAAACAAAGATTGTATTATAATTCTGAGTATCTATAAATACTTTACCTACACTTACTTTAGTTGAGTTAGAATTGTTATCTCCAAATATAGCAAGAACATCATCACCAGTTTTTAAATCTCTATAATTTAATACCGATGATAATTTACCTTTTGTTATTCCTAAGTCATCTTTAATATAATTAAATTGATCCTCACTGAATTTTTTATTTTTATCAGAATAATCATTTTCAAGTCTAACATATGGTGTAGTTAAATTACCTGTAGCAGTTTTACCCAAAAATCCTTTTTCTAAAGAGAACCAATACTTAATACAATAAATATCATAATTATTATTTACAGGTTCATTGCTTTTAACTTTAATCGCTTTAGATGTTCTAAGATATTGTAAATCATCTTCTTTTATCCTTGAGATAGGAATATTATATTGACTCATTAATCTTTTAATATCATTAGAGAAATAGTTTGCAGTATCTTGTCCTATTTTTTTAGTTAAGAATTTAAGTGTATTAGTAATCACTTGTGATTCAAAGGCTTCATATAATTTAATGTATTTCATTACTTATATATTAAAATAAATTTTTCAAATTAAAACTTTTGTTATATATTTGTATAATAATAAGAAGTTATTAAGGTTGACTGTTATAAATAATGAACAAAGGTCACATAACTTTAATAATGTTTATGGTAGTAAGTAGCTAACAAATAAGTTAACACCTTTGATAAAATTAGTGAACTACCTTGTACTTAAATATATGATAAAATGTAAAGGTGTAGTATTGAAATTGTGATGGTAATAAATACTCAAAATCTAAACAGATGATAGTAGGTTATAAATAAGAAAATAACTTACTGAAACTAAATCCAACACTATGAAGAAATTAAATGCGTAGAATGGTAACACTACGAAACCAAGGACACAAATCCATTAAAAGGTAATCCCAAGTGATTAGATCATAAAAGTTAAGGTTAGGCTCTCGGATTCCGGCCATACTTAACAGGCGTTCCACCCTCTTCATATTTTTTAAAATAAATTAGGTAGATTAAAATAATTGTTCTACATTTGCAGAACTAAAAATTAGAAATTATGAGTTTAAAAGAAAAAATTAGCAAAGACTACATGACTGCTTTCAAAGAAAGAAATGCAGTAGCAAAAAATTTACTTTCTGTAGTAAAAGGAGAGATCCAAACTATTGAAAAAAATACAGGAGTTGATTGTCTTTCTGATGCAGAAGTAATCAAAATCCTTAACAAAACTGCAAAATCTTTGAATGAGGTTATTGCAACAAGTGGTGATGAAGAGTCTAAATTACAATTAACTATTGTAGAAGCTTTACTTCCAGCTGCTTTAACAAGAGAGGATATTGTTACTAAAGTAAATGAACTTGTAGCATCTGGTGTAACTAATGTTGGTGGTATTATGAAAGAGTTTGCAACTTTACAAGTTGACAGAAAAGTAGTATCAGAAGTAATTAAAGAAGCATTAGCTTAATCAACATTAAATGATTTAAAATCTTTTACTTTAGTTGGCATACCACCTGTATCAACACCTTTAGTCCATTCATCATTGAATACCCATTTTTTATCTTTGGGTGCATTCTTTTTTGATTTGTACTTCTTACGCATTGCAAAGATGTATTTAAGTTGTGATTTTGAGCGTACTGGCATAAAGTATATATAAAAAATTAAAAACAAAAATGGGATCATTTTTATTAGGAATATTTGTAGGATATTTAATATGGGGACTAAAGCTTAAAATTTAAAAATTATGAGTGAAAATTGGTTAACCGATAATCATTTTTTGTAGATAAAAATAACATTAAATTAGGTAGAAAGTAAAACTTTTTATATATTTACACTATGAAAAAACAGACATACATACAAGTTGAATTATCTTCAAGTAAAGATATTGAAAATATGATGGTATTTTTAAAAGGATATAATGGACCACATGGTAAAGTAACTTTAGCATATGGTATAGCAGAATACCAATTTGAACGTGGTATTAGATATATTAATGTATATGAATATAATGAGATTAAATACACAACTACAAGAAATAAGCAAGTTAAATTGTTTAATGTAAGTGACTTTATGAAACATAGTTTAAAATTTGAATAAAAATAGCATAAAAATTAGGTAGATATATAAACTTTTTATATATTTGTACTATAAAAATAACAAAATAACAAAAAGGAACAATAATAAATTAATATATACAATAATGAGAACAAATTTCAAACATACAAGCTTTAGTAAGTCGTTCAAGTGGTTTAGCCACAAGTTCGGATGTATGAGTATGTCATTCTCAGATGTAACTTTAAATAGTTAGTTATATAGATAAGAGAATAATAAAACATAGACAGAAACCCGAACTTTACAAAAAGTTTGGGTTTTTTATTTGAAGGAACTCACTGACTTTTAATATATATAATAAATTAAAAGTCAATTATGAAAAAGTATTGTGGTACATGTAAAGAAGTTAAAAATAAAACAGAGTTTAATAAAAATAAAGTTAGAAAAGATGGTTTGAATTCTATATGTAGAGTTTGTAGTAAGAATAATTCACATAATTATTATAAAGTCAATAAAGAAATAATGAAACCTATGATAAATGAAAGAAAAAGAAAAAGAAAAATTGAAAGAATTGAATATATTTATAATTATCTTTTGGAAAATCCTTGTGTTGATTGTGGTGAAAATAATCCAATAGTATTAGAATTTGATCACAAAGATAATGTTGAAAAGATTGGTAATTTATGTGATATGATTAGTGAAGGTGTTGATTTAGTTAAAATAAAAAATGAGATAAATAAATGTGATGTTAGGTGTGCCAATTGTCATAGAATAAGAACCTCAAAACAACAAAATTGGGGCATGTTACAATTTATTAATAATATGAATATTAAGATTTAAAAAATAAATTCTCTCCCGTAGCTTAAATGGAGAAAGCCGCATACTTTTAATATGCAGACTACTGGATCGTACCCAGTCGGGGGAACAAAAAGGAGAGGTAGCTCAGAGGTAGAGCACTGTGTTGAAGCCGCAGGTGTCGTGGGTTCGATCCCCACTCTCTCCACTTTGATGGTAGCTTAATTGGTTAAAGCACTTGGTTGTGAGCCAAGGGATTGCGGGTTCAAGTCCCGTCTGTCAACCCAAAATACGTCATTGGTGAAATGGTATCATCCTGGTCTCCAAAACCAGTGTTACAGGTTCGAGTCCTGTATGGCGTGCTGATATATGGTGATTGTCGTCTAAAGGTTAGGATGCCTCCCTGTGAAGGAGGAGATGCGGTCTCGGGATCCGTCTTTCACCCAAATAATTCTCTCCCGTAGCTTAAATGGAGAAAGCCGCATACTTTTAATATGCAGACTACTGGATCGTACCCAGTCGGGGGAACTAATTTACAAGCACTCAGCTTTTTTAAGGAGAGGGAGTTCAATTATTTATATATAAAAGAAAAGATAATTGAATTATGAAGGAGTGTAAGTATTGTGGATTTACAACAGAAAATGGATTAAAACTTGGTGGACATATTACAAATTGTAAATTAAATCCAAATTATAAAATTAGATGTAGTAAATTAAGTGAAATTGGTAAAAATAGAAAGTTATCAGATGAAACTAGAAAAAAAATATCAAATAGTAGAAAAGAATATTTAAAAAATAATCCTGATAAAGTTCCTTACCTATTAAATCATAGTAGAAATGAATCATATCCTGAGAAATATTTTACTGAGGTTTTTTTAGATAAAAATATTAATATAACAAAATCCTACAGAATTGGATTGTACGAATTAGACTTTTGTATTTTAGATAAGAAAATAGATATAGAGGTTGATGGTAGTCAACACTATTTAGATAATAAAATTATTGAAAGTGATAAAAGAAGAAATAAATATTTAGAAGACTTAGGTTGGGATATAATTAGAATAAAATGGAGTGAGTATCAATTATTGAACAAGGATTCTAAAAAGTATTTTATTGACAGTTTAATACTTTATATAAATGGATTAGTAGAAAACAAACCAACATTTGAACTATTAGATAATAAAAAGTATTGTGAATGTGGTATAGAAATATATAAACGTTCTAAAATGTGTTCTAAATGTGATTCATTTAAACAAAGAAAGGTTGAAAGACCTTCATTATACCAACTATTAAAAGATATAAAAGAAACAAACTATGTCTCAACTGGTAAAAAATATGGTGTTAGTGATAACACTATAAGAAAATGGATAAAAAAATATAATGCGGATTTAGCTGAGACGGTTTAGCGTATGGTTGAAGCCCATAAGAGGTCGGTTCGATTCCGTCAGTCCGCACAAAAAAATAGTCTGATAATGTAGTGGTAACATTATGTAGTCGATCCTATATATAGTAGGGGTATCTTCCGCGCATCACAGGTTCGATTCCTGTTCAGACTACTAAAAGTAAAAAAGTAAAACAAAAGAATAAATTTTTAATATATAAGTTATGAAAACAATTATAAGTACTCACATAGTGAGAGTGCAAAGCACTACATCGTCAAGTTCTTCAAGTCGCTCAAGTAAATTGAGTGAGGTTCTTGTGTATTCATAATTTTAAGTTAAAAGTTATTTGAAACCCACAAACCTCAAAGTTTGTGGGTTTTTTTATTGGTTCCATCGTTCAATTGGATAGGATAGGTCGCTACGAACGATCAGATATAGGTTCGAATCCTATTGGAATCACAAATATGGAGGAGTAATTTAGCAGGTGCTAAACCCAGTCTTGAAAACTGTGGGTGCGTTTACTCGCATGGGGTTCGATACCTCACTTCTCCACAAAAGTATCAAAAGGTACAATAAGTGGTATAATTAAAAATATGGAAGAATAAGCCAAGTTGGTCTATGGGTCGCAGTCTTGAAAACTGTTGGGGGTAACACCCGTGTGAGTTCAAGTCTCACTTCTTCCGCAATAGTGAGTAAACCTTGATGGTGATAGGGTCTGCCTGGAAAGCAGTTCGGTCGGGAAACTGGCTAGGGTTCGATTCCCTTGTTCACTGCTAAAAAATGGAGAGTAAACCTTGATGGTGATAGGGTCCGCCTGCTAAGCGTGACGGTCGGGAAACTGGCTAGGGTTCGATTCCCTTGCTCTCTTCTACTTAAATATCTCAGATATTTCTAATGCCTTTGTTCCTATATAGGAACTACCAAGTGCAAAGTATTCAATACCACCTTCAAAATTTTGTGATATTGTACCATTTAAATTCCAAGCAAAAATTGTTAATGGAACTGTACTGAAGAATGTACTGGAATATGTACCAGTGGTTGTTAAAGTTCCATCAACATAATAACTATGTGTTAATCCAAATTTTGAATGAATAACATGCTTATTATCAGCAAATACATTTAGTCCATCCCCACCACTATTACCATGAAAATTAGCAACATTATTACCTGATGGATTAAATTTTCTAAATACAAAGTTATTACCTGAACCATTTCTTGTACCTGCAACAACACCTTGTATCTCATCATATGTTTTAAAGAAAACAGTAACATCTTCTAATTGTGCTTTATTAGAGTTAATAGATGGTATATAATCAGTTAATAGATAACTATTTGTACCACCTTTAAATCCTTTATCACTTTCTAAAACAGGATGATTTATAACATTACTCTGTGTTGCATTATAGACACCAGGATTTACCCAATTTATCTTACTGAAATCACTTAATCCTGAATGTTGTTTAAAGTTGTATAATATATCTAATTCAGTAAATATACCTTCTGACTTTAGTTTTTTTATTTTTTTATTATTTTTAAAATTCTGATTTCTTTTAGGTAATTGATACCCATTAGACTTTGCATAATCTAATATTGCAATATATTCAGGTTCAAATATAACATTATATCCAAATTCAAAAAATGTATTATTAAACATATTATTTATTATTTTTATGCATTACTTACTCTTAAGTAATCAGTTGTACCATAACTTATTATTGTTGCAGTTGAACCAACAGAACCATCTAATATAAATGTACCATCAACATCAATTAGTGTTCTTCCTGAACCTTGTACAAATGTTACACTTGCAGTTCCATGTTTTAAATATGTTGATGTAAATCTGTCATAAGAATTAACAGTAAGGTTTATACTATATGTACCATTATTTATAATAACACATCTACCATTTTGATCATATCCACCATCTGTTAATGTATTTGTTGTAATACTTGATGTTGATGTTATAACATCAATTGCTGTGGTTGATGTAACTGAAGATGTCCAACTTGCAACACCATTCACATCAGATATAAGAACATAACCTGGTCCTTCTGATGTATCTTGTAGTTTAAAACCACCACCTGATTGAGTTGCATAAATATCAACTTTTGTACTTGGTCCAGTTAATCCAAATCCAACATTACCTTTAATGATAGTTTTTAATGTATTATCATTACCTATTGTAGTAGAGTTAGATCCATTTCCTGTTGTATTATAACCTATTACTATTTGATTAGTTTCATCTGTTGACTGTGCTCTAGTATCACTACCTATAAATATAGAATTATTAGATATAACATTTGTTCCTAATATAGTATTATTACCAGCATTTTTACCAATTGCTATATTATCACTACCTATTGTATTATAACGAAGTGCACCATTACCAATAATTGTATTATATTCACCGCTTATTAATGAACTTATCCTTACAGTGAATCCAGTCCCTGGTCCAATTGGACTTGCAGTACATCCAAGAATAGTTGATGTATTTTGAAATCCATGTCCTGGTGTGTCTAATGTGACTGAGCTCACAGTACCTCCTGGTGAAACAACTATTGTTGCTAATGGATAATCACTTGCAACAACATCTAAAAAACCACCACCATTATATTTAAGTTGAACTCCTGAATGTGTTCCTGGTGTATATCCACTTCCTTCAGAAAATGTACCTAAAGTTAATATTCCTGTTGTATTTTCAAATGCTGCTTGATATCCAACAGAAACATTATAACCTCCTAAGGTATTGTAATACATTGTGGCATCACCAATTGCAACATTTTGTTCCCCTATTCTACTATAAAACATTGCATTTCTACCAATTGAAATTGTACTATCTGCACTTGTATTTCTTGGTAATGACTGCCAACCAATTGCAACATTACCAGAACCTGTTGTGTTAAATAACATTGCTGCTTTACCAATTGAAATATTATTAGAACCTGTTGTATTACTACTTAATGGTAAATAACCAATTGCAACATTATCCACACCTGTTGTTGTTGCATATAAAGTATTGTGTCCAACTCCTATATTAAAACCTGCGGTTGTGTTATTATATAGTGAGTTATTACCAATTGCAAGATTAAAATTACCTGTTGAATTATTATAGAGTGAATTATTACCCATAATAATATTATTTCCACCTGTTGTATTATTCCTAAATGCATTAACACCAATAGCAGTATTAAATCCACCTGCCATAGATACGTTTGTTCTATATCCAATTATTGTATTCAATGTATTACTTGTATAGACAGAATTTGTACCTATTATTAATGAATCATTAATATTAATAGTTGTACCATCATCAGTTATATTACTATTACCAAAAGTTGAAGAACTTGTCCACTTTGTTATAGTATTTGTTATACCTGAACCTGTTCCACCTGTTCCACCAACTCCTACTGTTGTCCAAGATAAATTTCCTAAACCATCTGTTTTTATAACCTGATCTGATGTACCATCAGTTGATGGTAATGTATATAAATTATTTATATTAACATTAGGAAGATATACTGTATTATCCTGAGTGGCTTGTAAACCATTACCACCTATAATTACAGAGTTTTTTATACTGGCAGTTGCACCTGAATTTTTAGTTGATATATAAGTTATACCAGAATCAAAATTAGGACTTGTTGATGCAGTTGCACTATCCTTTATGATAATACCATTCTTAGTGAACACATTTGAACTAGTTGATGATACTAAAGCAAAATTACCAATAGAGTTAGATGTTATTATATCTAATTCAGTAATTTTAATTTGACCAGTACCCTTAGTACTTTTTATTACTTTACCATCTTGAATATACAAGTTAGGAACATAAACTGAATTAGATTGTGTTGCTGATAAATTTTGACCACCAATTACAACTGTATTTACAATACTATTACTAATTGTTGAGTTATCGGTAGAAATTAAAGCAGATAGTTTACTACCAGCACCTGATGATAATTGACCAAATTGTAATGTTGCAAAATTATTTAAAAATAACTCATATGAGTTTGTATTAATTATCTGTCTATCAGTCTCTGACCATTTAGTAGTTATACCTGTATTTTCTATTCTAAAACTTTTACTGGAACCATTACCCAAAATTACATTACCTGAATTCAAATATAAGTATGATTCTCCATAAGAACCATTATCAGTTGTTAATGAAACTATACCACTATCTAATGATATTTTATTAGTTCCTTTTGTTATAGAACTATCTAAAACTATAGAATATGTACCAGTAGTGTTACCTAGTGATAATGTACTAAATAATGTTCCTGCACTTCCTACACCACCTATTGGAGTAACAATACCTTGATAATCCATCTGTGATAATAAATCATTCTCTATATTATATCCAACTATATATCCACCTTGTTCTGGAGGAGTAATTGAATTAAAATCTATTCTTTCACTAAAGACAACTAAAGCCATAATTAATTCTATATTATTTTGTATCTTATATATTAATTTTTTATATTTGTAAAATGATTTTAACTAAGGAAGAAATAGCAGAGAAAAGGAAAATAAGTAAAATAGTTACTTATAGTGGTGATTTTTTAAGAAAACATAATGATAAATATGATTTCTTAAAAGCAAAAGTAAATACAGGTAAGTTCTTTTTATATGAAGTTACTGAACCAATAAAAAGAATTGATGAAGATTATGAAGAAAGACTTTATTACCCTAAACTTGGATTACATATTGATGATTATATGGTTGATATGGCAATTGAAGTTGAATGGGTTGATGTAAGAAGAACCTGGGAGAGAAATACTCAATATGAATATGTGTATGAAGGTAATGGACAGACATATAAAAGTTGGGCTGATGATGAAAGGTCTGAATTAAGAAGTTGTATTTGTTGGGATGATTCAATGTATGTTTATGGTGTTTGGGATGTTAAACCTACTCATAAAGAATTGAGATTAGCTTATGAACAAACTCTTTGGTTCAGAAGAAGTGAACAAGAAATTAGAGATATAAAATTAAAAAGACTACTTAAATAATGGGATATTGGTTAGAAAATAAAATGAATAAAGGTGATGTAGTTATATGTATAGTTGATTTTTCAGATACAAAAATAGTATCATTAACTTATGGTAAATCATATACTATTTTAGATTCTACAAAACACACAATATTAATTGTGGATGATGATGGTGTTGAAAGACAATCTTATATTAAAGAAAGTTTTAGTTTATTAAGTGAATGGAGATACAATAAATTAAAATCTATAAATGTCTAGTCAAGAAGTAATTGATAAAGTATATGAGTTAAAATCTTTTACAGTTAAAGTTCAAGACTATGAAATGGCAAGTAAACTAAGAGATATAGAAAATTCCTTTAATGGTGATTATGGGAAAGTCTATATTGAACCTACACAAGAAAACTTAAAAATTGAACTTACTAAAGTGGTAGAATATTTCAATAAATACAATCCTCAAAGTCAATGTTTAAGAGACTTAAAATTAACACTATTATTAGATGAATTATAATATACAAGATGTAATAAACTTCATGAAAGATGAAGCAATGAATAGACAACACTTTATGTTGGCTGCACATATAAGACAATGTGAAAAACAATTAGAGTATCTTAAAACTGATTCTACTATGACAGACCTTGTTTATTTATTAACTGAACCTAAAGACCGTTGGGGATTAACAGAAAAAGACTTTGAACTTATAAAAGTCTTGCTAAGAGAAGCAAAAATCAATCTAATTACTAAAAGTTAGTTTACTATTTTTATATATAATCTATGAAACATTTGAGAAAGTTTAATGAAGCAGTTACTACAGATATGTTGAAAAATACAAAAGTTGGTAAAACTTGTTTCAGAGATACAAGAGAAAAGAAAAGTAAGTATTCATCAAATGAATATAGATTATCTGGTTACTTATATGTATATGATTTCTCTGATGGTGGTAGAACTTGGGCAGCAGTTCCTAAAGAATTAGCAAATGCAGTTACTGGAACAGGTGTTGCAGGTTGTATTTGTAATCTAGAAGATATTGAGATACTTGAAAGAGAAACTACTTGGAGTGATGAACGTGTTGAAGAAGAAATACAATCTCAAAAAAGAAGAGCTGAATCTGAAAAAGGAAAATATGAAATGATTAAAAAGATAGAAGATGCATATGGACCAGGTCTTACAGAGGATGAATATCAAGATATTGCAATGGATCTTGCTATAAATAGTGCAATGAAAAGTTTTAGGAATTAAAAATAATTTGTATCTTTGTAGAAGAAAAATAAACTAAAAGTCATGATTGATTGGAACAAAATAGATTATAACAAAGAGTTAAATATTGAACTTATTGAAGGTGAAAATGTAGTAACCTTGACTGCTACTTTAGTTGATTATGAATGGAGTCCAAGTAGAATTCCTGCAATTGCAAATGTTAAGATACTTAAAACAGATGATAAAAGGTTTAAGATAGGTGATGTTATAAAATTACCTATTATTACTAAAGATGTTGTTGAGCCTTTTATGGTATTATGTCCAAGGCCTATAAAACCATCCAATCAACTTAGATTAAAAGCTAAAATAGTTCTTAATTAATATCTAGGTAAATTCATATCAGTGGTGATTTCAATTTTGAAACCAAATCCACTATCTGAATCAGAACCATATCTTATCTCTGAATCATAACCATTTTGACCATTAAACGTAACTGGCTTAGGACCCATCATTTGTTGTTGTCTCCTAAGCTGTTCTTGTTTTATTTTAGCTTCTTCTTGAGCAACCATTTGGTCAAAAGTTAATCCCGGTTGTTGTGGTTGTTGAACTTGAGGTCTATTAGAAAAACTTTGATCTTGACCATATTTTCTAAGTAGTTGTTCTGCTTCCCATCCTGATACTTCTCTACTATTAGTTTCTTCTTGTTGACTAATAATTCTTACTTCTGGTCTATTCATTATATTTGTCTTTTTAATTTTATTCTTTTAAATCCAGTAGATTTACCACTAATATTTATTTTAGGTTCAGAAAAAAATACATTAGTGGTTATCACACCATTATTGTAGAAATCACGTTCACTTTTAACTTGAATATATGATAATCCTTCATCAACAAAGATTTTAGTAATTTTATCTTCAATTTCTTTTAGTTCTACATTTTTAAAATATAATTGAATACTATATCTATCTCTTTCTCTTGTACTATAATTATCAGTTCCAGATCCAGCTTCTAATCCAGCTTCTTTAAGTGCCTTACTTAAATTAGTAGCACTAATTACTATTAAAGTATTATCACTTTTAATTATTTTATTATGTATTAAATGAAATTTAATCTTTACATTGCCTACTGTATTTATATTTAATACAACTCCAACATTACCCTTAGCGGTTAATTGTTCTATAGCAACATTAATATCTAAAAGTACTTCATGCCATATCTCATGTTTATTAATATATTCTTCTATATTATCATATACTATATTATTTGGTAGAATAGAAAGAATATCCACATAAACTTCACTTTCTCTTATATAAGTTGATACTTTATTATCATCAGAAATATATGCAAATACATCATCAATATCACTTTTCAATTTTTCAATATCATTTGTTAAACTTTCATTGAACTTAGTAAAACTACTAATCATAAACTTAGACTATATTTTGTACTATATATATTAAAATTATTTATTTATAAATGAAGATAGAAAATGTATTAAGTTTATTTGATGGTATGTCTTGTGGACAAATTGCTTTAAACAAGTTAGGTATTAAATATGATAATTATTATGCATCAGAAATTGATGAACCTGCAATGTCAGTAACTCAACATAATTATCCAAACACAATTCAGATGGGTAGTATAACAGAATTACAAAGTTCTCAATTACCTAAGATAGATTTACTATTTGGTGGATCACCTTGTCAATCATTCTCAAATGCTGGTAATGGAACTGGGTTTGATGGTAAGTCTGGATTATTCTATGATTATGTTAGATTATTAAAAGAATGTAAACCAACTTACTTCTTACTTGAAAATGTTAAGATGAAAAAAGAATGGCAAGATATTATCTCAGAAGAATTAGGAGTTCAACCTATCAAGATTAATTCCAATCTTGTAAGTGCTCAGAATCGTGAGAGACTTTACTGGACAAATATCCCTGTTGTAGGTTTACCTGATGATAAACAGATTTATATTGAAGATATACTTGATAATACTTTTGATAGTAAGTATTGGTTAAAAGAAAGAAATACTGAATTACTTTCTAAGAAAGTTAGTATAGAAGGTGCACCTGATATTTGTTGCATTGATGTTTATAATAAGAAGTTTAAGAAAGATAGAAAGAGTCCTACATTGACTTTACCACATCATAATTCATTAAGATTACTTCAAGATGGTAAGTTTAGAAAGTTAACTCCTAATGAGTGTGAGAGATTACAAACTGTTCCTGTAGATTATACAAATACTGGAATTGCTGATATTCATAGATACTCAATGTTAGGTAATGGTTGGACAGTAGATGTGATTGCATTTATTTTTTCATTTATTTAATATATAATTTGGTAATGCAAAATTAAGTTGTATATTTGCAGTGTTGATTTAACAACTGGCGGCGTTAAAGAAATTCACGATAGTAGTTTCCTAAAAACAAAAATTAGGAATATGAACTGGAAAAAATTAGAAAAACACAATGTTATTGACATTGTGAGAAGAGAATCATTATTAGAGTTTACTAAAGAACAAATATTAAGATGTATAGAAAATACCAGAAAAAATGGATTTCTATATTACTCTTATAATATTGAAAATGTATTACAAGAATTAGTAAATGAAGGTAATTTAGGAGTTTATTACATATCAGTTAAAGTTGAACCTTTAGAATATTCATGGAGAATGATAGATTATAAAGTTGGTTCAAAATCAGTAGCTGTGTATAAATCACTTAAAGCTATGAGAAATGAAAGAATTGATAAAATATTAGAATGAGACCTATTAAGTAGGTCTTTTTTCATAACTCCATATAAACCCACAAGAACTTTTACTTTTATTTCTTAAATTATTATTTATTGATTTATAATCAAGTCCTAACTCATTAGATATTTCAATAATACCACTCCATTCTTTTATTAGTTTTTTTGTTATTTTATCATATTGATATACTACCTTTCTTTTTTTAAAGGACTCATACTTTTTACCTGTATTCCAAGGCTTAGTATTTTTAACAAATCTTGTTTTTTTTCCATTATCCAATCCATTATTTAGATTAGAAAATTCTATTAAATTACATAATTCTATACTTGACATTTTTAGATAGTCATTTTCATATACACAAATATACCCACCACACTTTTTAGTTTTACCACTAAGTACAGATGATACACCTCTTTTACCAATAAACTTTTCTGCATCTTTTATAGAATCTGAAATATTAGTTAAAATACCATTTTTATCAAAAAGAACAATCTTTTTAGTGTTATGTCCCTTCTTAAAGGAAGTTTGATTACCATATGTTAAACCCTCACCACCTAAACCACAGTTTACAAGATTACATCCTTTATTGATGTAATAATCTATATACTTCTTTTCATAATATGACCAATTATCAATATCTACTTCATCAATAATTTCCAATATTGGTTTTTGATTATCAGACAATAGTTTATTTATCCAATTTCTTTTGTGTGTTCCTATATCTTTACTTGTATCCAAATGACTAGAAAATCTTTTATTTGGATTATTTGATTTACCAACATATCTAACTTCATTAGATATTGGATCTTTTAATACATAAATAAATGTTTTTACCATTGATTAATTATTTTTAATTTATATATTAAAAATTAATGTTCCCTGTTATACCAATAATTTATTTTTTGTATCTTTGATATTAAATTATAGAATATATGAAATACATATTGGGAATCACTGGGGGTATTGGATCAGGAAAAACTACCATAACAAAGTATATTGAGTCTTTGGGTATTCCTGTCTATATTGCAGATGATGAAGCCAAGAAGTTACTTGATACACCAGAAGTGATAAAAGAACTAACTGATACTTTTAGTGAAAATATTTTAGAAAATAATTTGGTAGATAAAAAGAAGTTAGCTTCTTTTGTCTTTGGGAATGAGGACAATCTCAAAAAGTTAAATGAGATTGTCCATCCTAAAGTTAGAGAACACTTTATTAATTGGACTAAACAATTTGATAAACCATTTGTAGTTAAAGAAGCTGCAATATTATTTGAAAGTGGTGCTTATAAAGATTGTGATGTAACAATTTTAGTAACTGCACCAGAAGATGTAAGAGTTGAAAGAGTTATTAGTAGAGATAATACTAATAAAGAAGATGTTCTTAAAAGAATAAGATCTCAATGGTCTGATGAAGATAAAGCCAAATTAGCAGATTTTGTAATAGAAAATGTTGATTTAGAGAAATCTAAACAAGAAATTGATGAAATATTGAAAAAAATTTAAAAAAATGTTCAGAAATATCAAAAAGGGGAAAAACTTTTTAATATATAGAACTATAAAACATATATCGCGTTAAAGTGTAAAGGTTGCATTAGAGTCTCATAAACTCCAAGGGGTGGTTCGAATCCACGCTACGCTACAAAGTTGAGAGATAGTCTCACAAAACAATATATCGCGGGATAGAGCAGTAGGCAGCTCGCAAGGCTCATAACCTTGAGGTCACAGGTTCGAGTCCTGTTCCCGCTACAAAGATTAAAAATAATTACAAAAAGATTTGGTAGATTAAAAAAGTCACCTTACTTTTGTAGAAGAATTAGAAAACAAAACAACAACAAACATTTAAAAAAATAGAAAAAATGACAACAATTACTAACATAACAATAGCAATAGAAGCGATAGGCGGATATGAGGCGGGGTATAGAATACCATCGGTCAGAAGCGTTATGTGTATAAAGTAATGGAGTAAAAACATTATAAAACAACAAACCCAATCTGGCAAAAACAGATTGGGTTTTTTTATTGAAATAAATTGGGTAGATATGCAAGTGGTTAAAGCTGGCAGTCTGTAAAACTGCTCTCATTAGAGTTCGGGGGTTCGAATCCCTCTCTGCCCACAAAAGTACATAAGGGTGTACGATGAAGTTGGAGAGTCATGGCGGTCTGTAACACCGTTGCTATTAGCTGAGTAGGTTCGAGTCCTACTACACCCACAAAATATGCTAGTGTCTTCTAATGGCAGGAAGCTGGTTTTTCAAACCGGAAGATGCGGGTTCGAGTCCCGTCACTAGTACAAAAACACTATTGTCTTCTAATGGCAGGAAACTGGTTTTTCAAACCGGGAGATGCGGGTTCGAGTCCCGTCAATAGTACAAAGATATAAATAAGTTATAACAGGATAGTAAGACCTAACACCGTGTAAATGATATATCTAATTGGGATGGATTATGGTGATAGCCGTGTCTGTAAAACGCTAGCAGGAGAGTTCGAGTCTCTCACATCCCACAAAATACTATTGTCTTCTAATGGCAGGAAACCACCTTCTCAGGGTGGGAGATGCGGGTTCGACCCCCGTCAATAGTACAAAAATATGGTCTATTCGTCTAGTCAGGTCAGGACGTGCCCCTTTCACGGGTAAGACACGGGTTCGAATCCCGTATAGACTACAAAATAATATTGGCAAGTAGCTTAGACGGTAAAAGCGTATGTCTTATACACATGAGAGAGTGGGATCGTTACCCACCTTGCCAACAATTAAAAAACCGGTAGGTGATTTAATTTTATATAAAGTTAGCAATCTGGATCGTCTAGTGGTGAGGACGCCTGTATGTAACAGGAAACGTAGGTTCGAATCCTACCCAGACCAAGTAATGATGTATAGAATTAATAGAAACTTAGATATGATAATCGCGAGTTGATTATTTAAGAGTTCAGTCACCTTATATGCGAAAGTAGCTCAATTGGTAGAGCTCCTGCCTTCCAAGCAGGTTGTTGCGGGTTCGAGTCCCGTCTTTCGCTCACATAAATGGTGTAGATTATAACCTCTTTCTACTGAAAAGTATATAAGTTATAGTTAAAACCATAGGAAATAATGCGAGTTTTGCCTAGTTCGGTCGATGGCACTGGTCTTCCAAATCAGTCAGATAAGGTTCACATCGTGGGTTCAAATCCCACAACTCGCTCTAAAATTAATGGGGACGCATGTACCAAGGCTGGCGAGAAACCCTTGCAAGGTTTCTGAGGTGGATTCGATTTCCACCGTCTCCACCAATTCAAAAAGGGAGTTCTCCACTTTTTATATATAAAAATAAAAAGTGGTTATGAACTGTAAAAATATTGATTGTAATAATGAAGTAATAGGTAAAAAATTATATTGCTCTTTATCTTGTAGAAACTATTATGTTAATAAATATTTAAGAGATTACTCAAAAAATATAGAAGGTGTAAAAAATAGTTACAAAGAAAAATATATTCCAAAAAAATGTAAATTAGAAGAATGTAATAATGATATACCCTATGAATATAGAGAAAATTTATACTGTTCTAAAGATTGTAGTAAAAAAGTAATTAATATAAACAGAAAGGGTTTAAAATATAACATAACTGAAGAAAGTTTAATAAAGTATAGACAATCAGCATCAATAAATTTTAAACATACTAATAATAATTATGATGAAAATCCAAAAGAATGTAAGTTTTGCCAAGGTAAAATAAGTTTTGAGAACAGGAGAAGAAAATTTTGTTCTGATATTTGTCAAAAAGAGTTCAAAAGAAAAGATAAAGATGTATTACAATGTTACAGAACAGATTGTAATTTTAAATTTAGTTTAAATGATTATCCTGATGAATTTGACTTTACATTAATTGAGAAATATGGATGGTATTCACCATCAAATAAGAAGAATAATTTAGGTGGAGTTAGTAGAGACCATATGTTTTCTATTAAAGAAGGATTTGAACAAGGGATTGATCCAAAATTATTATCACATCCTGCTAATTGTAAGTTAATGATACACAATGAAAATGTGTCAAAAAACAAAACTTCTTCTATTTCTATAATAGAATTACTACAAAGGATTGAAACCTTTGATAAAAAATATTTAATAGTATGATTTTAAAAGAAGTAAAAAATAGTTCTAATTATTTTATATTATATAGTGATGAAGGTATTTTTGGAAAATCAGAAGAGTTATATATGAATAGTATGGCTGGTTTTGACAGACTTTTTGAAGATAAACCAGAAAGAATTGATAGACAAATACATACCTCACAGAAATATAAATTTGATTTTTTAGATATAAATAATATAAATGAAGTTAAAGTAATTTTTTTAGATGGTAATACTTTAAATTATAAGATTAACAATAATTCAATATATAGTAGATCAGTTATTCCAAAATTATAAACAATATGAAAACAAACAGACAGCAGGTCGCACAATAGTCACAGAAGATAAGTCTTACTGTGACGTTAATAAGAAAGATAGAATAGAACAGACTAAAAAGAGTGTTGGATCCAGAAATGATCGTAAACTTAAAAAATATTCAAACAATTTTAATAAGATGTTTGAATTTTACTTTAGAATAACAAGAACAGGTCTCATTACTTTTTGTGGTGATATTGTAAAAGTTAATTTTGATGTTTTCTATCACCATGTTTTTTTCTTAAAAGAATTGCAATATATCCCTTAGCATTAAATTGATTAATTTCTACTTTAAATCCTTCATCAATAAGATAAGCTAAAGTATTATCACAAAGTTCTTGTAATTCATCTAAGTCAACTCTCTCTGTTATTAAAAACTTTTTTAGGTATTTCATACCTTATATATAAAATATTTTTATTATATTTGCAGTATGGAAAGATTTCAAATTTTTGGTAGTGAAAACAGTTTAGATTATGATGTTATGGTATTTGTTGATGAAATACCAGAAATCATTGATCAATCTCATACATTGTGTAAAATGTATGATGTAGAATTGTCTAAAATATTAACTGACAAACCACTAAACTGCAACTTAGCTATAGTTGAAGATGGATTCATTGTTAAAGTATTCAAAGGTACTCCTGATGAAGTTAACAATGCTCTTTTCTATACTTATGATTTTCATACTCAATATCATCCTTTAGTAGTTAAAGAACCTATTGTTAGAGAGTATGATATGAAAATACTTAGAGCTTACAGAAACATCTTATCTTTTTTCTCAAGAAGTCATTTAAGAGCAATTATCAAACCAGCACTTAGAGGTGATTTAAGAGATAAAATCCCTGTGATGAAAATGATTGACTTTGAAGTAATGAAAGACTTTCCAGGTAAAAAAGAATCTATCAAAGACATTTACAAAGTAATGGCCTTTCAATTTGGACAGTTGTTTTCTTTAGTTGATGGTTTTGAAAAAGACTCCTATACTAAAAATGGATTAATACAAAACTATCCGGACTTGGCACCAATGTTGAGAAGAGAAGAATTGTCAGAAAAAGATTACAAAACTCTAAACATTTACTTAGATAGACTGATTAAACTATCAGAATTAAGAGTAGATAAAATGTTAAGATTGGTAGAATAATTATATTATTTTATATTATATATCATGATGTTACATGTTTTTAACAAATACTAACAAATAAAAAACCTATGAAAAAATTTATAATCACATTTATATTATCATTTATCCTGTTCTATTTAATTGAACATTCAATCTCCTATTTCTTCAATATAAATCTTGATACACTTGATTTTGGATGGCTAGGTTGGTTTGGATTCATTTTAGTATATGGATTTAAGTTTCACATTTTTTGTTGTCTTATACCTCTTCTTTTTACTTCATATAAGTGCAGACATAAAAAATGTGGTCACCAACATTGTTCAACTAAATAATATAATAAATATGAAAACATTCTTAATAATTTTTGTGGTACTAATGTACCTATCAACTATAGCCTTAGCTTCAGAAATATGTAATGGTCAATACTTTTGGTATAGATGTATTGTAACATATCCATTCATTTTAGCAACTTTTAAAATAATTGGTATAATTAGAAAATATAAAAAACCAGTTGAAATTGAACTTTAAACTTTCTTAAACACTAATTTACAACTTAGATTATGAGCTAACTTTCTAATGAAAGCATCATTTGCTTTAGTTGAATGTAAAAGTTTAGGTTTCTTTATAATATCAAATGAACCATCTTCATTCATATAAATTAGACCAGCATAATCAGGAACTTCATCAATAGATATTAAATCTTTTGGTGTTACAAAATTGAAATAATTTGGAAGTAAATACACCAATTCACCTTTTCTGGTCTTGGTGTATTTTTCATTTATGATGTGAGTATGTTTTTCTTTTATAAAATCTTTCTTAAAATCCGCTTTACTTATTTTAACTTCATACTCATAGATATAATCAGACTTTGATATTGATATTACATCACATTCTTGTAAACCCATACCAGTAAAGTGAGTGGTGATAGGTGAATGTGATTTTTCATAAAGATACATACAAAGAGCAGCTTCTATATTCTTTGATTGTGAATTATCTCTTTTTATTTTATTGATTGAACTTTTTCTTGACATATATTATATATAAAAAAACCCTCTTTAAGAGGGTTTTAATAGATTTGTGAAGATTGCTTCTAAAACATTTACTACAATTGAATTTCCAGCTTGTTTAGTCAAAGCACTATCAATTAAAGTTCCTTCTACTTTATCAAAGTCTGAGTCAGTGAAACCCATCATCTTCCAACATTCTCTTGGACTTAATATTCTAATCTCACCATTTTCATATACTTTAATTCTTGACTGAGCACCTGTTGCAGTAATTGTTGGTGATATACTATTTAAGTGATATACTTTCTTTTCACTTGCAAAATTAGTGTAACCAACTAAATCAAAACAACTAATACCATTTTTAGTTTTATCTGTTTTAATTGTAGGTGGATAAAATCTTTTAAAGTCTAAGTAATATTTACTAACTTGATTAGGAGTTAAAATATCAGAAATAGTTAAATCAGTTAACTTATCTTGAGTAGGAATAGCAAAATCATTCTCTGTACCATTTAAGATAGAAACCATATAAGCTCTTTCTCTATTTTGAGGAATACCAAAGTATGATGCTTTCAATTTAAAGTCAAAGTTGATATAACCCATTTCTTTAAGATTATCTTTCCAGATATTAAAACCATCTTTATTTTTATCTCCAAAAATAGCAGGTACATTCTCCATTAAAAGATATTTAGGTAATCTACCTTCTTCATTTAATTCATTTAGTAATCTGTTTACATCCCATAACAAAGAAGATGATTTGCCTTCAAATAAACCTCTTTGAGATCCTTGGTTTGACAAATCTTGGCAAGGGAATGAGTAAGTTAATAAATCATGATCTGGTGTCATAGAACCTTTTAAATCAACAATTGATCCAAGATTTTTAGAGTTTTTATTAGCTACATATAATTTCTTTAGACGATCAAGTTTAAGTGTACTTGTTTTGATAGGTGTTTTGGTATTAGAAGAGAAAGTAAAGTTTTTAAGTTCTTCAAGTATTTCTTCTTTAGTTAAGTCAGTTGTTTCATTTGAATTGTGGTGAACATTGGCATAACTTATGATTGAGTCAATAGACCATTCACTTATACCTACTACTTCACAATCAACTCCAATATTTTTAAGTGCTTTATGTTGACTTCCTATTCCTGCAAATAGTTCAATTACTCTTAATTTCATAAAAAATATTTATTATTTATATTTATTATTAGTGAAAAGTTAATCAAATAGTACTATTTAATATATAAGTAATATGAAAGAACAAATAGGTCCTAAATTAAATGATATATTATAAAACAACTTTATTTACCTATAATGAATTTATAAAAGAGAATAATACAAATAGATTATCAAAAAGTGAAAAATTGGATAATAGTATTGGTGTTGTTAACTTTATGAATATAAATAAAGTGAATGAAATATTTGACTCTAAATTGGATAAATTAGAATACAATGAAGAAAAATATAAACATTCAAAATATCCAAATGAAGAAAACATAATATATTATTTTAAATCAAAAAGTAATATAGAATATAGACTTGACTTAGTTATCTTAATGGAAGAAAATTCAAATTTAAAAGATGTAAGACTACATGATAAGAAGTTTATATCAGTTAGCTTCTCTGTGGCAAATTCTAATGATGAAAACTATGATACTCCAACAAATTTGAATGAATTATATGATGTTATGTCAAGAATAAGATATTTAATTGAATTAAATGAGTATAAAATAAATAATGATTATGTATTCATGTTTGGTAAACCAAGTGCCAATAAAATAAGAATGTATGAATACTTCATTAAATATTGTTTTCCTGATTATAAATTAATTATAGACTACACATCAGGTTTTACAAATACAACAATTGGATATTATTTAATTATTTAATTAAATAATTTTTAGGTTATAATGAATACAGATTTCATCTAACCATTTATTTTTTGTGGCAGAAGAATAAGCAGATTTACTATTTATCCTAAAATCTTTCTTACTTTTATACTTTAATGATTCTTCAAGACATTTTTCCTTAGTCCAATAACCATTTGGTAATTTACTTATCTTTAAGTGTGTAAATAAATTTAACCACCCTTCTTTTATAGATTTAGTATATGCACCTTCATATTTTTCATAAAAATCTTTAAGAGTTTCACATTTTAGAGCCAATTCAAGACAATTTTCCTTAGTCCATTTATTTTCTCTACCAAGACCTCCAGTTTTCACTTTATTTAAAATGATATAACCATTATTTTTATACCTATTCAAAAAATAGAATTCCATTTTTATTGCTTCTTCTACATCTATATAATCAGTCAATTTAACCAACTTAGGTACAATTCCTGTCTTATTAATATGTATATTAACTGTACTCTTTAAATTTGATTTGTGTAATGTATCTCTTTTCTCTAAATTGTAAGTAAGACCAATATAGACACTATTATCATCAAATTCATAACTATATATACATCTTTTATATTTATCTCCCATATGTGTCATATGACCTGTTATTTCATCTATCCAACCATTTTTAGATGCCGATTTGTATGCACCAGGTGATTTTTTTATAAATTCAGTAATTGTTTTATATTTCAATGCTTCTTCTATACAATTTTCCTTATGAATGAAAAAATTCATTTTAATACCTTCCAACCTTTCAGTTATTTCTGATAACCAACCATTGTGATATGCTGATTGATATGCACTTTTTGATAAAGTATAAAAATCTTTCTTTGTGGTATATTTTTTTACTTCTTCCATACATCTTTCTTTAGTCCAGTATCCATTTGGTAATCTCATGTAATATATATTAAAATTTACTTCTTTTATAATAAATAAAATATTATCTTTGTAGAAACTTTAGTTTTATTAATAAATATAAATCTGATATAAAAAAATATGACCAAGACAAGAAAAGTACCAGTAAGGGTATTTTGCGAAGATACTTCACAATTACTAAAATCAATAAGGTCACATAAAGAACATGGAACAATTAGGGTAATTAATGGTATTAATTATGAGGTTATTGGTGGTGATATGTTATTGAATATGAAAACAAATAGAATAGAAAAAATTAAATAATAAAAATGAAAACATACTTAAAGAGTAGATTAGATAGTTTGACAGAGGACCAAAAGTTACTCTATAATGATATGCTATCAAATAACCTATTACAAATTTGTATTCCAACAGGAGCAGGTAAAGGTTATCTTATGATGGTTGATTTGTTAAATCAAATTATATCTACCAGAAATAAAGTTTATACTATATCAACACATAGACTTATGTTGAATACACAACATCTTAATGATATATTTGAAATGTTATCTCCAATGCTTGGTAAGATAGGATATATCTTTGTTGGTAGTTCTAAATATGATGTTTCAAAATTTCAAGAGAATGTTGATTTAAACAAATCACTTCTTGAAAAGAAACTTTCTTATAATGAACTTGTATCTTCAACAACAAATTCTAAAGAAGTTAATGAGATAGTTAAAAATCATATAGATAATGGTAGAAAAGTGGTTATCTTAACTACATATCACTCATTAAATACTTTGAAAGATTTAGAAATTGATACTTTGTATTGTGATGAAGCACATACATTGGCATCAGTAGAAGATACTGCAAAATTTAAAGATAATTATAGTCTTATCTCACATAAAAGATGTTACTTCTTAACTGCAACACCAAAAGATTGTGTAGAAGATACTGAATCATTTTTAATGAATAATGAAGAGGTTTTTGGTGAGAGAATTGGTTTAGACTTTAGACATTGTGTAGATAATGGTTATATTGTAAGACCTGTTATACATATTGCCTTACCAAACAATTTTGATCCAACTGTTGATTTTAAATCAATTGAAAATATGTCAAAATTTGTAAGAGATACTTTCTTTGCACATAGAGACTTCATTAAACAAAATTCTATAGATTCTGAAAAGATAGCACCAAAAATATTGGTTAAGTGTGCATCAGTAGATGATATGTGGAAAATACACAAACAATTACTTGGTACTATTCAGGATGTTAAAATTTGTGCAGGTGCATCAAGAAATGAAACTTCAAACTTCTGTCACTTTATTGATGATGAAGGAATTGTAGGTAGAAGTGAATATTTAGAAAAGTTACAAAACTTAGAAGATTCAGAAATGGCAATTGTTCTTCACTATGATACAATGAGTGAGGGTATTAATGTTGCAGGGTTTACAGGAGTTGAATTTTTAGGTGGTAAACTACCAACTATTACAAAAACATTACAAAATACTGGAAGAGCAACAAGACTTCATAAAGAAGATAGAAATAGTTTTAGAGAAGGTAAAATTAAAGTAGGTGATGGTAACTGGATTAAACCCTATTGCTCTGTTATTATACCTTATTATGATAGAGAGAGTGAGTTCACTTCAAGAGAACTTGCAAGACAGATTAAATCATTAAGAGATAATTTTGGATATGATCCAATTTTCTATGTAAGTATTGGTTCTGATATTGGTAAAGGTAAACCAGATTCTGAAATTGCTGAATTAAATGAGACTGATGAAAAAAATAGAAAATTTGCAGTAATTGAAGAAATAAATCATGAGATTGAAGTGTTGGATTTTGAAGAACAAGATGAAAAAGAAAAACTAAGGCTTATAGATTTGAGTAAAATAGATCTTTTAAAAGAAAAACTTAATTTCTAAACAAACACACTATTATTTCATATAAATAGAATAAAAATATAATAAATTATGGGTTTTATAGGGGCAAGTTTTTCAATGCATCCAAATGTATATGAACAATATAAAGAAACTAAGGATGGTGAAATATTTGAAAAATTAATTTCAGATATTATACTTAATAAACATTCTGATGATCAAAATCTAACAGAGTTTATACTTTCTCTTCCAAAAGAGAAACAAAGACTTGCAGTTTTATCACTTATTGATAAAGAAAGAAAAGGTGATGTTAACCACTTGTGGTCAGAAATGGTATCATATGTTAGAGATAATGTTAATAAAATGGAACATATTAAGGATGTTATCAAAATTATTAATAAATTTGTTAAAGATGGTGAAGTAGAAAAGAAAAAGCATGGTGAGGTAATGACACCAATTACTTTAGTTAGAGAAATGCTTGATTCTTTACCAAAAGAAGTATGGTCTAATCCTGATTTAAAATGGTTAGATCCTGCTAATGGGGCAGGTACATTTCCATTTGTTGTTATTTATAAATTAATGAATGGGTTAATTGAATGGGAGTCTGATGAAGAGAAGAGATATAAACATATTGTTGAGAATATGATTTATACTTGTGAACTACAATCAAGAAATGTTTTTTTGTGGTTGTGTGGTGTTGATCCAAAAGATGAATATACTACAAATGCATATTGGGGATCATTTTTGGATGATGGTTTTGATAGACATATGAAAGATGTCTGGAATATTGATAAGTTTGATATAATTTTAGGTAATCCACCTTATAATGATGACCAAATTATGATTGGTAGTAAAAGAGGTGGAGGTCGTTCACTTTGGGATAAATTTGTAATTAAATCAATGAGTTTATTAAATGAGTCAAAGTATTTATTATTTGTTCATCCATCTATGTGGAGAAAGCCAGAGTCAAAAAATTCAAAAAATAAGGGGTTATATAATTTTTTTACTAAATATCAAATAGTTTATCTAGAAATACATGGTGTGAAGGATGGATTATCTACTTTTGGTGCTGGTACTAGATATGATTGGTATTTAATGCAAAATAAAAGTTATCATAAACCAATAACTATCATTGATGAAGATGGTATAGAAAATATAATTGATATTAGAGAATGGCCATTTTTACCAAATAAAAATTTTGATATTATAAAAAAGATAATTACAAATAATAATGAGAACAAATGTGATTTAATATGGAATACATATTATCATACTGCCACCAATAGATATGAATATGTTAGTTTAAATAAAACTAATGAACATATCTACCCATTAATACATTCTACTAATAAATCAGGAAATAGATTATATTGGACAAGTGTTAAAAATGATAAACATTTTGGATTTACTAAAGTAATTTTTGGTGAGAGTGGTATTAACAATGTTGTTGCTGATATAAATGGGGAATATGGAATGACACAAGGTGCAATGGGTATTAAAATTAATAAAGATAATATATCAAATCTAAAAATGGCTTTAGAATCAAAAAAGTTCAAACTTGTTTTAGAAGGTACAAGTTGGGGTAACTTTAGAATAGATTGGAGATTATTCACATATTTTAGAGAAGATTTTTGGAAAGAATTTATAGAACAATAGACTTAAACTATAAAAAATTAATATGAATATTTTACAAAAATTAAAAAATACTGAAAGTCTTAAAAAAATTTGATGATGAATTTCACATTTTAATAGATGATGCTAGATATAATAAGTTATTAGAAATAAAAAACGCAATAATTTTAACTTTATAATTAAAAATGAAAACAATACAACATGAAGCATTTGTAAATCTTTACAATAAAAATAATGATATTTTTAATACATTATTTAAAGATACCAATACACTAGCAAAACTTACAAGTAAAATAATAAAACTATCTAAAACTTTCAAATCATTGGCTTATAATGATGCTGAGAAAGTAAAAGGTGACCTTTTTGAAATATTTGCAGAATGTTTCTTCAAAATCCTTTCTGCAGATAATAGAATTGGTGTATATGACTATAAACCAGCACCACCAATCGACGATTATGGTGTGGATGGTATAGGACAAGGAATGGATGAAAAACCTCTAACAGTTCAAGTTAAATTTCGATCTGATCCAACTACTGAACTAACTGAAAGTGATATTAAACAGTTTGCATTCCAATCTATAATAAACTATAATGTTGATAAAGATACAAGAACAAATATGATAGTATTTACGAACTCAACAGGTTTACACTGGGTAACAGAATCAAAAGTATTTTCTGGTAGAGTTAGAGCTCTGGGTACTGACCAAATAAAAAAACTTATTGATAATAATTCAGTTTTTTGGAAAAACATAAATGATTTAATAGAGTTGACAATTAAAGAAAAATATTCCTTATCTTTGTAAAAAATTAAAACATGTTAATAATAGGCTCAACCGCAATAAAGAATTTCTTTCCAGATTTCCCAAGAAATCCAAAAGACTTAGATTATGTAGTAGATAAAGAAGATAATAAAAACTCTGATAATATTGAATACCTATATAATCCAATCATACTAAAATATCAGAATGATGGTTTCTTAAAACCTGAGTTACTTTTATCATTAAAGATTTCACATCTTTTCCATGATATTAATTGGTTCAAACATATGTTTGATGTACAATTCCTTATGTCTAAAGGTGTTCAATATAATAAAGATATTATTGATGAATTAATTCCATTTTGGAATGACCTTCATAAAAAAGTAAAGAAATCTAATCTAATGCTTACTAAAGAAGATTTCTTTAGTAATGCAGTTAATGCTGATACAGAACAACATGATTATATTCATACTTTAATCAATCCAGTACCTATGTACACATTACTTTTAAAAGATGGTGCAGAAGTTGAATTAGATGAAAACAAATTTCATAAATTATCATATGAAGATAAGTCAAAAGTTGTTTATGAAGAAACAGCAGTAATGGCTTGGGAAAGATATAAACACAACCATTGGAGAGAAGGATATAAATTACAATTAAAAGATAATATCATCAAACATTTTCCTTCTTATATTGCAATGTTTGCAATTGAGAACTATAAGAATTTAGAAACGCCAAAGGTGAATTACAGAGAATTAATTAATAAAAACTATAAATATGAACATTGAAGTTAAAAAACTAAATGAAATCCTTTCCAAAGTTGGAAACTTTTCAAGCAAGTACAAAAAAGTTGCAGAAGAATCAGATGGTGAATACAGACCAAGTACAACTACTATTTATGATGTAGGTGAGGGTTTGTTTCTTAAAGAAACAATTAGAGTTGACTCTTATGGAGAAAATGCAGAGCTTACTGAATTACAATTTGTACAACCAGTAACAAAAACAATTACAGATTATCAAACAATTAACTAAAAATTTATTATGACAAAATTTGAAGAATTTAAACAAGAGTTTGATGAAAAATTTGGCTCTATCTATGATTACATGGAAGACTTCTACAGAGAACCATTTGGTGGTAAACTATTAGAAAACAATGACCAGTTTAACTATGATTCATATGGAAATGAAGATACTAGTTTAGAAAGAGTTATTTACTTTGAGAAGTATGATATTAATGTTATGTTCTCTGGAACAAGATGTTCTTATGAAGGAGAAGAGTGGGATGAAATGAAAGAAGTTAAAAAAGTAGAAAAAACAATTACAGTATGGCAGTAGTACAAACAGCAGAAGAAATTATTAAAATCATTCAAGATAAAGGATTACAAAAAGCACTTTTTGATTGTTTTGATGATGAAGAATATCTTTTAGAAGAGTTAGATGAAGAAGGTGAATTTGAAACAGTAGATGCTTATTTAGAATCAGTTGGATTACCAACAGAATATAAAAAAGTAGCAGGTAGATGTGATACATCTGAATTTTGGTCAGTAATATACTTTCCAGTAGCAGATGCTTATATCAAAATCACAGGTACATATGATTCATATGGCCAATATGAACATTACTATAATAGTAAAGTAACACAAGTATTTCCTAAACAAGTAACAACAACAGTATATGACAAACAATAAATTAACTGGAGAGCAAATCTTGGAAAAAATCCAAGCAAACATGAGTGTACAAGAATTTGCCTATGAAGATTATAATCCAACCGAATTAGGATTAGGTGAAGTAAAAGTAGTTGATAAATATGGTGGCCCAGATATGGGTTCAACTTGGTATAAAGTTCAATACTTTGTAGAGCATGATGTTTATATCAGAACTGATGGTTGGTATTCATCTTATGATGGAACTTACTTTGATGAAGGTTATGGTTCTGTAGTTAAACCAGTTGATAAACTTGTCACATTCTATGAATAGAAAATTTGTAAATAAAGATGGTGTTAGCACTGATCAAATGAGAGAAATGTTAGATAAATATCTTAAATTAGATAGTAATCAGAAAGATAATGTAAAAGAACAATTAGGATGTTCCAAATCTATGAATGAAATGGAATTCCTTACACATATAAGAGTAATGAGCCTACATAGAAATCTTATGGGTTTATTAGGAATGTAATAAATAAAATAAAAACAATATGAAAATAAGACCTAATTTTAGAACTAAAATTACTCCAGAGTATAGAGATATTGTTATTAATCTTATTGATAAAATATATAACGAAAGTCTTATTTCTAATATTGGAGAAAGATTAGAAGAAGTAACTAATATAACATATACAAATGAATAATTTCTTAAAAGAACTTGATAATATATCACAAAAACAATGGAAGATTATTTATGGTCAATTAAAAGACATTAATAATATATTAAGTCTTAAAATGTTAGTAGAACCATTAGAAGTTTTAAAACTTCTAGAAAAATATAATTTGGATCCAAAAATTGAATTTATCTTAGAAATTGAATCTGGTAATGGTAAAATGAAACATTATTACAATGGTTTGGAAATAAAACCAGATGGTAAATATATTGGAGTTGAGAGAGATGCAAGTCTATTAGAAATTTTAACAGAATGTACCTTACAAAAGAAACATGATCCAGATATTAAACATCTACAAGTAAATAGTTTACAAAATAAAAGAGGTGATAAACTGGAAAAAATATTATAACAATGTCAATAAATACGGTTAATATAAATCCAATTACTATTATACATTCAAATGATCCAGTAGTCTTAGTTTGTAAATGTGGTAATGAACCTTATCCAAGTGCAGAGTTCTATTATACTTCAAAGTATAGTAAAGAACCTACTATTGGAATTATTGCAAGAGTTGATAAAACACATATCTATTCAACTAATGGTACTCCATATCATAAAAATGAAGTTGAGGCTAAACCAAAACATATTGCAAGAGAAGAGAAACTTAATGAATTAGGAATATGAAAACAATAGCAATTTATCCAGGCTCCTTTAACAAAATGCATATTGGACACATTAACATAATTGAGAAAGCTGAAAGAATATTTGGTAGAGGTAATGTGTTAATTGCAGTTGGTATTAATCCTGATAAACCAAAAATATCAAAATCAGATGAATATTTTCATCTGTTAGAACAAAGAATTAATCGAAAAATAATTACTTATAATAAATTTCTACATGAACTTATAAATGATTATGAAGATGATGGTTATAAAGTAGTTGTAATTAGAGGTCTAAGAAATGGAGTTGACTTAGACTATGAAGTAAATCAATATAGATTTATAGATGATTTCAAAAAAGATGTGAATGTAATTTACCTTACTTGTGATAGGGATTATGAACATATTTCATCATCCGCGATTAGAAAAATTGAAGAATTTGGCGGTCCAGATATGATAAAAAAATATATTGTATGAAAAGATTTATGATAATATATCTTTTAATTGTTTATTCCTATGATTCTGTATTATTTTATTTATCATTTTCTCTAAATAATCATCACTTTTAAAAAAATCTACTGTTTGTTTAATATCACCATAGTAAATAACCCATTGATGATTATAAAAATCTTTTTGAATATTTATTTTCATGAGTTTTGATATTTTCCGGTCCATTTTGGGATAAATTTTATTCTTTTTCTAAGAATAAACTTATCTTGTCTTAAATTTTTAGCAGCCATCGCTCTTGCAGAATATAAATAAGAATTTATATCTGTCAATTTTAAATCACCTAATAATTTATCATATTTAGTAACTTTAAAATATTTATCAAAAGATGATAAATCATCACTTTCTACAATTTCACCTTCAATAAATCCTTCATATATTTTAATATATTCACCATCATTTTTAGCAAGTAAAACTTTCCAATATGCTCTTTTACCAGCAAATTCATGCATTCTACTTTTAAACCATTTTAAATTAACTCCAACATTTTCACCTTCAATTTCTAATGATGTATCTTCTGATATAGTATAAATACCATTATCAATTGCTTTGTATATAGCAACTGTTTCATCATCAGAATCAACTTCTGGTAAGTCTCTACCTTCTTCAACTCTAAGATTCGGTATAAGTTCTCTATATTCTCTTATTTTTCTAGCATTACTAGTAACAAGTTTAAATTTTGGTAGAAAACTCTCAAATGTCTTTATATGTATCATAGTACTATATATAAAACTTTTAAGGATAAATGTGATATAATTAATAAAAAATTAGATGATAGATATATTATTTATAGAATTTTATATTAAAAAGAAATACTCACAAAAATTAGAAAAATATTTTGATGTGACCAAATCAATTGCATCTATATGGAGAAAATCATCTTTTCCAGATAGAAGATTAAAAGAATTTCAATACAGAGAAGGGACTCTAAATATTAAAGAGTTAATAGATAAAATTTATTAGAGAACAACAACTTTTTAATATATATAATAAAAAAGTTGTGGTTATGAGGAATTGTATAGAATGTAATACAGAAAAGGAAATTACTCAATTTTATAAAAGAAGAATAATTTGTATAGAGTGTAACAAAGATTTAATTATAGAGTATAAAGTCTGTTCAAAGTGTAATGAAAATTTAAAAATAGAGAATTATAATGTTGATGATAGAAGTAAAGATGGATTTTGTGCATCCTGTAAACAATGCTTTAAAAAATATAGAGAAGATAATAAAGAAATAATTAAAAAATATAGAGAAGATAATAAAGAAACTTTAAACAAAAATAAAAAAGTATATTATCAAAAAAATAAAGATAAAAACAAAGATTATGTCTCTAATTACAATAGAGAGTATAAGCAAAAAAATAAAGATAAAATTAATAAGTATTACTCAGATAGAAAGAAAAATGATAGTTTTTTCAAATTTAAACTCTCTGTAAGAAATTTAATATATTCTTCATTTAAAAGAAGGTTTAGTACCAAATCAAAAAAGACAATAGAAATTCTTGGTTGTACATTTGAAGATTTTAAAAATCATATAGAAAAACAATTTAATGAAAGTATGAACTGGGATAATTATGGTTCGTATTGGGAGTTTGATCATATAATACAATTAGCAACTTCAACAAATGAAGAAGAGTTATTAAAGTTAAATCACTATTCAAACTTTCAACCTCTTGAAGTAGAAAAAAATAGAAGTAAAAATCATAAATATTAGAAAATGGAAGATATATTCATGTTTGATATAGAAACTGCAGGTCAGTATAGAAATATAGAAGAATTAAAAATAAATGATATTAGAGGATATAACCTATTCTCTAACAAATATATAAAATATAATTGGGTTGATAAGTATGAAACTTTAGAAAAAGCATACTTGGAGGAATCCCCAATAATATCAACTTATGGTAGAATAACTTGTATATCATTTGGTTACTTAGACAATGGTACAGAAAGAATATCTAGTTTCTATGGTGATGATGAAAAAGATATAGTTGAAAAATTTAATAATCTTTTGAAAAAGATTGAAACTAAAAATTTCAAATTAGGTGGGTATAGAATATTATATTTTGATATACCTTGGATATTACATAAACTTCATAAGTATGATATTAATCCTGCCAGTATTATTACATTACATAATAAAAAACCTTGGGAGACAAGAATAGTTGATATTTCTGATGATTGGAAAATACGATTTGCATATACAAGTACATTTGATGAAGTGACATACGAATTAGATGTTGAATCACCTAAAGATAATATGAATGGATCAGATGTTCATGTTGCTTTCTGGGATGGTAGAGTTGAAGAAGTTAAAACATATTGTGAGAAGGATGTAACATCTTGTATAAGAGTTGCAGAAAAAATTTACTAAACCTATAGAAATATAGGTTTTTTCATTTATTTTTATGATATATAGTTTATGGAAAACCTTATTATCACTCACCTTAAAACAAATGCACAGAACTTGGAAATGTGGATTGCAAATGACCAAACAAACAACCTGGCAGTTGGTCATATATTTATGAATATTGAGAAAGATAATAGGATAAAGTTTCTTGATGCTTGGGTACACTCTGACTACAGAAGAATGGGAATCTATAGACTTCTATGGGAAACCAGATGGGAATATGTATTAGAAAACTACAAAGATTATACCATATATGCCTGGTGTAAAGACAGTTCACTACCACTACTTATTGAAAAGGATTTGAAACAGGTGAAATAGTTACCTATGTTGAGAAAAAAATATAAAATATAGAATGTACATATAAATATATACTTGTAAAAATAAGTAAACATTATGGCAAGTAAAGATAGAATATTTGGAATAAGAGTATCTGAAAAACTATTGGAAGAATTTCAAAAGTTTTGTGATGAAAACTCAATGAATGCATCAAAGAGAATTAGAAAGTATATGGAAAATGATATAGCAGCTTGGAGAAAAAGACAACAACAAGGTTAAATTTATTTTTGTATCTTTGTAAAATAAAATAATGAGATGAATAGTAAATTCTGGAAAAATTTAAAGAAAGACTTATCAATACTAACTGCTATTGTTGGAATAGCAGTTCCTATTTTTTGTTTTTATATAATACCAGATATAAATATATTATTTGATCCTTTATCAAAAAATGTGTAATTCTAAAATTAAAAGTAAACTAACATTAGTTACAGGTATAACAGCAATCTTAATGTTGTTTGTAATACCATTCTTTTTACCAACCTCATTACTTAATAATATAACATTTATTTGGATATATTTTATCTTATTTTTTACCTTAATGGGTTGGTCAAATTATACTAATGAAAAGATTGATAATATGTCTGTAGAAGAAAAGAGAGAAGAAAAATTAAAAGAAATATTAAAATAAATTAGGTACATTAGAAAACTTTTTATACTTTTGTACTATAAAAATAACAAATAAACAAAAAGAGAGAATAAAACTTTAATATATACAATTATGAACACAACAATTCTAAATAGAAGAAACTTAACACTGACTGTCTTATCTTTGAGACAAGGGATGGGTTTTGCTCAATTTGGAAATGATTTTAGTTGGTAATCAATTAAAGTATAACAAATAACAAAACCCAAGACTCAAAAAGTTTTGGGTTTTTTGTTTTAAATTGGCTCCGTAGCTCAGATGGATAGAGCAACAGATTTCTAATCTGTGGGTCACAGGTTCGAGCCCTGTCGGAGTCACAATTGATATGGTGGAACTGGTAAACACCTAACTTTATACAGAGATATAGAGGATATGGCTAAGGATGAAATAAACTTAGTGTAGGTTCAAGTCCTACTATTAATTAAAATTAATGCCGAGGTGATGAAATTGGTAGTACATGCAAGACTTAAAATCTTGTGCCCTTGTGGCGTGCGGGTTCAAGTCCCGCTCTCGGTACAAATGTCTGGGTGGTGAAACTGGAAAACACAACAAGTTTAAGCCTTGTAAGCTGCGGGTTCGACTCCCGTCCCAGATACAATTGAACTGAAAAGTTAAATAAAAAGGAAGACACAACTTTTTAATATATATACTAAAATAATTTTAATTATGAGTAAGTATAAGATTGATAAAGAAGAGTTGGAAAAAATAGTAAAGGAGGTTTTATCCACTGCAGAAGTTTGTAGAAGATTAGAAATTAGGCCAGCAGGTGGTAATTATAAGACAATAAAAAAGTATATTAATTTATATGATATAGATATATCACACTTTACAGGACAAGGTTGGAATACTGGTTTGAGATATAAACCTGTTAATAAAATAACAGATATATCAGATATTTTGGTTGAGAACTCTACTTATACAAGTACACATCATCTTAAAATTAGATTAATAAAAGAGGGATTAAAAGATAGTAAATGTGAATTATGTAATATAGAAAGCTGGTGTGGTAAACCACTATCATTTCATTTAGACCATATAAATGGTAATAATATGGATAATAGAATAGATAATTTAAGAATATTGTGTCCAAATTGTCATAGTCAAACATCTACATATTGTGGTGGTAACCTAAATAAAAGTAGTAAATCAGAATATAGAAATGAGAAATATTTGAATAGAAGTGAATTAGAAGAAGTTAAAAAAATAAAAGTTAAAAAATTAAAAATTAAAAATATTTGTTCTTGTGGTAAACAAATAAAAAAGACATCAAAAAATTGTAATACATGTCATACTAAATCACTAAGAATAAAAGAAAGACCATCAATTGAACAATTAGAAATAGATATTAAAGAATTAGGATATTGTGGAACAGGTAGAAAATATGGAGTTAGTGATAACTCTATAAGAAAATGGTTAAAATATGCCTCAGTAGTCCCAGTTGTCTTCTAAACAACTACGGGTAATTGGAAACTGAAAATATAGGTTCGAATCCTATCTGGGGTACAAAAGCCCTTATGAGCAAATTGGTAAAGCTTGCGGTCTAAGACACCGTGGAAAACAATGATACGTTCCCAGTTCGAGTCTGGGTAGGGGTACAAAAATATGCGTCTGTGGTGGAATGGTAGACACGCTAGCCTTAGGAGCTAGTGCCGAAAGGTGTGAGGGTTCGAGTCCCTCCAGGCGTACAAAAACTAAGATATGAAACTAATTAAAGTTGAAGATAAGATATATGAAGTTAAACCTTGTTTACATTGTAAGAAGGATGAAATAGAATATTCACCTGAGGATTTACCTTGGAACACTGATGGGTGGTATTGTGATAATTGTACTTCAACATATGTTATATTCAATAAAGAAATAGCAGAAGATGTTACTCTTAGAGAAGAAAGAAATGATAAGATAGATTTAATATATAAGAAAAACAATTAATATGTCAATTAAAAAGTTCAATGATTTCTCAGTAAATGAAAACTTAAAAAGTAAAGAAGATTTAGAAAAACATATAGAAGATATATTTAATAATAGTCATTTAAGTAATCATACACCAGAACGTCAAGTAGATGAAAAAGAAGGTATGATAAAAGCATATGACTTTTTAACAAAATATTTTCCTAAAATAGACATGTTGCATATGAAAGATTAGTTGAATATATGTGGGAAATATGGCCCAATGAAGAGGACATTGATAAAAGAACAGGTATGTTAATGACATATGACTACTTATCAGGTAAGTATGATAGTGAACAAAAGGAAAGAGAAAGAATTGGAAATATGATTTCAGACAAGATTAAAAAAAATTATCAAAATAAATAATAAAAGATTAGGTAGATTAAAAACTTTATATTACTTTTGTACTATAAATAATCAAAGAAAAACAAAAAAAACCAAAAAGGGACAATAAAAATTTAATATATAAAACAATGAAAACAACTACTATAAATATTAATGTGATTACGATTACGAATTGTGTGAATAACACAACATCGGGTAAGCAGTTATGTATAGTATAAACTCATATATTATAAACAATTTCTAAAGACCCGAACATAAAGTTTGGGTCTTTTCTTTTTATATAAATATTCTCCTATGGTGAAATGGTATCACGTCTGACTGTTAATCAGTTATTCCAGGTTCGAGTCCTGGTGGGAGAGCAAAGTAAATGCCTATTGGAACAGATATATGAAAAATTAGTTCGCACCTAATTGGAAATAAGGAAGTTAGAATTGTGTCCTCCCATGAGTGGAGGTAGAGATTACAAAAGGGTGCGACATTTACCTATGATGATTAGCTCAGTCTGGTTAGAGTGTCCCTGTCGAGTGGGAAGGTCACTGGTTCGAATCCAGTATTGTCAACAAAAATATATTCTCCTATGGTGAAATGGTATCACGTCTGACTGTTAATCAGTTATTCCAGGTTCGAGTCCTGGTGGGAGAGCAAAAATTACTGGGTTGCCGTAGTTGGTCGAACGGTTCAGACTGTTAATCTGATGAGCACTGCTCCACCGTGGGTTCGAATCCCACCCCAGTAGCATATTGGCACATACCAGCCCAACCTGATAAGTTGGAGAACTGTAAATGGTTGTTGAAAATGTGGGTTCAAATCCCTCTGTGCCAACTAAATAGGTCTATGGTGTAATGGCAACATCCTTCTTTTACATGGAAGAGACGTGAAGTATAATCTCGGTTCGAGTCCGAGTAGACCTACAAGAGATTCCTTAGCTCAGCTGGTAAGAGCGCTTGTTTAACATGCAAGAGGTCGTAGGTTCGAATCCTACAGGAATCACAATATATTGGTACTTAGCTCACTCGGTAGAGCATTCGCCTGATACGCGAAAGGTAGTGGGATCGTAACCCACAGTACCAACAAAGGTAGAACCAAAAAATTAATATATATCATAAAAAGATATGTTATGGTTGAAGGTTCTAAAAAAGAAAATATAATTTTACTAAGAAAACAAGGTAAAAGCTATAGAGAAATACAAAAAGAATTAAATTGTTCTAGAAGTTTAATTTCTTACTTTTGTAAGAGTGAAATGTTAAATGATATAGGTCTTAATTCTGGTAAAAAGTTAGATAAAGATGAAATTGAAAAATTGAAAGAATTTTATAAACTAAATTCTATAGAGGAAACAATGAAGGAATTTGGTGTAGGTAGAAGTACCGTTACCAAATATGGTGAGAATAAAAAGTTTACATTTGATAGTGATGATGATAGAAGAAAGTCTAACTATATAAGAACAAAAACATTTAGAAAAAGAACAAAAGAAAAAGCAGTAGAATATAAAGGTGGTAAATGTGTTATATGTGAATATAATAAGTGTGTATCCGCATTAGAGTTTCACCATTTGGATCCCTCTAAAAAAGATTTTACACTATCTAAAAATATGTGTACAGCTTGGGATAAGATTAAAGATGAATTAGATAAGTGTATTTTAGTATGTGCAAATTGTCATAGAGAAATACATGAAAATCTTTTAGAAATAAAATAGATGGTGCTGTGGCCGAGTGGTTAGGCAGAGGTCTGCAAAACCTCCTACACTGGTTCAAATCCAGTCAGCACCTCTAAAATGCTTCTGTAGCTCAGTTGGTAGAGCACCTCACTTGTAATGAGGATGTCGTCGGTTCGAGCCCGGCCAGAAGCTCTGAAAAATGGTATAGTGCCTGAGTGGTCGAAAGGTGCAGTCTGCAAAACTGTAATGATTAATTTCATCATCGTAGGTTCAAATCCTACCTATACCTCTAAAATATGCTTCTCTAGCTCAACTGGCCAGAGTACCACTTTAGTAATGTGGATGTTATTGGTTCGAATCCAATGAGAAGCTCATAAAATGCTGGTGTCGCATAGTGGTCGATTGCACCTACCTTGTAAGTAGGAACTCCAACACCGCAGGTTCAAATCCTGTCACTAGCTCAACAAAAAGACATTATCAAAAATTAGATAATGTCTTTTTTATTTTGTATCTTTGTAGAATAATTTAATATAATAACTATGAAAAAGAAAAGATTATACATAGATATGGATGGTGTACTTTGTAACTTCAAAGGAGCCTTTGAAAAAGACTTATTAGAAACACCAAGTCAAAAATACCCACAATCAAGATGGGGTTTCTTCTTAAAACTTGAACCAATGGAAGGAGCAATAGAAGCATTTAATTTACTTAAAGAACATTATGATGTTTGGATTTTAACAAGACCATCATTCAGAAATGTTAACTCATTAACTGAGAAAGCTCAATGGGTTTGGGATTACTTAGGTTATGATGTTGTACAAAAAACTATTATGGCTGGTGATAAATCATTATTAAAAGGTGATTTATTAATTGATGATGATAATAAAGCAGGTCAACCTGAGTTTGAAGGTGAGTGGTTACACTTTGGTAAAGAAAAATTTCCTGATTGGAAAGCAATTACTGATTATTTAGTTAAATAATGAAAGTAGGTAATATTATAGAGTTTCATGTACCTCGTACAAAACTAATTCATACTGGTAAGATTATAAAAGTTAATAAAAAATCAGTTATTGTTATAGATGATAAAACTGGATTAGAAATCAAAATAGCCATATCTGAAACAGGACATGACTATGAGGAAAAAGGTAATAAACATCACTAATTATAGTCTGATTTATATTTCCATATAAATCCACCATGTGATTTCCTTTTACCTGTACAAACATTTATAACATTACTCTTTTGAAAGCCATAATCAATCAATTCATTTAGGTTATTCCATTCTTTTACTATAATACCATTAGAATCAATTTGTAAAATAATATCCTTTATTTTACCTTTATTGTGAGGTTCTTTACCAAGTCTTGCAATTGATTGTTTTTGTCTTGTTTCATCTGAAACTAACTTACCTCTATTTACCTCTGCTAATTTATCTCTATGTTCTTGTGATAGTGGAATTCCTCTTAACTTAGCAGCTCTTTTTTCAATCCACTCTTCACTCTGTTTAGTACCTGTTCTACTTTCAATCATTTTATCAATAGATGATTGTTTATGTTTTTTACCAAACATAGGATGATTTTCACCTGATAATATAGTATTTTTATTCCAATAACTTTGTAATCTTATATGGTTTTTGTTCTCAATTGCCTTTTTACTCATTTTTTCTTTAGCTTCATCAGTATATACATAACCAGATACACCATCACCACCATCAGTCATATTATATAATAAACCACCTGATTTCTTTCTACCTAAATAATCTATTAGTTTAATTTCTAAATTAATAGCATCTTCCTCATTTTCAAACTCTCTTAACTTTACTATTAATGGTATATTCTCTTCTAAAATCATTTTATTTAATTTATTATAAAAATAATACTTATACCTTTTCCTATCATTGAGGTGTGTAAACATTCTATTGTTTTTACCTTTTCCTATATAAATAGGTCTATGTGTGAAGATAATATCATCAAATGATATATTTTCTTCTAATTTTGAGTCTAAATAAGCATATACATAATATTTCATATAGTATATATTAAAATACTATAACTACCTTTTAGTATTATCACAAAAAGATATTTACTCAAATAGAGGAAATGAAGGTAAGTAGATTCTTGAGTTTGCATTGTCTGCAAATACAAGATATTTAGAATCTTCTCTCATTACATATTGATTAAGTATCTTGTTATGTGTATCTTCTGGTATTATATCAAGGAATAATCTAACATTAGTTAATTTCATATCAGAACCTAAGATAACAGGATCAATTCCTTCAAGTTGATAATCAACTGGTTCAATAGTTTGTTCATTAGAATGAACTTTCTTCAATACTGTACTTGATAATCTAGAAGCATCATCTTCAATTTCAACATTTCTCTTATAAATATATTGTGACATTTTTCTATTTCTTTGGTCAATATTCAATACATAACAATACCAAGTTTCTTCTTCTAATTCAATTACATCACCAGTTCCAAAATCAAAGTCATATTGAGTTTCATTTAACATAACTACCACTTTATCATTTCTAAGATTAACAGACCAACCTAAACTATGTTGATTATCATAATAGTCAAACATATTATAATATTCATCTAAGATATAGTTATTTATACTAAACCATACAGTGAAACCAATATTGTCAGATACTTCTAATAATGGATCCAAATTGAAATACTCAACTCCTGGTGTACCAAAGTCAACAGATGATAAATCATAGTGAGATTTAGATATTACAGTAGAACTATTCTCAATTAACTCTTTATCTATTGTTGCAAGATATTTCAATCTAATTGGATCTTTAGTTAAAGGTTTGAACTGGTCTTTATTTGCAATACTTGCTTTATCTTGTGCATTTTCAATACCAAATAATGAATCAATGGTAGAGTTCTGAGTAAGCATATCCATTTTATTTTGGATTTCAGTAGTACCAGATTGAATACTTGCTTTTTGATTGTATTTTTTCAATATCAATTTGTAGTAAACTGCAGCATTGTTAAAACTTCTAAATTGCTGAGCATGGTCAACAATATACATTCTGTTTAGATTACAGAAATATAAGAAGTCTTCTTTACTTGGTCTTCTTTGAACACCAAATATTTGTTTAAATTGTTCTTTAGTAACATGAACTTCCATTGTTGAGAACAAGTTTAAATCAAATTGGTTCATTACTACCTGACTATCAGGAAAGTTATTATTTTCAACTGATATTCTAAGGTCACCTTGACAAACTATATTATATAAAGAGTATTCATGTAATGAATAGTCATAACCATTTTTATCTGGGTCAGTTGCAAAGTAAATAACTTGGTGTCCAAACATTAACTGAGCATCATTACTTAATTGATTAAGAAGACTAACTGCAGTATTTTGAGCATATGGATTATAAAGAAGTGCTTGTTGGTCTGCAGTCATTGGTTTATAAGTTGCAGGAGTTGCACAATTTCCACCACCTGCTGCACCAGAGCTTGAACTACTTGAGTTTAAATTATTAGGTATGAAATTACCATTGGCATCATAAGCACCATTTAGATTAGATTGACAACATTCTCTTATTCCATATAAGTTACTTTTTTGAGAATCTAATGTTACATTTTGAAAGTTACCAATAAGGTTAATATCCTGAACTCTTATTTGAGAACCTGATGTATTTTCTATTGAGTATTCAACTTGGAAGAATCTTACAGGAGTAAATCTTTTAGTTTTAATATTTTCTTTAGTTAAAACTTCCCAATCTGACCAAGTTCTTGCATTATCTTGTGAGTATCTATATTTTAGAGCACCATCAGGTACACCAGTAGATGATATAACTTCTACATCATCAATTCTAAATACTTTGAATATGTAAGGTGGTTTAATAATTTTTGTTTCTCCAGCAGCAATTACTGCAGTTGAACCATCATCTATTATAGATGTTGTTTCAATAATACCTTCTAATGAATATTCTAATATTCTAATAGAACCTATTTTATTAGTTCCTTTTCTTACCCATTTAATGTCAATGTTTAATTTATCTTTTGGGTCTATTACAGGAAAGTTATCAATATTCTTTTTAAGATCATACCAATCAGTCCATCTTTCACCATCACGAGAAAGTCTGTAATATTGAACTAAATATCTTGTATCAGTCATTCCTAATGTATCATAGATAAATTTAGTAAACTTACTAACACCTTCTAAGTTAGTAAAACTAAGAATATATTCAGAATCTATTTCATTAAGATATGGAGTTGCATCAGGTGCAGAAGGATCTACAGATGTATTAAATTTGTCAGATATGGTTATTGTACCATTTAAAGAATTTGAATTTATTGTAAACATATGTTATATATTAAAAATAATTTACTATATTCTTTGTATAGAATAAAAAAAGTTATATCTTTGTATTTAATATTAGCAAAATAGAGCAAAATGAATATTACAAAAAAGTTTTTAGAATTAACAAGTAGAACTTACCCTCATGGTACTGAGAGAGAACTATTCCATCTTCTTAACAAAGATTTGAAAGAAGATGAGTTTGGTAACTTATTTATCAAGATTGGTGAGAGTGATGCTATGTTTACTTCACACTTAGATACTGCAACTAAAGCACTTTGTAAGGTTAACCATATCTTTGATAAAACAATTATCAAAACAGATGGTAAATCTATCTTAGGTGCAGATGATAAAGCGGGTGTTACTATTATGTTGTATATGATAGAACATAATGTACCAGGTCTTTATTACTTTTTCTTAGGTGAAGAAGTAGGATGTATTGGTTCTAAAAAAGTAGCAGGTGTACAAAAAGTAGAAAAAATACCAGGTATCAATAAAGTTATCTCATTTGATAGAAGAGGTACAGGTTCAATTATAACATTTCAAAGTTCTAAACGTTCTTGTTCTGATAAATTTGGTCAAGCACTTGCAGATGAATTAAACTTAATCAACAAAACATTTGATTATAAATTAGATAAGAATGGTGTTTTAACAGACTCTATTCAATTCACAAGTATTTATCCAGAGTGTACAAACATTTCTGTAGGTTATTACTCTGAACATACTTTCTCTGAAAGACAAGATATTGAACATTTAAGAAAACTTGCAGTAGCTTGTTTAAGTGTTAATTGGAATGAATTACCAGTAGATAGAGATCCTGCAAAAGTTGAGTATGATGATTGGTATGGTGGAACATCTTATGGTTGGGGTTCTGGTTGGGATGATGATTACTATGATAGTAGATACAATACAGGTAACTACTCTGGTAAGAAAGAAAACATTGCTGCATTAGCTAACTATCAAGCAAAAAACCTTGATAAGACTTATGCCTATGGTACATTACAATCAAAACCAGAGATTAAAAGAAATTATGTGTATGATAAACCATTTAACTATGTTTCTTATATAGATGTTAACCACACAACTACTAAAATAGTTGCTGCAGATTTGCATGAAAAAAGAGTTCAATATGAAACAAGAAAGATTGAAGCATTATTAACCTCATTAGAGGTACATTATTCAAGAATTGAATGGAATGGATTTAATCTAAATGTTTTTTATACAACTAAGAATGGAGGTCATAAAACAAAATGTGATAGAAATGATATAGTTGAATATCTACCAGAGTTAGATTTTAAAGATTTAGATACATTGGAAGATTATGAAGCTTATATAGAAAGTGAATTATTATATTAAAAAAAGTGAAGTCAAGAGAAATCTTGACTTTTCTTTTTTAATATATACATAAAAAGAAATACAATAAGATGCATATATCAATTTTTGATAAAGAAGATTGGAGAAAATATCTACCTCAAAAACTAAAAGTTGTTACTAATAATGGACACTTTGAGTTAGAACAAACAGACCTAACTATTAATGGTGATAAGATGCAAATTATTTGGTATCAAAATACTGTTGATGGTCCAAATGATGCTAATAAAGATGGTGAACCAGATACTATACAATTTGATATAAGTATGGTTAAAACTAATGATGGTACAGAAGCAAATCCTGATAACCTTAAACTTAATATTGATGTAACATATGGTGATTCAATGGTTTCACAATTTACTATATCAATGCCTGGTGAAACTACTATTGCACACTATACAGGATTTGGATCTAAATATGATAAAGAAACAGAGTTTGGATTTGAAGATGAAACAATTAAAGAATTAGTTAATTTCTTCAACAGATTTGGATTTCAATTAGATACAAAAGACTTTACATTTATTGATAAATATAAAGATAGTTATGTTTATACCGAATCAGTTAAACTAATGCCAAGTTTTAATGGTGATATTATTCTTGTTATTAATAATACTAAACCTCAAGAAAATAGATACTTAGATAATATAGTAAATTACTTAAAGGGAAGAGGTATAGAACATGTTGTTACATCAAATACAGAAGAATTAAATAAAAATAACAATGATAAAGTAATTGGCGCTATTTCAACAGGTTCAGAATATAGATTATCTAATCCAGAATCAGACAATGAATATGCAACAAGTGCAGAAGCTTTAAAATCATTACAATGTCCTATTTTGGGAATGTGTTATGGTATGCAACATATGGGTAAAGAGAATGGTGCTAATTTAGCAACTCTTGATAAAACATATGATGATAGTACTATATTAAAAGAATATGACAAAGAACATCCTTTATTTAATGGTGTAGATTTAGATAATACACAAGTTAGTTTTGACTTTCAAGATTACTTAGAAGATTGTCCACAAGGATTCAAAACAATTGCTAAACTAGATGATAAGATTGCAGGTATTGCAAATGATGAAAAGAAACATTATGGTTTACTTTTTCATCCAGAAGATATTGAAGATACACAACCAATATTAGACAATTTTATAAAAATGTGTCAATCAGGTAAAAGTAACAATGATGAACAAGTTATTGACCAATCTAAAAATGATATGAAGTATATACAAACTTATGAATCATTTAGAATAAAAAGAAAAAATAAATAAAAATTATGGAATTACCAATAAACCCAGAAGAACAAACACTAGAACAAGTACAGAGATCTATATCATCTGCATTTGATTCTGTTAACCTAATTAATGAATTAAAATTACTACCTTCTTTAACAGAAGAAGATAAAGACAGAATAAATAGAAATGTTGAGCATTTAAGAATTATGTTAGAAAAAGATTGGTTCTCAAAAGGTTTAACTGAACAACAAAGAATTGACATATATTCTTGTCTATCTTAAAATTAAGTTGTATCTTTGTCAAATGAATGAGCAAATTAAAAGATTAATTAAACAAGGTGAAAGTAATACAAGTATTACTTTAATGACTGGGGCAAGTTATGCAACTATTAATAACCTTAGAAATCATCTGAATTTTGAGGAAAAAGTAAAAAATATTAAAAAAATAATAATTTCAAAATAATAAAAATATGGCTGGTAAAAAAGGACAATTTGCTGTTTGTAAAGAATGGGCTAAACACTTGAGAAAGAAATACAAAAGAATCTTTTGGAGCTCAGAAAGAGCACTTTCTAAAAAAGAAATTAAAAAAATCTAACAAAAATTAGGTGAATTGAAAACTTTATATTACTTTTGTAGTATAAAAATAAGAAAAAACAAAAAGGAACAATAAAAAGTTAATATATAGTATTATGAAAATGTGATATAAAAATATAGTAGTTATGCCGCAGCCGATGCAGGATCAGGATCGTATCACGAACCAGACTAACTATGTATTTATATCACATTAAGAAATTACAATGTAAAAATATAAAATCTCATAAGTTAGTTCTTATGAGATTTTTTTTTGAAGTAAAATGGGACCATGGTTGAATGGTTTACAATGCCAGCTTGTCACGCTGTGCGGTGCGGGTTCGAATCCCGTTGGTCCCGCTAAATTAGAGTATCGTATAATGGTAATATTCAGGCCTTTGGATCCTGTGCTCTGGGTTCGACCCCCAGTACTCTAACAAACATTAAAATATTGCGTTTTAATCTTTGAGACACTCCAGTGGTTTAAGTGGAGATACAGATAAAAAGATAGAGGTATTTTAATGGGTATATCATCATTAAACCTGCTCTGATATACCAAATACTGAGATATGGTGTAATGGTAGCACATGTGCTTTTGGCGCACACAGTCCAGGTTCGAGCCCTGGTATCTCAACAAAAAAACTAAATGTTAAAATGTAGTAAAAGAAGGTTCAATAGTTTAATATATATAGTAAAATAAAATACTATTATGAAAAACATTTGGTTAAAAGAAAATTTAGAAGAAGTTGTTAGAAAGTCTAAAACTCAAAAAGAGTGTTTAGAGAAAATGGGAATAAGATCATCAGGTGGCAATTCAAAGACATTAAAGAAGTATATTGATTTGTATGATATAGACACAAAACATTTTTCTCATAATTATGAAAAAATGATTAATTTGAATAAATATAATAAAATAGATTTATCAGATATATTAGTAGAAAAATCATCATATAATAGAGGACATCTTAAAAAGAGATTATATGATGAAGGATTATTAGAAAGAAAATGTTGTTTATGTGGACAAGATGAAAATTGGAATGGAATGAAAATATCATTAATTATAGACCATAAAAATGGTATACATGATGATAATAGAATAGAAAATTTAAGAATAGTATGTCCTAATTGTAATGCTGGTTTAGATACATTTGCTGGTAAAAACTTAAAAAATAAAAAAGTAAACTATTGTAAATGTGGTTGTATTATAACAAACATTTCTGAAAAATGTAATAAGTGTGAAAAATATAGTAGAAGAAAAGTAGAAAGACCAAGTTTAGAACAATTAAATATAGATATTTTAGAGTTTGGATATAGTGGTACAGGTAGAAAATATGGAGTTAGTGATAATTCTATTAGAAAATGGTTAAAATAACGAGAAGTGACTAAGGTTTAAGCACGGGTGCATTGGAGGCATCAGTTAGTGGGTTCGATTCCCATCTTTTCGACTAAATAGTGCTACAGCATATTGGTGTATGACGCCACCCTGTCACGGTGGAGATTGCGGGTTCGAGTCCCGTTAGTACTGCTAAATTGGTTTATAGGTCAAATGGCTAAGATGTCCGGCTGTCGCCCGGTACGGAGAGGGTTCGAATCCCTCATAAACCGCGCATGGTAGACTGTTATTAATTCATAGGGACAGAGAGTTGGTCTGCATAGAATTAAATTTTTCGGGGTGTGGACTAATTGGCTAAGTCGCCACATTTGGGATGTGGACATCATCAGAGTTCGAGTCTCTGTGCCCCGACAAATAGACATATAGCTTAATTGAGTAAGAGTACTCTCGTGTCAGAGGGTGGATCCTGGTTTGAGTCCGGGTATGTCTGCTAAAATGGGACCATGGTTGAATGGTTTACAATACCACCCTGTCACGGTGTGTGGTGCGGGTTCGAATCCCGTTGGTCCCGCAAAAACTTACTGGAAGGTAAGTATAATACTGATTATGTAATAGTTCTAGATAAAAAATAATCAGGAAGTGGTATAGTTTAATTGGTAAAATTCCTCGTATGATGGGGCGTTGAGGTTCGAATCCTACATCTACTGCTAACATTCCGAGGGGTCTTGGTGACCATGGATGGCTCATATCCGTCTATAGGAGGGTTCGAATCCCTTTCTCGGTACTATTAAAAACCTCTTGTTTAGAGGTTTCATTATTATGGTTCTATATATAGAATATAAAAATAAGTTTATCTAATGAAAACAATTAATGTAGAATCACCTACACACTTCTGGTCTTTAATTAAAAGTAGAGAAGAAATATTTGAAGATAATCAATCACTTAAAAAGTTTATTTATATTGCAGAAATGTATATAAAGGGATGTAATTGTGGTGGTACTGATAAGAAAGAATTGATGGATAATCAATATAAAATTATCTCTAAAGATGTTGAAATCTATGAACTACTTAAAAGAGAGTTTGAATGTGAAGAAATAATTTTTAATGATATTAATCTAATTAATGTATGGTAATTTTTTAATTAAACTTTTTTAGATTATCTTTGTATTATATATACTATTATGACAAAGGTATATAAAATAAAATTTAACAAATCATCATTTGAATTAAATGATGATTATGAAAGACTATCTGACTATGAGAAAGATATAATATCTGAACTTAATACAGAGTCCTTCTTTGATTATGAAGATGAATTGTGTAATTATGTTTGTTTTGTGATAACAACACCAACTGAATTAGACAGGTATTTGAAAATACTTAAAAATAATCTAATAGAACATGAGAGTTCTGACTTATCAAAACTAGTTCTGAAAAATGAAATAGATTTGGAATTATTAGAAGATAAATTAGATAGCACCAATTATTTTAAATATGACTTCTTTATGGATGATTTAGAGAGTTGGATATATGACAATTTAGAAATAGATATAGTACTAGATAGAATAACAGAGGTGGGAATGAACTCACTAAAAGATGTAGAAAAGAACTTTTTAAAAAATTATAACAATGAACAAGATTAATGTTTTTTTAGATGATATTCGTATGCCAAACATGTCTCACAATATGAGTAAAGGTTTAGGTTCTGAATATTCTGATAAAAACAAATGGATTATTGTTAGAGATTACTTTGATTTTGTTGACTTAGTAAACAAAAGATTTGATGATATTGATTTGGTTTCTTTTGATCATGACTTAGCTTGTTATAAAGAAGGTGTAGAATACACTGGTAAAACAGCTGCAGACTACTTAATTGATTATTGTTTGGATTATAAAAAAAAATTTCCAAACTGGTATGCACACACTGACAATACAAGCGGAAGACAAAACATCAGAGGAACAATATTGAATTACTTGGATAAAGTTGAAAATGTTGACATTTCAAATGTTAGATATTTTCATAATGGTATTTTAAATGGAGTTGCAGTATGACAAACTTTTTAACAGAACACATAATTAATAGAATTATAAAAGAGGTGATTGACCTTAATGTAGAATCATTTAATAAGAACTTTCTATTTTTTGATGAACCTATTGTAGAGGGGGATTATGTTATTGATAGAGTAAATACACATTCACCTTATCAATTAGAAGAGATATTACCAATTAGTTGGTATTTATTAAAAGGAAGTACCTTAGTGAAAATACACAGAAAATTAAAAGAAAGAAAAGTTTATGTACCAAAGAACATAAATGGAACAACATATAAAGTACAAATAGATGAACTTAGATAAAATAGATTTCCACTATAGTGGAGTAGATTGTGATTATGATTACATCTATGACTGTGAAAGTTATGGATGTGATTCAATATGTCGTTGCGGTTCAATTCAAAATGCTTGTATTGATAAAGTTGATATACCTGCAATTGTAGAAAGAATTTACCAAGAATATGTAGGTGATAATGATTTAGTAACTCAAAGAGATAATAAATTAAAAAGTATTTTATTTGGTACTGGTAAAGAACTTGACATCTATACTATTGATAGAGTTGTAAGAAAATACAAACTATATGATGAATATAGTTGGGATATAGATGTTTGTGGTGGTTACTATGGTGATGAACTACAAAGTATTAGTATAGTAAGTAATATTGCACAAAAAATTGAAGAGGAATTAAATATTGCATTTTCAATAGATGAATTAAATGGTAGAATAGAATATCTATTAGGTTTAGAGTATGGTTTATTATTACCTGAATTAGAAAAATGTAACTATGAAATAGTTGAATTAGATAAATCAGATGTAATATTTGGATCAACCAACCACTATGATAAAGTAAAACAAAAAGACTTAACACATTATGATGAAAAAAGTTATGATGGTATAAGAGGTGTTGTACTTGAGAAAGACGGGAAATTGAGAGTGATAGATGGTTATCACAGAATACACACTGCTAAAGGACCTATGGTTAAAGTATTTAAAGCAAAGAAGCTGAGTTAATCCTCAGCTTCTTCTTTTTCTAATTCTAATTCTTCTAATCTAATTTCATAGTCATTAAGTATATCTTCATCAATTGTATCTTCAATCTTAGTTTTTAATTCTTGAATAAGCAATTCTCTAATTGGTTTAATATAATCATCATAAGTCCATTTATCCATCATTTCTGATGTTCTTACTTTTTCTTTTTTCTCTTCTTCACCATAATTGATACCATGAAAATCAAACACTCTTGCATCAATATCAGATAACATATCTATATTTTTAAACTTCTCTATAAAATCATCACTTATTTCACTAAATAGATTTAATGATTTATCTATTTTATATATACCTACTAAGAATATATCTGGTACTAATTCATCTTTATAATCTTTACTTAGTAATTCTTTTTTAATATATCTATGATTATCCCAATAATTTTCAGAATCAGATTCCATAAAGTTTTTATACCAATTACTATCTTTTAATTCACTAATTCTAATAATATCAGTATCATCTTCATGCATAAAATATAAATCCTCATTTGCATCACCATTTTCATCCAATTCATTTATAACACTAACTGCATCATCCTCATATAAATCATATCCATACTCTTCTGAATATGTAGCATCATCAACATGAATATATTCCTCACTCCAACCATCATATCTAATATCTCTATGACTAGATGGATACCAACCCTTATCTCTATAAGATGATGCTCTTTGAACCTCTACTGAGTCATAATCACTAATCCAAGAATCTAAAGGTTCTGACCAAACTGCATCATCTCTATCAATTTCATCTCCTTCATATTCTGAATAAACTCTTGACTCATCTGTATATCCACCAGAAGTATCATCTAATAGATAATAATCTCTATCACCATTTCTACTCTCATTTATTAAAGTACCAGTAGAGTATTCATAACTTCTAAATGTATCCATATAAGGATAACTATCATATCTTTTAGCTATAACTTCAACTTCCATATCAACATTATAAGAACTACCTTTGTAAATAATACCACTAAAAGAACTATGAGAATTAACATCTTTATAAGCCCAACCTTCTTTATCTGCATAGTCTCTAAATTTATCAACATCAGATTCTTTTATAGTATATTGTCTATCCAAAAAATAATCTACATCAAGACCTTGACTTATATGACTTAGTTTCCATATAACTGCTCTACCTATTACCAATTCATCTTCTAATAATACTAATAATCTACAAACATCAGTATTTTCAACATAAATATCAAATATATCCTCTTCATCTGACATACAAGAATTTCCTAAAGTACCTTTTTTCTCTTTATAGTTTCCATGCCAATAGTAAAAATTAATATCTCTACCATCTACTATTATAAATTTCTCTGCAGCTACTTCAAGTCTTGCTTTAAATTTATTTACAAACAATTCCCTTTCTCTTTCATTGTATTTATTGGGTAGTAAGTTATTAACAAACTTACCTAATTTAACAGGATTTCTTGACTTTATATATGGTTGATGTTTATCAACTGCCATTGCATCATTACTTTTTCTTGCTTCTTCTGGTTTGTATTCATAATCAGGATTTGATGAAGTACCTTTGAAGAAATCTACAGTTCCTTGTCCCAATGGAAGTAAATACTTCTCAGCAGATTTCATTGTAGTGAAAGTAAGGTAACCCTCTCTATTTTCATCTATGTCAACAAATGTTACATCAATAGGTAGGTCTGTAGTCTCTAATGCACTAAGTTCTTTTGCAATAGGATCATCTATCTTACTTAAAATACTTCTTACTTTAGGAGAGTAATATAAGATTGATTCATTAATCATATTCTCTAATAGGAAGTCATCATACTTAAAAATCATTTAAACTTATTACTTTTTTGTATATATAAAAATTGTTAATCCAAAAATTAATTTTTTATAAAATCTAAACACTTTTTAATAGTAAGTTCCTTGTTACTTTTATATTCAGACTCCCATATAGTCAATATTTCAAATCCATTCTCAATTGCTAAATTGGTTTTTATTCTATCTCTCTCCCAAAGTTCTTTGGCTATAAGAGGTTTGTCTTTAAAGTTAACACAAATATCATCTTCTTTATAAATAGTTGGATTTCCATGATACACATCACCATTAAACTCAATTATCTTATTTAGATACTTAAAATCATATAAATAATAAGTATTATCACTCTCTATAAAAAATTCACCATTTAGATTGTAATATTTAACATAATCACTCTCTTCTATATTGAGTCTATTAACTATCTTACAGAACATCTCATTACTTATTTTAGAGTAACCATTTTTAAGATTTCCATTAACCATTAGAGATCTTAACCATTTTTCTTGTCTATTTTTCCACTTTTGCATACCTTCTTCCTTACCATATTTTTCAATACACTTAGACATTGAAAATGTAGATTGTCTTTCTTTTAGTAATTCTCTACTTTCTTCTTTAGAATAACCTTTTTTTAAATAATATTCAATACTTGTATTAAACATACCAATATATTTTTTGGGATTTAACAATTTATCTTTATTGAATTCATTTAATTTATATGTTGCTTGTTTAATAATTTCCTTTGATTTTAATATTGAATCTTCCTCAGAAAATCCTTTTTTGATCCAGTGCTCCTTTTTACTAGGTAACATAGAATTGAAATCAAATTCAGTCATTTTTGATTGTGTGTTTTTATGTTTATTTTTTATAGATTCTATTTTAAGTATTGCATCATCTTTTGATATATTAAATTTATTCATCTGCCATTCAACAGAAAAGACATTAACATTTTTAATTTCTTTAATTTTATTTTCTGCCTCTTCTCTTGTAATATTATACCTCTTCATTTGGTCTTCTACAGAGTATATATTCCATTTATTTATACTGCATTTTTTTAATTCTTTAATTTTATCTTCTGCGTCTTCTCTTGTAATATTATACCTCTCCATTTGATCTTCTATACTAAATCTATTCATTCTTTTTTTCATAATTAAAAAACTTTGTTTATATTTGTATTATAATATTTAATTAAATAATAATACAATGAATTTAGATAAATTTAAAAACTTACCAACTCCTTATATATTAATTTTATGTGGTCCTCCTCTATCAGGTAAGACGACTTTTATTAAAAAATACTTTCCTGATACAGAAGTTATTTCAAGGGATGAAATACTTATGGAAGTATATGGTTCAAGAAACTATTCAGAAGCATTTAAAAATGTTGACCAAAAGAAAGTAGATAAAACTTTAAGAGATAGAATGACTGAATATGGTAAAGAAGGTAGAAATGTCTTAGTTGATATGACAAACTTAACACCAAAAACCAGAAAAGCAAACTTAGCTTATTTTGGTAAAGACTATTATAAAGCAGCAGTTGCTTTCCCTATTCTACCAATGGATGAATATAAAAGAAGAAATGATTATAGAAATGAAACAGAAAACAAATACATTCCAGATGGTGTATTGAGAAGTATGATTTCAAACTATGTTGTTCCTACATTAGATGAAGGTTTTGATGAAATAATTGTATTATAATGGCAACACAATTAACAAAGGCAAAAATGCAAAAGCTCTCTACATTAATGGAGAAATATAATGGCTTTGAAGGTCCAAAAGGAATTACAGGTCCGGAAGGTATTAAATATCCTAAAGGATGGTATGTAACAAAAGAACAAGAAAAACATAAAAATATGAAAGAAATAATTGATGCTTTAAGTGAGGCAATTTTAGCAACAGGTAAAAGATTTGAAGAAATCCCAAAGAGTTCAATAACTGATTATCTTACTAAAGTTGGAGTAAATAAGTCTAAACATGAAGAAATCTATCAGAAATTAACTGAGATTTATAAAGTTAAGAATAAAGTTACAACTAAGTCTTATGTCTCTAAAGATAAAACACCAAGTCCTGTAACTAAAGTTGAACATCCACATGCAGTAACTGCAAAGACAAAAGAAAGACAACCAAGAAAAAATGTTTTCTCTGAGATAACAAAAATTCAATAATATTTTTTTATCTTGGATAAGTTCCTTATATTTGTACTCTAATAAAGAAACAGATATGATAAACTTAGATAATTTAAAATTTGTAGATGGTGATTTCTTAAACTCTGAGAGTATTTCAGATATGTTCTATGAGAATGAAGGATCTTTTACAGAAAAAAATCAAACAATTACCTTTGAAGATGGTGATAAAGAAGTAACTATCAACTTTGAAGTTTATGTTGATGGAACTATTAATGAAGATTGTGGTGATTATTGGACACCACCATCTTGTGATGTAGAGGTTACAGAAACAGAAGTTACTATAGAAGAAGTTTTTGTGGATGGTAACTTAGTAAAAATTGACAATCAAGTTTTAATAAAACTTGAAAAGTTAATAGAAAAACAATTATAAAATAAAATGAGAATAACTGATAAATATGTATTCTTTTGGAATGGTATATACTCACAATGGTATATTGCACCAATGACAATAGATGGAATTGAATATAACTGTTGTGAACAGTATATGATGCATCAAAAAGCACTTACATTCAATGATGATGAAATTGCTAAAGAAATATTAGAAGAAATAAACCCAAGAGAACATAAAGCTCTTGGTAGAAAAATAAAAGGATTTGATAAGGCTGTTTGGGATAAAGTTTGTTTATCTATAGTTTATAAAGGTAATCTTCATAAATTTAAACAAAACCCTGACTTACTTCAAGAACTGAAAGATACTGAAAACAGAATTTTAGTTGAAGCATCACCAGTAGATAACATTTGGGGTATTGGAATGGCAGAGAATGATAAAGGAGTTGAAAATCCAATAAACTGGAAAGGTCTAAACCTTTTAGGACAAGCTATAAACTTAGTCAAACAAGAAATATTATAAAAAAACCCAGATGAAAGTCTGGGTTTTTTTATTTAATATATATGTTATGAAACATATTAAATCTTTTGAAAAACACAATGAAAGTTCATTTAGAAGGTAAAGTTGGTGCATTTTATGTACATGGCGATGATGGTGCTAAAGACTATACAAAAAATCCATTACCTGAATCATATGATGTTATGATGGATCCATTTTCAATTGATCCTAAATCAACAGTATTACCTTATATAATGCAAATGAAATATTCTGGTGTATTTGTACCAGATGAATTAGTACAAGCATTTCATATAAATAAAGGAATTGATTATTATACATCAAATGTAACCTTTGATAAGCAGAAAGAGTTTAAAGAAAGAGCAGATGAACTTTTAGAAAATCTATTGACCTATTTAGAAGATAAAAAACTTTAAGAACATTAAATGATATAACCTAAAAAAGGTCATTTTATGTGGATCAAAATTGAAGAAGATATATTCTATATCTCAAATATTAATGTACAATTTACAATAATGTCTCATGCCAACATTGGCTTAGAAATTGATATTCAGAAATACCCTGAGTATTATGATTACTTTATTAGTAAGTATGAGAACTGGAACACATTTACTATGAGTAATAATAAGTTTGTTGCAAGTAGTTGTGTAATAAAAAGTATGGATATAATATTCAAAACTAAATTGCATTTACAGATACTCTGTGATGTTATTGATACTGATATACTTGAAAGAAGAGAAGATATTCTCAATCAAATTTTAAATGAAAATGATTAAAAATATTATCTATCTCAGAAAAATTAGTAACCCTTATTAATCTAATTGAATTTTTTAAACAATAATCATCTTTTATGGAATCATTAAACTTTTGATATTCTAATCTGTCCTCACCTCCAAAGTGTTTAATTGGTTCTCTATGTTGAATACCATCACACTCAATTAGAATATTAATATCTTTTAAATAAAAATCAAATGGAAGAGGTAAAAAGTTTCTACAATCATCATATCTTTTATTTTGTTCAAAATCAATACCAAGTTCAACTAATTTATTTCTTAGATATTTTTCCAATTTTGAATTCCTACAAATAGGACAACCATGTCCTGATAAATGAACTGAAGCCTTCTGTTCAAAAACTCCATGATCTAAACATATAATTTTAACCTTCTCCCTTTTAGTTTTATAGTCAACTAATGAATAATCATATAAACCATTGTGTAATAATGTGGATTTCTCAACAAATTCTTTTGTATTTGACTTCTTATTACCAGTATAACAACTAGGACAACCCTGTCCTCTTAAATGAGCTCCTGCTACTTGTATAAACTCACCATGCTCTTTACATATAATCTTAACCCTTTCACTATTCTTGGTATATTCAACCTTTGAATAATCATACCTATTTTTATGCTTTATTATAGATTTCTCAATAAATTTATCATTTCCTAATATACTTGTTGGATCACATTTAGGACAACCACATCTATCTTGTATATGTACTCTTGGTTTCTGTATAAATTCACCATGTTTGTTACATATAATTATTAACCCTGTATCTCTATTAAAATATATAGATTTTGAATAATTATATTTATTTTTATGTATAGAAATACCTTTCTCTATAAATTCTTCTAATGTCATTTTTTTAGGCATAAACTTTATTACTTTTTATTTATATATTAAAAAGTATCTTCTCCCTGTTGGAGTAAAATATAGAGGTAAAATGTTCCAATTAAATAAACAATACATAATATAAAATCTATAACTATTAATAATTAAACTAAAAAAATATGACTTATAAAGAAAATCTTAAAAAATCATTTGAAATTAAAGCATCTTTAGAAGATGATGATGATGAATATGATAACAAGTTTGGAAATCCTAAAAAATCAAGTAATGAAAAATCTAATACACCTGTCTTAGATACTTACTCTAGAGACTTAACAAAAATGGCTGCAGAAGGAAGACTTGATACTATTGTTGGTAGAGAAAAGGAAATTGAAAGGGTATCTCAAATTTTATCAAGAAGAAAGAAAAATAATCCGATACTTTTAGGAGAGGCCGGAGTAGGTAAATCAGCAATTGCAGAAGGATTGGCAATTAGAATTGTTGAAAGAAAAGTTAGTAGAATTCTCTTTGATAAAAGAGTTGTTATGTTGGATTTGGCAGCAATGGTATCGGGGACGAAGTATCGGGGACAATTCGAGGAGAGAATTAAAGCTCTTATGGCTGAAGTTGAAAACCAACCAGACATTATCTTGTTTATTGATGAAATACACACTATGATTGGTGCAGGTGGTGCATCTGGTTCTATGGATGCTTCTAATATGTTTAAACCAGCTTTAGCAAGAGGTGAAATCCAAATCATTGGAGCAACAACTCTTGATGAATACAGAAAACATATTGAAAAAGATTCTGCATTAGAAAGAAGATTCCAAAAAGTAATTGTTGAACCAGCTACTCCAGAAGAATCTTTAGAAATCCTTAACAATATTAAAGATAAATATGAGTCCCACCACAATGTAGTTTATACACCAGAAGCAATTGCTGCTTGTGTTGACTTGACGGTAAGATATATGTCTGATAGACACTTACCTGATAAAGCTATTGATGCTTTAGATGAAGCTGGTGCAAGAGTTCACATTTCAAATATTGTAGTTCCAGAAGCAATTACTCAACTTGAAACTAAACTTACAGAGATTAGAGAAAAGAAAAATCTTGTTATCAAACAACAAAAGTATGAAGATGCTGCTAAGTTAAGAGATACTGAGAAACAATTTGAAAAGTCTTTGAATATTGAAAAAGAAAAATGGGAAGAGTATTGTATTGAGAACAAAGAAACGGTAACAGAGGAAAATGTTGCAGAAGTAGTTGCAATGATTACTGGTATTCCTGCTCATAGAGTAAATCAAAATGAGAATACTAAACTTGCTAAGATGTATGATAACATTGCTGGTAAAGTTATTGGACAAGATGATGCAGTTAAGAAAATTGTTAAATCTATTCAAAGAGGTAGAGTTGGTATGAAGGATCCAAACAAACCAATCTTTAGTGGTATCTTAATTGGTAACTCTGGAGTTGGTAAAACAGAATTGGCAAAACAATTGTCTAAATATTTGTTTGAAACTGAGGATGCTTTAATCAGATTAGATATGTCTGAGTATATGGAGAAAATATCATTAACAAGAATTCAAGGTGCTGCACCTGGGTATGTTGGGTATGAAGACGCAAACTTCTTAGACAAAATCAGAAGAAAACCTTATTCAGTAATTCTTTTTGATGAAATTGAGAAAGCACACCCTGATGTATTTAATTTATTCTTACAGATGTTAGATGATGGTCATGTTACTGATTCACATGGTAGAAAAGTTAGTTTTAAGAATTGTGTTATATTAATGACATCAAATGTTGGAACTAAAACAGTTAAAGATTTTGGAACTGGAGTTGGATTCTCTACTAAAGGTAAAGCAGACAAAAGAGTTGAAGAAATCAAAGGTATCTTAGAAAAAGAACTATCTAAGAAATTTGCACCTGAGTTTATCAATAGATTGGATGAAATCATCTACTTTAGAGATTTAGGTAAAGAAGAAATTCTTAAAATTGTTGACTTAGAATTAGTTAAAACTCTACAAAGAGGCTCTGATATTGGTTATGAATTAACTATCTCTGAAAACTTAAAAGAACACTTGGTTACTGTTGGATATGATCCTAAGTTTGGTGCAAGACCATTGAAAAGAGCAATTCAAAGATGGATTGATGATACTGTGACTGAATACATCATTGAGAACAATCCTAAACAAGGAACTACACTTAACTTAGACTATGATAAGGAAAATGATATTTCTTTTGTAGAAGTTAAGAAAACAAGAAAGAAAAAAGAAGAAAAAGAAGAGTAATACTCTTCTTTTTTTTTAAACAAAATTCAAATACCAACTATAAATAAAAAATAATTTTCTATAGTGCAAAAAGACTCAAAGATATTTATAGCAGGACACAAAGGTATGGTTGGTTCAGCTATTTTAAGAAAATTAACAGAATTAGGATTTACTAATATAATTACTACAAAAAAACAAGATTTAAACTTAAAAAATCAAGAAGATGTTAGACATTTTTTCTGGACACATTCTTTTGAATATGTTTTCTTATGTGCTGCTAAAGTTGGTGGTATAAAAGCAAATTCTGATTTTAAAGCAGACTTTATCTATGATAATATAATGATTCAATCTAATGTTATTCATTCTGCTAAACATTTTGGAGTTAAGAAATTACTTTTCTTAGGTTCATCTTGTATTTATCCTAAGTTATGTCAACAACCAATCAAAGAAGAATACTTACTAACTGGTACATTAGAACCTACAAATGATGCTTATGCAATTGCAAAGATTGCAGGTATTAAAATGTGTCAGAGTTTTAATCAACAATATGATACTAATTTTATTTCAGTTATGCCAACAAATCTATATGGTTATAATGATAATTATGATTTGAATAATTCTCATGTACTTCCTGCAATGATTAGAAAGTTTCATGAAGCTAAATTAAATAATAATGATAAAGTTGAGATATGGGGTGATGGTTCACCAATGAGAGAATTTTTATTTGTTGATGACTTAGCGGATGCTTGCTTACATTTAATGTGTAATTATAATGATTCTGAAATAGTAAACATTGGCACTGGAGAAGATATAACAATTAAAGACTTGGCATTGTTAGTTAAAGAAGTTGTTGGATTCAAAGGTGATATTTACTTCAACACTGAAATGCCTAATGGAACACCAAGAAAACTATTAGATGTTTCTAAACTTAGTGAATTAGGTTGGAAATACAAAACAAATCTTAGAGAAGGTATAGAAAAAACATATAAAGATTATGTCAAATAAAAAAGTTGGACTTATAACAGGAATAACAGGGATGGATGGTTCACATTTAGCTGAACTTCTTTTAGAAAAAGGTTATGAAGTACATGGTATAATTAGAAGATGTTCTACATTTAACACTGATAGAATAGATCACATTTTTGATAAGATAAAATTACATTATGGTGACTTAACTGATCCTTTAGTTATATCAAACCTAGTAAATGAGATTAAACCAGATGAAGTTTATAACTTAGGTGCACAATCTCATGTTAAAGTCTCATTTGAAATACCTTATTATACTGCACAAGTTGATGGATTAGGTACACTAGCAGTTTTAGAAGCAGTAAAAAACCATCATCCTAAAGCAAGAATATATCAAGCTTCTACTTCTGAATTATATGGTGGGATGGGTTATAATATGCCAACCACTGGTTATACAGAAGAATCACCTATGCATCCAAGATCTCCTTATGGATGTGCCAAGATGTATGGTCTTTGGATAACAAAGAATTATAGAGAATCTTATGGAATGCATATTAGTAATGGAATACTTTTTAATCATGAAGGTGAGAGAAGAGGTGAGACATTTGTTACAAGAAAGATTACTATTGCTTTGGGTAAAATTAAAAAAGCACTAACTGATAAAACCAATTTTGAAACATTGAAATTAGGTAATTTATATTCTAAAAGAGATTGGGGTTATGCTAAAGACTATGTTTATGGAATGTGGTTAATGACACAACAAGACACTCCAGATGATTATGTTTTAGCAACTAATGAAACATACTCAATTAAAGATTTTGTTAACCAGGCAGTCTTAGAATGTGAAATAGATATAGATTGGATAGGTGAGGGAGTAAACGAAAAGGCAGTTACTAAAGATGGTAAAGTAATAATTGAAATTGATGATAGATATTATAGACCTGCAGAGGTTGATACTCTCTTAGGAGATTATACAAAGGCCAAGGAGAAATTAGGTTGGGAACCTAAAGTAAAGTTCAAAGAACTTGTAGGAATCATGATGAAAAATGATATAAAAATATAATTAAATAATGAAATTTACATTTTTTACAACAAGTACATTTTCAGATATACAAGAAACACAAGCCAATTGTATAAAGAAACAATTTCCAGATAGTCAACATATAATAATTGATGGTAGAGGTGGATGGTTTACAATATGGTATAAATGGTTAGATTTAGCAAAAGATATTGAATCTGACTGGTATATACATTTAGATGAGGATTGTTTTATCACATCAGATAAAGGAATTTTGGAATTAGTTGAATATATGTCTGAGAATAATATGGATATTTCTGGACCACCAGATGGTCATTTTGAATATAGAAGTGGTAATCATATGGCATTTAATTCTTTCTTTATGATTATGAATAGAAAAGTTATAGATACTTGGCATAATCATAAATCAATACCTCAGTTTAAAAAAGAGTGGATAGAAGAATATCCATTTGAAAAGAAAAACCATTCACATTATGAATATAATATGGAGTGGGGTTCATCTGGAAAACCAGTAGGATTAATATGGAAACCTGATACTGAACCTTATTATGACTTTATGTGGGTATTGAAAGATAATGGTATTAAATTCAATTATTTGGAACCAGTATTTGGTGAAGAATTACAAACCACAAATCTTTTAGATAATACTGTAATTCATATGTGGCATCAAAGAGAAAGATGGTCAAATGGAATTGTATCACCATTACATAAAATTTCAAATAAATCTCGTTTTGATGAGATTATAAAAAAATTAAATAATTAATGAAGAAAAAACTAATAGTTTTTTGTCTATGGGGTGATGGTTTAATGTATTGGAATGGTGCATTACATAATATTGAATTGGCCAAAAAATACTACCCTGATTATATTTGTAGATTTTACATAGATGAGAATAGTAAAGAAGAGTTAATTGAAACTATAAAAGGTGATAATGTTGAAGTTATTTTAATGAAATCTAAAGAATATACTTTTAATAATCAAAATAGTAGATTTAATCATAGTGGTATATTCTGGAGATTTCTACCTCTTAAAGAAGAAGATATTGATGTAATACTATTTAGAGATTGTGACTCAAGAATATCAGAGAGAGAAGTTAGTGCAGTAAATGAATGGTTAAGTAGTGATAAAGATTTTCATATAATGAGAGACCATCCTTATCATCCTTGGCCAATATTAACTGGTATGTGGGGTTGTAGAAATAACAAAATATCAAATATTGATGATTTATTATTAAAATGGGAAACACATACTCCAAAAGGAATTTATCAAGCAGATGACCAAGATTTCCTAGGACAATTTATATACCCAATGACTATAAATAATGTGGTTGAACATTCAGAGTTTGGTATAAGAGTTAAATCTGAAACCAAACCATTTCCAACAAAGAGAAATAATTATGAATTTGTTGGTGATGTTTTTGAT